TTACAAGCTGCCGAAGAAGGATGCGACGGCGCCGCCAGCTTTGGAGAGTGCAGAACCAGCTGCGCGGACAGCCCCGCCGGCCGCTTTTCCTACTTCGGAGCCTAGGCCGCTGCCGACGAACCCGCCGATCACCCCGCCTACTGCACCCCCGATCACGGTGCCGGGGCCGGGGAAGAATGATCCGATCGAGGCCCCGATGATGGCACCGCCCTCGGCCCCGGCCCACGCGCCGGCAAGCGAACCCACAGTGCTACCGACCGTTTCCGGTACCGGCGCACCATTGGCCAAGTCGACACCAGCTTTGGCGACTTCCATCCCACGCCCCAGCCAAGTGAACTTTTCTCCGGCCCGCAGAAGGTTTTGGGCCGTGCTTTTCGACATGGTCGAGACTTTCGCGTCGGGAGCCCAGTGGGTACCTGTATTGGCGTACTTCCCGGTTTTGCTCAGGCCGTCACCGAGCTGGCCCATGTGGAAGTCGGCGGGGAACTGTTCGCCGGATTCGACCGGCTTTTGTGTGCCCTGCTGGGTCGCCTGCTGTGTCCCCTGGGTGGTCTGCTGGGCCGCTTGTTGGGCGCCTTGTTGTCCAGCCTGCTGGGCGGCTTGCTGCCCGGCTTGTTGTGAACCGCGGCGTGTGGCCGCCGTCGCGAGATCCGTGGGATCCATCGGATTCTTCTTCGGTGTGTCCGGCTCTTTCTGCGGCTGCTGTTGCGGGGTCTGCTGGTTGACAGGATTCTGTGGCTGCTGCTGGCCAGGCTGGCCCTGTTGCGGCGGATTCTGTTGTGCCGGTTGCTGCCCGGCTGGTTGTTGCGGTGCCTGCTGCGCCGGCTGCTGGCCGGCAGGATTTTGTGGTGCTTGTGCGGGCTGCTGCGGAGCTTGAGGAGCCTGCTGAACGGGTGCCTGTTGTACGGGTGCTTGGGCGGGAGGTTGTGCGTCGGGTTGCCAGGGCCCGTAGTTGGGCAACGGTTCTCCGTGTGCGGCGCGCTGGCCAGAGGTCTGCGGGCCCATGTTTTGTTGCGGAATCTGCTGACCGCCCTGGCCAGGGCTTTCGTTGTAAATCGAGATCCCCGAGTTTTGGTCTAGCGGCGGCTGATTGATCCCGCCTTGATAGTCGGGCTGCTGACCGGGCATCTGCGGAGGCTGGAAGTTACCGGTATCTGGACCATAGGAACCTTGCCCATTGCCACCCCCACCACAACGATCCCCACACGGATCAGCCGAAGCTGTAGCGGCGTTCTGGGGCAGGTAAGAGGAGAAGGTGGCCAGACCGAAGGCGGTGGCCGAGAACGCGATCAATGCCAACACCCCGGCGCCGGCATAGATCTGCCCGATCGGGGTGGGCCCGCCGGGGCCGTTGGGGGTGTGAGCCCACGCCCACCAGCCCGACAGCGCCCGCCACCACCACGTGTTGGCCAGCAGCGCCAGAGCCAGGATCGCGGTGATCGCCGCCAGGGCCGCCATCGGGTCATCGCCGGTCAACCATGACGACACCCGCGGAACTACATACCCGGACAGGAACACCAGAGCGCCGCCGCCAGCCAGCAGCGTCAAACCCAGGCCAGGGTGGCTGGCCCACCACTGCCGCCAACGCTGGCCACCGTCGTGGTTGGGTGAGGGCTGTTGGCGGGTACCGGAGTTGGCGAAGATAAGCTTGCCCAAGACCTTGGCGCCGCCGAACAGCAGCGCTCCGGCGACCACCATGATCGCCACTTGCACGAGCTGTGAGGGCAGCGACCACCCCAGCCCGCTGCCGGAGTCACCGCCGGTTATCTGTGCCCACCATCCGCTGGCGTGTCCGCGCATCACCCACCAGATACCGGCCGCACCGACAATGATCCCCGCCGCGGCTCGTAGCAGCGGTGGCACACCGTCGACCGATGCCGACCACACCGCCGACAGCGGGGCCAGGGCGCGACGTAGCAAGGTGATGCCTTTACCCAAGGCGCTAAAGGCCAAGCACAGCAGGATCACCCAGCCGAGGACACCTGCCACACCATCACCGCGGGTGAGCACATGTAGACCCCACACCCCGAGCACCGTCAGCGCGGCCCCGACGATCCCGGCAGGAAAGCCCGTCAACTCCGGCGCGGACAATGGGGCTGCGGCGGGCAGGGTTTGCGTGGGCGCATCATCGCCATCAGGGCGATCGGTGTCGGTCATCGGTTAACCTTCTTTCCCCGGAGAACGTGCTGTGAAAGATGTTGTGCCGTAGGCATGTCAAGCTCCGCCCGCTGCTGCGGCGGGCTGGCCGGGTGCCAGGTTTTCTTTGGCCCACCGCACATGCCCGTTGGCGGTGGCCAGGCAGCCCTCGTAGTCACCGCCGTCGTGGCCGAACGCGGCCACGCAGGTATTCGTCAGGTCGGCCATAAACGTGTTCTCACACGTTAGGGCGCTGGTGTGGGCGGGGGCAGCGCTCATGCACGCAGCCAGCCGGGCACACGACGGCGCGAAATCAGCGGCCCCGCCAGGGGTTCCGTCGTCCCCGCCGCCGGCGAATTGTGGCGGCCCAGACACACACCGCCCGGCCGCACTGCCCGCTGGTGCTTTAGGCGCGGGATCGCCTTGAGCGACCGCCGGAACACCGGTAGATGGCCGGTAGGCCACGGTGATGGTGACGGGAAAATTGAGCAATCCGACATCGCCGACGTTCAGATTCACATCCGATTGCTGATACAGATAACTTCCCCCGACCAACGGTGTGACCGGGATCGGGTTACCGGCACCGTCTTTTGCATCAGGGATGCTCAGCGCCCCGATAATCGCTGCCGAATGTCCGGGGGCTGCATCGGTCTCAACAACCACCGCTTGCGCGGCTTGGCGCAGATGAGTGCCCTCCGGATAGCGGACGCCCAACGTGAAGTCACTCGGCGAGATGAAGGTCTTGCGAATCATGCGAATATCGGCGCCCCCGCCGGCATCGGGGAGCACCACATAATCCACCGGGCCTGATCCGTATGCGGCCGCACCGCCCTCACCCCAATTGGCAGCCGTCAAGGCCCGTTCGTTGGGTAGATGGATGACGACTTGCTTGCCTGGCCAAGCGGTCGCGGCATGTACCCCGTCGGTAGCGATTGGCGGAACGGCCACCACACCACGCTGGCGCGCCTCCGCAAGAGGTCGCCCTGTTCCTGACCCCATCCCTTGCGGCACATTCGTCTTAGCCTGTGCCCCACCAATACTCACCGCACGCGGCAAATTATCGGGCTGCGGCACCGCCAACGGCGGCGGAGCCGGAGCAGGAGGCCCAGGCTGATTGGGGTCTGCTCCAGCTGCACTCGCGCTAGATAACGCAAACCCAGCAACCGCTGTCACGGCCGCCAACAAAACCGATCTGAGATGGAACCGCCTAGGCATGCGTCGGCTGTAGTGGACGCCCGAAGATTCGCTGGAAGCAGGTCGCGTACGGCAGTTGATCACCGTCATCAGCCGATGCGGTACGCCCCGACTGCCGGTTTCGCCGCCCACGAGCCCCCCTTGAGCCGTATTGATACCAACCTGTCAGCGACTAGACTATACCAGCAATACCAGCACACCTACACGGTATGGCAAACTATAGAAGGCGTCCTTCGTTGACCCGCCCGTTTCTGCACTCCAGGGCGATATTCGACCGAGTTCAGGCGTTGAGTGTGACTGATGACGAAAGCTGCGGGCGTGGGGAAAAGATAGCCGCAACCTCAAATGTGGCCGACCGCCGCTGCACCCAAGTGCCCAGTCGCCGATCACCACCTGCCCGCGCCAGCGACCAAATGCGGCCACTTCGAGAGCCCGCCTACGAAAACAACGCCGAAGCAGTTTTCGGGACAACAGCCGTGATGCAGTTGGAGCTGAGGAATTGGGCGTAGCTACGTTGCCGACGACGCTGTGACGGAGAGCTTGTCCGAGCTGCACCAAACCCGGTCGATCTCGGCTGGCTCGACCGGCCTCCACAGACCGAAACCGAGCTCTACGCCGCTGCCCCACCTCCTCGCCAAGGCATCCCAGCTTGATCCCCGTGCCGTCGTGACTGTGTCGCGACGGAGCCTTACGGACATTGCACCCGGCTCAACCGGGCGGGTCATCACGAAAGTGGTCGCGTAAGTCCCGTTCTGCAACCTGCCGCAGTTTCGCCGAGCTCGACTACAGCCCGTTAGTCGAATCGGGCCGCATCCCAGCGATGGTGACGTTCACCTATCCGGGCGAATGGGAGAGCGTCGCCCCAAGGGGGCTCCAGTGAAGCGGCATATGGTGTTGTGGCGCAAACGCTTTCACAGCGAATATGGTGTGCGGCGAGAGACGAACGCTCGTGGGTGATGAAAGCCGGGCGGTGGATCTCCCCGCCATCCACGATGCGATCACACGTCGCATCGAAAGCTGCAGTCGCCGCTGAGGGATATGGCCTGTAAGACCCCAGGGTGGTTGCCACACTTATTCACCCCTTGGCGGCGAGCATCGCCGCCCACTTGGCTACAAGGGCGCTCACCAGATCATGCGCCTCGGTAAGAGGCTCGCGAGGGGGTACCGCTGTCGACCTGGCATGCCGCACCCGTTGCGCCGAGGCAATGAATGAATCCACTTGTGTCTTTGTGGCCCAATCTAATTCGTCATAGATCTTACTCCGGCCACCAATCACGTCGGTGATGATCTCGAAGACCCAATACAGATCTGACCACCAGACATTCTCTGGCTTACCCAGAACTTCCAGCGCCTCGGCGAGATCTGGATTCGACGCCGCCGCTGCGAAACGGTCCGGCCAGGGAGATGGCGGATCGGGAACTACCGTGCCGTCTGGTCTCGCGACCGTAACTGTCGGTCGCCCAACATTCACACGGATCTGAGCCGGTGCGGGTCGGAGGACCGTGTGCCGCCGACCGTCGGACGTCGTGTACTCGTCGCTCAGCGCTACCGGACGAAAGTTCTGATTTTCAACGCGCCCAAGGCCGTTGATGCGCAGAAGGAGCCGCTCGGCGGCTTGATAGAACTTCTCGTCTTCTGAGGGAGAGTCGATCTCGTGAAAAGCCAAGTAATAGTGGGTGGAGTATCGCGACCGGATCATCGCCGTGTTCCCGGAGACCGATGCGAACGAACTCGGTAGGGTGCCGCCGTTCGTTGCGTGTGCGTGTGCTCCATATGGCCACGGTTCAGCGCCAGAGCAACGTGAGCTCTCCGCCGTCGGGGAGTTCCGCCCAGCGCGGTGCGAAGTCGTCGTAGCGGGCGAAGATCCGGTCCAGGAGAGCGGGTTCGACGTAGACCTCGGCCGCTGGCCCGGGCCACGGGCCAGCGGCCTGCCGGTGGCCGCGCTCGACCTCCCACAGCGCCGCCGTCAGCGACGCGAGGTACTCCGACCGTGCCATGTCCGCCGCCTGCGCCGCCGTGGGCTTGCGGTTTCGCCGGGACGCCTTCCGCCGCTCCGCCGGATCGGCGGGCCAGAAGAGCCCGTCGAGGCCGTTGGCGTCGGCGAGGCGCCCGAACACGCCGCCGCGCAGCCGCGCCTCCTGCTCGACGATGAGGTGCGCCGCGTCGTGCGGCACGGGTGGACGGCCACCCGGCCCGCCGCGCGGCGTGAGCTCGGGGCCCCTCTCCCGGCGGATCCGCACGTCGTACCCGTTCCGGCGCTTGACGAACGTGACCTCCATGCCCTCTAGGGTGCGTCGTAGGCGGGGGCGCCACAACCGGTTTTCGACGGCCTGCGGCCCGCCCGCCACGCGCCCCACAGTGATTCCATGTCGATCCGTGACCGCTGGTGCCCGTCCCTCCTCGACGCGACGGCCGGACTCGGAGCGGTCTACAGCACGTAACCCAAGCCGTGGGAGCCCAGGTGTCAGGATCCGCGCCCCGTCGACGGGGCCCTTCTTCGGCCGCCCAGCAGCTGAACATCGCCCGCCTGATCGCTGGATATGGTGGGTGACATCGTCGGGAAGCGAGGGATGAGGGGAGCGCCGTGGATGGTCTGAGTGACGTGTCGGTCGATCACCGCGTCCGGCGTTGGAACCTCGCACGGTCGCTGTTCGCGTTCCTCACGTTGGCAGGGGTCGTGTTCTGCATCGCCAGTGTGCTCGGCACCTCCCCGCACTGGGTGTGGATCGCGGGGTTCGCCGCCACCTTGGTGAGCGGGTGCCTGCTCAGGATCGCCTGGGACAAGCACCGCGTGGCTCTCTTCGCGGGAGCCCCCACCGCCGTGGGCACGGTCCGCGACGTGCTGGAAAGCCAGTTCGGAGACGGGGCATCGAAGTACCAGCTGCTGATCGATGCGGAACTCGCACACGGGGTGTCGATCCACCGGCGGATCGACATCGGCGGGGATCCTGATCCGCTCGGCTGGGTCGGGAACCAGGTCCGGTTCCGTCACCGCACCCTCGACCCGGATGACCTCGACGACGCGTTCGTCGGGCGTGAGGAGCGCAACGCGTCGTTGGGGCCTGGCTCGTGAGCGCCCACGAGTCCGCGTCGACCCCGCCCGGCCGCGCCTACCGCTGGTGGGGCGTCGGGGCGATCACGTGCCTGGTTCTGGCGGTGACCGGTCTGCTCGGAGCCATCGCGAGCGCGTTCAGCTCCAGCCCAGAACAGCTGTGGGTCGCAACCGCCGTCGCGGTCTTCGTCCTGATCCCGGCGGGCATCCTCGGCGGCCTCTACTGCGGGCACAAGCGGTACCGCGCGTGGTTCACCAACGCGCATGTTTCCGAAGCGCCGATCGAAGAGGTCACCGAGGTGCGTCGTACCAACGACGACGGCAGCGTCTCGCGCTACTTCATGCTCACCGTGTCCGTGTCCGTGTCCGTGTCCGTGTCCGTGGCAGTGGAGGGCGGGCCGGCCATCCGAAGGCACTGCACCGTGGGTGGGGACCACCCCCGCCCACGGATCGGGCAGACGCTGCGCTTCCGGCACACCACTCTGGACCCCGACGACCTGGAGGACGCACTGTTCGACAGCATCCGCGAACATCAGCGAGGCACCGGGTGAGTCCGACTGAGCTTCGGCCCTGGCCCGCCGATCCCGTGTCCGCATGGGCGCAGGCAGTCGCTGCCCCAGCGGCGAAGTCACGGTATGGCGAGCGGCCGTCGATCAGGCCGTTGGAGGAGATTGCGGCTGACGTGCGCGGGCAGCGGGTGTTCGTGCCGGCGGTCGCCCTGGTGTTCACCGTAGTTGGTGCGATTCTCGTCGGTGGCCTGCTGGTCGGGGTGTTCCCGCTGAGCGGGCGCAGCACCTCCGCTGGTGTGCAGTGGTTCGCCGGCGTCGTTCTGCTGATCGTTGGGCCGGCGCTGTGGCTCGGGCACCGGCAGTGGCGCAAGTATGAAGAGCGCCAGGGTTTCCCACCCGCGCGCGGTGTGCTGTGTGAGATCTATCCGACGAGCTTTCACATCGGTGACGGCGATGGGTGGTGCCTGACCTCGGTCGCTATCGACGCACGCACCCCGGATGAGCAGGTGTCGAGGATCGCGACCGCATTCCGGATCTGGCTGGCCCGCCTCGAAGCCGACAAGGAAGCCGACTCCGCCGCCAAGAATGCGTGGAACTCGGGGTTCCGGCGGCGCATCATCAACGCCTTCGCATCTGACGAGATCTTCGGCCCCGAGGCCTCCGGTGGATACCTCGTCCGCGGGACCGCCAAGCGTTCACGGTGGGCGCTGCTGCTCGACTGGCGAGAACCCGAGGCCCCGGCATACCCGATGCGCAATGCGCTCGTGATCCCCGTCGACCAGGCACAGGGGTGAGAAGCGCATGGGCTGGATAGACCGACTGCGCGGGCGGGAGCGGCCGTCCACCGGAGACGCGGCGTCGGCGGACGTCGGTGTCCCGGACCTCGCCGAACCCGTCTACGCGCGTGCGCTCGTGCTCCAAGTTGATCACGACGCGGCGATCATCGAGGTCCAGCCGCCGGGCCGAGCCTCCTTCCGAGCGGAACTGCGCAGCGGCACGGATCCAGAGAGCTTCACCGGACTGGTCATCCGCTGGCACGCCCCAGTGATCATCGACGGGGCCGATCCGAAACGCGTGATCCTGCTCGAACCACCGTGCGGCCCGGATCTGCCGCTCGTGCCAGATGATCTGCAGGCGATCCGAGACGCCCGGGACCTGCGCACGAGCGCCTTGGCGGCACTGTACCCGCCGCCCTCCGCCGCCGAACTGGCCAACCTGATGACACCGACCGCGTCGGCGGCGCACCCGGCCTGGGACGCCGTCTGCTACCGGCTCGGCCTGCTGACGACGCCCGAGGCCCAGGCCATCCTCGATCACATCCGCCGTGACGGAAACGCCTGGGTTCGAGCAGAAGCCGAGCTGTACTCCTGGGGCCCGAGCATCCCCGACGATCTACGCAAGCAGGTCGGGGCGTTCCTGTCGCATCTGCATGATGTCGCCCCGCAGGGCCGCGGTATCGATCGCGGGCCGTTCTGGACACTCGGCGTCGCGGCCCTGATGCGCGACCTCGCCCCCAACGACGTCGACGCCCGAGTCTTCGAACTGGTGATGGGTCCGTTCGTCGACGTCTGCGGCCCGCTGCCGGAGCAGCTGCTGTAGCGCGTTGCTCGGTTCACAGCGTTGGGAAGCCCTCCGGTTCTCCCCGGCAGGGCGCGAGCCAGGACAGTCGCCGGTCGCAGCCCACATCGACCATGCTGACTGGCGATCGGACCTGGTAGACGACGTAGGCGTCCGCGCCCAATCGGGCATCGATACCTATTTGCGTGTGTGCAGTGTCGGGGTCGTCCGGGGTGGGCATCGTGCAGCGGTCCGGCTGATGAGACGGCGGTACTCCTTCGGGATTCATCCACCAGAGACCTGTCGCAAACTCGTCGATCCTGCTGGCACCGACGTCGGGGGTCAGCACGTCGAAGAGTGGCTCGGCACAGGAGGGTTCACCCGCAGAGTGGCCACGGAGGCGCTGTGCGACCTGCGCTGCGTCATCGGCATCGGGCGGCAGCGCGTAGATCTCGTAGGCCAGGAGCGCGCATTGTTGCCAGTAGAACATGACCACGTCCTGCTCACCGTCGCCGTCGCTGTAGCGCGGGGACATCCAACACGAGACCTGAGTCCATGAGCGCGCCGGGTTTCCTAAGCTCGCGAGCGGTGGCCGGAACTCGTCCTGTTTGGCGAGCAGTTTTGCGCGTCCGGTGGAGACGTCGTCAACCAGCTGACGGGCGTTGTTCGCCTTGAGGATCCCCGAGACGGGGCCGGGAACGAATACGAAAAGTGCCAGCACCACCACCCCGCTGAGAACACCGAACGTCCGGCGGCGGCGCGGTGGCCACGGCACCGCAGTCGCTTCCACGTCCGCTGGTTCCTGCCCATCACCCATACACGCCACGATATCGACGCGGGTGCACCCGGCCTTCGCGCCTCAACTGAGCGCACCGAGGATGGCGACTGTGGTCCATGCCGCGGCGACGGCTGCCAGTGCGAGCGACACCCACAGCAACGCCCAGAACGCACCAGAGCCGTCACGCGGACCACGCGCCGACCAGAGCAGGGCGATACCCACTCCAAGCCCGTTCGCGGCGATCCCGAGTGCGACCACGGGTAGCGCGAACATGCACGCGACGACGAAGAGAGCGGAGATCAACACCAGGATCGTCAGCGCCGCGCGAGTCCACCCTTGCTCGGGATCGTGCCGGCGGCGCAGGACGGTCTCGAGGATGCTGAACCCGGGGAAAGAAGCGATGAGCCCGCCCATCACGGTCAGCGAGTAGAACACCGGCGCGAACAAGAGCGCCTTGTTCTCCGCGGGGACGTTGCCGGTCGTCGCACCGAGGGCAAGCATCCCCGTGAACAACAGTGCGCCCAGGATGAGCGGTGCCGTCCCCGTGACGGACGCACGATCTCCCGCGCCCCTGGGGGCCGCGCTCTGTCTACTCACCGCCGCCGTTCCCAGTCGACGAACCAGGTGGACTTTCGGTTCGGTTTCTTTGGGTCGTAGCGGATCCAGTGCTTGCTGCCGACGTAGGGCTTGTGGGTGCGCGTCATGGCCTTGTGATCGTGCTCGATACCTTGGGAGTCGGTGAAGCGCAGGATGACGTCGTAGTACGCGTGGACGTTGCTGCCCTTCGAGCGCTTCACCTCGACCACCTTCGCCCGCACCCGCGGCCCGGTGAGCCGGATACTCCGAGCACGCTCGGCGCGGCGGTGTCGCCACCCGAACAGAGCGCCGAGGAAGTTCTTTGCGCGACTCATGTCACTGGGCCTTCTGCGGGATCTGGTGCATCGACGAACCCGAGGAACAACACATCCTTCAGGTCGTCCGGGTCGCCGGTGTTGTGACGGAACCGGACCATCTGTCCAAGCTCCGGCGCCGTGCGCTCAGACACCCGGCAGGTGCGACGGATGCCCCCATTCGGAAGCCTGGCCGCGATCGTGATGTCGTATGCGGGCAGTGCCTCTGGATCCGTGTGTTCATCGACAACGATCTTGGTGATAGTGCCGACGGTTTCGTCACCGTCGGCATACCGTGCGACGTCAAGCCTGAACGAGGCCAGGCACCACGGGAGGATCGAAACCACGAGTACTGCGAAGGCTGCGAGGAAGACCCACCACGGGTCCGGCTTCCCGAGGACTTCGCGGATCGCAGCCACGACGACGGTGATCACGAACCCCGTCAACCCGAGGCAGGCCAGCCCGAAGAAGACGCGCTTGAGGAACACCCACCGGCGGATCCGCGCCCGGGTCTCGGGCGTCCGCGCCAGGGCCATCCACGCTGTGGCGTCGCGGTTCACGAGACGAACCTGCGCTTCCCGTTTAGGAACGGCGACCCTGCTGCGGGTTGTTGGAGGCTTGTGAACTCGGTGTTGCCGTGGAGGCCGGTGATCAGGTAGCCGCTGCGTCGCACGTCGTCGTGTGCTTCGGTGAGCAGAACCATGGTGTCGGCCAGCTCCGGATCGGCGAAGGCGTACACGTGCCAGCTGCTCTCGGGTGTGAACTGGTCGATCGACGCCTCGTTGATGAGATCGCCCAGCCAGGCTGTGTGTGTCTTCCCGTCGGCTCCGTCGTAGTCGACGATGACCTTCTTCGTTTTTGCTTCCGCTGTGGTGTCAGGTTGGTCCCATTCGCGGATCTCGCGCACGCGCGCCACCCGGGGGTGTGGTCCAGCGCGGGCAGTGGTGTGCTCGACATCGCCTGGAGCCACCCGACGCCGCACGCGATCGCGACCACGAGAATGGCGAAGAACAGCATCACGCCGCGGACAGTCCCGTCGAGCGGCAAGGACAAGATGCCCCAGCTCAGCAGGACCGAGCTGGTCAGGAACAGTCCGATCCATGTTCGACCGTCGGTCCAGATCGAGCCGCGCGAACCGTTCACCGGACCTAGCCGGCGGCTGTCTGCTGCGCCGGTCACGACTCGATCCTCCACTTGGAATCCTGGCTGAAGAATGTCGATCCCGGGCGAGGTTTCCGGAACCGACCGGTGTGCACTTCGCCCCGGACCCCGAGCCAGAGGTAGATGCCCGAGCGCAGCACCTCATCGTGGGCCTCCGTCAGGAACACCACGGTGTCCGCGAGCGCTGTATCGCGGAACGCGTACACCTGCCAGGTGCTCCCGATGGGGAAGCGATCGAGCCAGGATTCATCGACGTCATCGGCGAGATGCACTTCGTATTGTTTGCCACCCCTGCCCTGATAGGTCACGTACAGGCCGGGCCAACCGGTCACTGAGTCGGTGCCCTCGTTCGCCGAGACCGTCGCAACGCGCGGGGTCCGGTCGATGGCCGGCAGGGTGTCGAGAGATTTCGGGCTGAGAAGCACTGCGCGCAGGATCACGATGGCAGAGAAGAGCACGAGGAGTCCGATGAAAGCCCACATGAACACCGGCCCCAGCGCTACCAAGAGGACGGCGAGCCCAACGACCCCGATGACGCAGGCGATGACGATCGTCGGCATCACTCGGTCGTAGCGGTGGAACGGCATGTCGGGCCCGTACCCGATGCCCAGCAGCCGCATCGTGACCCGGTCGAACACTGATCCGCACTTGCTCATGACGACATCTCTTCGATCCGTGCTTGCGCCCGGTCCCTGCGGTAAGCGCATGCAGCGTATAACCAGAAACCGAGCGGGATCGCGACGATGCTGGCCGGGAACAGCACCGCGGGGTTCGTCCAGCCAGGGAAGCCGTCGAACGGATGATTTCCGAGGAGGAGCATGCCGATGAGAAGCCAGCATGCCGTCGGGACGACGAGCATGACCCCGCCCCAGCCGATCATGAAGCACAGGCTCGCGAGAACGCCCCAGATCCGGTAGCCAAGCGTCCCAGGACCGTGCGGCCGGAACGGTGCCAGCTCTCCGTCGAGCTCCGCCGGCCATTGGACGACGAGCACGTCGCTGTCGTAGGTCGGATCGAGCGTCGTGTGGCGGATGACGACTTCCTTCCCGATGAGCCTGCGGCCCGCGGACGGGCCGAGCAGCGGGGACCGGACCGTCCGAGGCAACGTCACATGCTTACCGTCGACACTCACGTCGATGTGAATGACGAGGTCGTCGTCTGTCGGCCCACCCTCGGGGGAGTCGTTCGACACGGCGTAGCGGATGACGCCAACGGTCTCTCGCCCCTCAAGGAGCTCTTTGCGGAGCGGGGCAGGGCGCGGCTTCGGCGGAGGGGTGAACTCGCTGGCGATGCCCTTCCCGATCCGTCTGAGCACAGACCGAGCTGACCGTTGGCCGGGTGAATGATTGCTCATGATCCGCTCCTCATCGAGTCCCAGTCGATGCCGATCGAGTCGGCGTGCTCGGTGGTCCACCACACGGGCAGGGCGTGCGCATGGTGCCAGGGGTTGCCCAGCCGAGCCTTACGGCGGCGGGGGATCGCGAGGAACCAGCGGTGGTGGCGGTCCACGCAGGTGATGAAGCCGCCCTTCGCGTCCGGGCCGAAGAGCAGCTCGGTGGGGAGCACCTCCGGGTCCTCCCGCTTCCATCGCCGCCAGAACTCGGCATAGGCCGACGGATCCTGCTCGAGCTGGGTCGCCCACTGTTCGCAGGCGCTGACGATGCGCATCGCTTTCTCGCCGTCCATCCGAACGGTCTCGCCTTCGATGCCTCCGCCGCCGAGCAGGATCGTCGCGACGGCGGCGCTCGACGGGTGCTTGCGCAGCCGCAGCCGGTACGGGTGCGCCTCGCACAGCATCGCGGAATCCACGACCCACGCGGTCGGCCCCCAAGACCGGCGCGGGTACAGCAGCAAGAAGACACCGAGCGGCACCATCACTGCGGCTACCAACGCCGCCATTCCGACGACGAGCCAGTCCTCCGGCTCGCCCGAGAGCGACCGAAGCAGCATCATCACGCTTATCGCCGTGACGATGAGCAGCCCGACCCCGGCAACCTGGTTCATCAGACCGCTCATCTTCTGCAGCCGGGTGCCGAGATCGTCCATACGGGGGATCGCCTCAGGCCGGTCGGAGAGACGGTGCGTCCGCGCGCGCTCTTCCACGGCGGCCCACGCCGTGGCCGGATTGCCCGGCCAGGGCTGCACTGCGATCTCATCTACTCGGCTCATCGTCACCACCCCTTCGTCTCGCGGTCCGGCCAGCCATCGAAGCGCACGTCGTACAGATCGTCGGGGTCGACCGTGTTGTGCAGGATGCGGATCCTGCGCCCGATCCAGGTCTCGTCCGGGCCGCCGTGATCGCTCCTGCCGCCGTCGAGGTGCCGGTGCAGCGTGAGCTCGTCGGAGGGCCAGGCGGTCACACGGACGCGGTAGACGGTAACGAGGTCGCCCTCGCCGTCCCGCTCCTCCCAGCTCGTCACGCCCTCGACGACACCGATCGCGCTGTCCGCGTCGGCGTACTGGGCCCTGCCCAGCAGAGCGCTGGCGATGCCATACGGGATCGCCCCCAGCACTACGACGCCGGTCGCGATCGGGAAGCCCCAGAACAGGATCTCGGGGTAAACGGTGCGTGTGATCCAGAACCAGATCATGCTCCCGAGGGTCACCGGGAGCATGAGCAGGAGCAGGAGGCCGCCGACCACCATGGGCCAGATGGTGATGTTTTCGATCCGGGACAGGCGGCGGATCCGGGCGCGGGTCTCCGGGGTCTTCGCGAGGCTCGCCCAGTGCTCGGCGTGCTGGTCCTTCGTGGGCCGATCCCACGTCCGAGAGAAGAGCCGGAGTCTGCTCATGACCGGCTCCCGTTCCGGTCCGGCCAGCCGTCGAAGCGCACGTCCCGCAGATCGTCGGGATCGAGGGTGTTGTGGCGGAACCGGATCGATCTGCCTACCCATCTTCGGGGGATGGGCCAGCTGGTGTTGTCCTCGCCCCAGTCGAGCCTGCGGCGCAACAATGTCCCGTCGGGGAGCTCTGCGCCGATGAGCAACTCGTAGGTGGTCTGCTCGTCCCCACCGCCCGGGTGGGTGATGACTTCGTCGACACGCCCGACCGTCGACTGTCCGTCGGCGTAGAGCGCCGTCAACCGCCGGTCACTCGCATACGACCCGGACCAGGCACCTGCGAGCAGCAGGATGAATGCGGCGCCGAGCGGAGCAAACAGGAACCACAGCCACGGCGGGGCCTGATCGTCGAACGCGCTCCAAATACCTGAGGCGAGACCGAGAACCGGGGCGGCGAAGACGCAGATGCCGCCGAGCAGCAGCAACCAGAAGCTGACGGACTCCCATCTCGCCCAGCGCCGGATCTCCGTTCGGGTCTCGACAGTCCGTGCCCGCGCCATCCACTGCCTGGTCTGCTGATCGGTCCCGAACACACTTCGCAGCGTGATAATCCGGAAGCTGCTCATGACGTACTCCGTCGTTCTGTCTTCCGGTGGAGCCTGCGGCGGATCCTCGCGAGTTTCTTCGGTACCGGCACAGGTGTGACGATCACGTCGCGCTCGTACTCTTGCGGTTGGGTGATGAGCATCCACTGGTGCTCGGTGGTGTCTCCGGCGATCGTCGAGACGGGGAGGTGCAGGATGAAGTACCCACCCTTGGCCTGCGGACCGAACAGCGTCTCCGAGGAGATCGGCTTGGAGCCCGAAGGAGGCAGTCCTGCCTGAAAGAGCCACAGCTCGAACGCGGCGTGAATCGTCGCAGCCTGTCCGTCATCGAGGCGGTGGTCGAGGGCGATGTACGTCGCCCAGCGAGCCTCACCGTCGTCGTGGTCGATGCAGGCGCGATGGATCGAGTGCGCGACGCCATGCCCGTAGACCCACGCGTTCTCGACACGCAGATCCCTCAGCGCACTGAGCCGCAGCAGCAGAACCGCGACGGCGATGAGCAGCCATACGGTGACGCCGATCCATGCGAGCCGCGGCACCCAAGCCAGCCACGTATCACGGCTCGCACCATTTGCCGTGATGCTCCGGCCAGCACCCGTCGGGTCGGTGATCATCTGGTAGATCAGGAAACCGATGACAGCGAGGGGAAGGAACACCCAGAACACGGGCGCATACACGAGCTCGGTGCGCCGCAGATCCTCGCTGCCGGCCCATCGGCTAATTTCGTCGACCGACTCCGGACGCGGAACGTCGTGAGGGCGATCGAGGGTGGTCGGCATCGATGCGCTCGCGCTCGCCCATATCACTGAGTGATCGCTGGGGGTCGCCATCCCCGGGCTGTGCTGCGGCATGTGTCCGCCCTTCCCGTCAGGTCAGGGATCGCCATAGTGTGGTGCGGTTCTGTGTCGTCCCGACCAGTGCTCACCGCCGTCCGCGGGGTGCGTAACGTCCCTTCTCTTCTCTATCCACACTGTCCCATGACGCGTGCTACCGATCACAAGGAGAAGCGTTTTCGGGGAGCGCGCAATTCGTCTTGAGCTCGACGCGGTTTCCCCGGAATCGAAGCATCCGGCCCGAGCTGGCGTTTCAGTGGTCTCGGAAACCGACGCATGGCGCCTCACGTGAGTTACAGCCTCAGCCGTTCCTTACTTCCCGATCGACGCGTAGCTGCCAGATGGCCAGATTTACGCTTCCGAGCACCCGCCCCAGAAACGAGAAAAACCACCCGCTATCAGGTGGTTTTATGGTGGCCAGGGCCGGGATCGAACCGGCGACCTTCCGCTTTTCAGGCGGACGCTCGTACCAACTGAGCTACCTGGCCGGACGGCAGACCCAACTACTTACTGCCTCGCCGTACTGGCGACCCTGACGGGACTCGAACCCGCGACCTCCGCCGTGACAGGGCGGCGCGCTAACCAACTGCGCCACAGGGCCTTACTCTGCTCCCAGTATGACTGGTTGCGTACCCCCAACGGGATTCGAACCCGTGCTACCGCCGTGAAAGGGCGGCGTCCTAGGCCACTAGACGATGGGGGCCCGTTCCGAATCTCTCCGGGGTACCCACAACGCGTGTCGCGTTGGGAGCTCGCCCAGCTTAGGGCACAACTGCCTCAGAACCCAAACCGGATAACCTCGGTGCTCGCGCGCACACTCGACCAGTATCCTGTCTCGGCACGCCCCTATAGCTCAGTTGGTAGAGCTACGGACTTTTAATCCGCACTACCTAACAGACTGGCATCACTACTCTGCTGGTAGACGACTTTTTAAGCGTAGCAGTGTCGCGGGTATCATCACAAGTATCATCTATTGGTCTCATCTGCGCAGCTAGAGCGCCGTTTCGTACACACGACGACGCGCCCGAGTCAAGGATTAGACCGTGAGAGTTTCATTAGAAAACCTCTTAACATTTCCGAGTGTTCCCCCGTCCGAATAGCGTCTTAATTGGACAGTCGCGGCACGCGGCGTACCCGGCAGACACGCAGTGGATGACGGCCTAGCGCACCGGCTGGGGCGCGCAATCAGTAAACGAAACCCCGCACACAAGCAGACACATCCACTCCCAACTGAGAAAACAAATCAACTTCTCCTCCCGGATACAAAAGCAACCACCTACAAAACAGATAGATAAACCCAAAAACAGAACAAGTAGGTACGAAGCCAGGTATGTCACTTGACAAATCTCACGTCGAAGTGATTAGCATGTACACGCCACGTACAGACGACCACCAACCGGAAGGAACCCCGACAATGGCAAGAAAGACAATCGTTGAACTCGTAGACGACACCGACGACACCCGTTCCGCAGACGAAACAGTTGAATTCGGTATCGACGGCGTGACGTACGAAATCGACCTCGCGACCGTGAATGCTGAGAAGCTGCGCAATCAGCTCTCTACTTGGGTCCAGCACTCACGACGCGTAAGCGGACGAAATCGGCGCGGCACCGGACGACACTCAACGCCCAAGATCGACCGTCTACAAACCGCAGCCATTCGTGATTGGGCCTCCAAGAACGGACACAAGGTATCCACACGCGGACGCGTACCAGCGGAAATCATTAACGCGTACAACACGGCGGGCGGCACCAAAGTAGATACATCCGTCACCGCGCAACTAACAGAGCTGGCAGAGGACAAGAAGCCCGCACGCCAGCGCCGAACCAAGGTCACCGCCGACGCAGGCGCGGAGGCCGCAGACTCCTAACTAATGGGTTGGTTAGGTGGTTGGAATAGGTAGGGCCGGGAGTACCCGAACGCTCCCGGCCTTACCCCAACCAGGACAATGGGGGGAACCATTTATGAAACCAGTAATCGTCGGGGAAATCGGATCTACCGCGCACGGTCTCGGGACACCTGAATCCGATCACGACTACATGGGTATTTATCTCGACCCGCCAGGAACCCTCATCGGCACTAAACCTGAGCTAGGAGCGGTGAGGGACCGCGACAAGGCCGAGGGTGTGAAATCGGAAGCTGGAGATTCAGAGACCACCTATTACGGATTACGTAAGTACGTCAAGCTAGTAAGCGACGGAAACCCAACAGTGATGACCCTGTTGTTCACTCCAATCCTAAAGGTTGCGGACACTATCGGCCTCCAGAAGGCCCGCGATATGTTCCTGTCTCGGAAGCTCGCAGCGCGACACATCGGGTATGCCGACAGCATGCACGCCCGGCTAACGGGACAGCGCGCACCGCGCACGAATAGGCCAGAACTCATCGCTAAGCACGGCTACGACACTAAGGCCGCGTTCCATGCCCTCCGGCTGCTCATCCAGGGCCACGAAATGCTCACCAAGCAGACGATGACAATGCCCATGGCACACGACGAACGCCATTTCTTACTGGACATCCGGAAGGGCTTGGTCCCGGAGCGGACCGTTCTCCAGAGCATCGCGCTATACCGGGCACGCATCGTCGCCGCCGAATCAAGATCGTCATTGCCGCCCGAACCTGACTACGACAAGATCAACTCCTGGCTGATCTCAGCCCACGCCCAACACTGGTCAGGAGAACCATGAGCCCCCGCGTCTTTATCGGCATTGTCGGAGCAATCCTCTTAGGGGTGGGAATCTCGCTGGCCTGGTACGAAACGTCAGCCACAGCGGCCGGCCGAACGATTGAATGCGGGACTATCCGTCACCCCGACACTCCAGGCGCATGGGCCGCGCAGACGAAATCGCGCCAAAGCGATCCCACTCCAACGGATTACAACGCGCTCTGCGCAGAAAAACGTGAAACTGTCAAATTCTTCATGTTCGGGTTAGCCGTGATTGGCGCTCTAACGATCGTCGGTGCCGTGTTCATCAGAAAGGCAGTACCCGTGAATATTGAGTGAAACCCCCAGTTAGATCCAGTGGACCGGGAAGGCGACCAAACCAAACCCGGCCCACTGGTGCAAACCCAACCAACCACGGTGTGCATGCATGTTTGACGGTACCTCATTTTGCTGCGCTTGCAATCGGGATCGCCATCATGTTCTCAACCTCAGGCCCGGTAGCACCTACGCCTCCGCCTCCCGCCGCCTGTCCGGGTCACCCAACCAAGGTGGACCCCAAGTGCGAGCGGTCTGGCGCTAACTGGCAGAAGCCGACTACCCAGTGAGGTAGCTGACGGCCACAACATGGATTCAGACGAAAGCTCTAACGCTCTAGCAGCGCGGACTACAAGCGCAGTGTAGAGTCTCCGCAAACAAAAGGTGACGATCGTCACCCGGCTTTGGGGAGGTAGTCATGGGTGGAGTGCTACAGGCCGATCTCGATGCATTGGGCAAGTTGGAGCCCAGGGTCAAAGAGATGGTGTGGAACATGTCAGCGAAGATGCCGTCCCGAGGAGCGGAAACTCCGGGGGCGGACCCCGCCATCGTAGCGATGCAGTCATTCATGAACGACACCCTCTCGGACGTTCACAAGGCCATCAGCGGATGGATGGTTGCGATGGCTGAAGTGTGTGGAGCGTTCCAGCATCAGCTTGTCGAGACCGAGGAGCAGGGCATCCGGCTGTTCCGGTCCGTACCGACTCCCCTGCACACCTAGCCCATGGACGGGCCAACTAAGAGCTTGATATTGGGTACCGACCCGAACGCGTATCACGGCGCGTTGGATGGTGCCGCACCGGTAGCCGCCTTATTCGAGTCAACGGTCAGCGGATTCGAGCGGGAGATGGACAGGCCCGGAGGAACCTACTGGCAAGGCGAGACTGCCGAGGCGGGGCAAGGCAACGCTCATTCCGGTTGGATGCTTACGGCGAAGGTCAAGGACATCGTTGATAAGTACAAGACCGACTCAACGCCCATCATCGACCACACCATTATCGAGAACTTAAACAGCGCTAAGCAGATAATCACTAAATGCGAAGAACAAGGTGTGCAAGTAACCGATGACTTGAAATTGCACTGGACCGCTCCCGAGGGGATGAGTAAGGAAAAGGCAGACGAGAACGCCAAGGTCGTTGAGGAAGCCGAGAAACGGCTTAGGGAGCACGCCGATAAATGGTGGGCCGGAGTTCAACAAGTCAAGGGTCTTGTCGATAAAGCCAAGGGTGAAGTTAGTAATGTTCTGAATACGGCAGCTGGCACATTCGACGTGGGCTCGGCAGTAAAAGCTGCTGCACTGCTTCCTGGTTCGCTCTCCCAGCAGCTCACCACCATCGCCGCTGCCGCCCCTGCTCCAGAAGATCCCCGTACACCGGGAGACAAGCTGAAGACCAGTCCCGCCAACGTCGCCGACCACATACCCGATCAAGAAGTGGCGAAGAAGGACCAGAAGCTAGGGACCACCACCGGCAAGGGTGTCGATAAAGGCGACGACGGAAAACACGAGACGGCGACAGGCACCACAAATAGGGGCAAGTTCGGTAACTTCACGAAGATCGAAGAGCCGAAAGGCCCAACTGTCTGGAAAGGCAAGACTGGCGAAAAACAAGATCAGGTCAATCATTGGGAGCATGAAGGCACGTTCTTGGGCGGACAGTACAAGCTCGAATCAGATCAGTTGGGGTACAAAGCTGGAGCGGACGCCGAAGTCAAGATGGGTGGAGCTACCGCCAATGAGCATGCTGGCCTTTACCTGATCGACAACAAAGGGAATATTCACTGGGATCTGGGCAATAACGGAAGTGCCGGTCGAATAGAGGCCAAGATATTCGGAAACGCAGGCGTCGAGGAGTACGGCAACGCAGGAGCAACGGGTAATAGCGGCTTCACAATTGGCGGTGGCGGAAATGCTGGGCTAACCGGCGGCCAAGAATTGAACTATCACAGCGAACCACTCGATGCCAAAATCGGTCTGCAAGAGTATGGCGGGGCGGGAGCTGGTTCACACCTCACGTTTGCCGAGACCGAAGACCATAAATGGAGGGTCGGCGGCAGTTGGGGATATGGATGGGGGCTGGGGGCTAAACCCGGTTTTGAGGTGACTGTCGATCCGGTAGTGGTGGGTAGGAAGGTGGCAGAGTTGTGGAACTGGGCCATGGACTGAGATGCCGACGTACAAGATCAAAGTGAATGGTGCGCCACCAGATGGGTGGACTCCGATACCCCTTGACGATCCACTCGCTGTTGCCGTGTATCTCCGTGATCCAGCGTCCCTGTCTCCGCGCATCGTGGTTAGAGAGCGGTTCGCAGACGGAACGAACTTGGATCTGGAAAAGTACGCGAGCCGCGATGCAGAGCTGCTAAACGCAAAAGTCTTACGAGCGGAGTACATCTCGTACAGGCCAGTCTCTCAGTACGGGCAAGAGCTAGAGTTTATCGAGGGGTACGCCCTGGTTCGCGGCTCTCGGCTCTACACCACAGTAGATACGGCAGATGGACGGTCTTACATCTTGGAGCTTTTATTCAGTTGTCCGCACGCCCAGTATGATCTGGTGAAGCCCGAGTTTGGGGCATTCCTGAAGACCTTGGAGGTGGTGAATGGTGAAGCGTAGCTTGATAATTGGTGCTGCGGCTCTATCGATGTTGCTCTCAGGCTGCCACGTGGAGTTCTTCGCAGACAAGGACAAGCACGACGCCGAGAAGGTCCAGCAGATATCCCAGGCGAAGCTAGAGAGTGGCCTCGTCGACGCGGCCAAACAGAGGCAGAACATCGTGTTACAAAAGGTGGATTGCGAAGGGCCGCTTGATGGCGTGGTTGGTGCTACCCAGAAGTGCAAAGTGGTAGACCACGAAGGCATCCATTATGACGTAACGGTGAAGACGACGTCAGTCGAGGGCAAAGGCATCAACTTCGACTACGACGTTGTACAGACGTCCAACTAGCCGTCATGAAGACGATAGTCGGGTCGGTGTTGGTGGCTGGCACCATCGTGCTCACTGGCTGTTCGGGGAGCATTCATTTCGGCCACGACCGGAGTATCGACAGATTCAGTCTGGCGGATAAGGTTTCGGACACTCTTCGCCACAAGACCAGCGCGTGGCCTACCTCAACTAGGTGCGACGGATCTCTAAGTGGGGAGAAGGGCGCTACGCAGCGGTGCTGGATCACTGACCGTGAGGGCGTCCTATGGGGAGTGACAACCACGGTGACCTCGCTGGACGACCAGGGGATCTACTTCGACGTTGACGTGGACGCCAAGCCCGCCGACAACAAGAGCTAGCCGCTGTACGATCTAACTGCGGCCGATTTGTGTCCTTACCCGTCCAGCCGCCCACAATACAAAAAATCGGGCGAGCTAGTGCACCCCTGGGGAAACCAAAAGGGGAAACACTAACCCGCCCGAAACCTTTACTAAGCCGCCTTATCCTTGGCGTCACTTAGCCCGACCAAACGCTTAATGTGGTCGATCCTGAAACCACTCCAACTCCACGTTGCGTTATCGCCGCAATCAACCACCACCACCGGAAAACTCGAATGCCCGTCAGCCTTAAACGCTGACATCTGTTCATCTGTCGCCGTCACTGACCTGTAGGGAACACTCTTAGAGTCCAGCCGGGCCTTAGTAAGGCGGCACGCCTGACACGGCGCGTCCGGTGAATAAACAGTTACCTCCAAAGCTCAAGTTCCTTCTCTAGTCCACGTTCCCGCATCCATTTATCGCGGAAAACAAGAAAAGGCAAATGACGCTCAAACGTCCACCCATTAGCAGCCGCCAAAAGCTCATGCCTATGATGCCATTCCTGGTCCGCCAGCATATATGCGAAATAACATTCATCTCGATACAACAATGACCTGATTCGCGTATCCAAAGCAACAACCTGATCACGCAAAAGATCAGCATCAGCCTTAGATAGAGCACGCCTGGCCCGGATAAATTTTCCGACCGGGCCAAGCGCCTTACTAAACGACTCAGAAGTCAACGCCAGGAAACGGACACACATATAGACACCGAAGATGAATACCGCAGCCAACGATAAAGTCGGCCAATTCTCAGATAGCAGCCTCGCCCAATCCGCTTCCAAAACTCACCACCCTACTGAATATCGTCAGTAGAGTCGATCAGATCAGCAATACTCGGATTGGTCAGATACAGATGCAACGCCTTAACCGCCAAACCAACCGCAGCCAACGCCCCGGCCAACTGTGCTGGCAACCCGACCGGCACCGCTGCTACCAGCACCGTTAGCGCCCCCAGCACAACCACAATGGTCTTGCGCAGCTCAGACGGCTTCCGACCAAATACCTTCATTTACTCCCCCTTATTGTCATCCTTTGCCTGCGAGCGCCGCGAACGAACGCCCGTCTTATCAGCCACCGTCTCAACAACCGGTGCCGAATACTCCACTAGCGCATCCGCGACATTCCCAGCCACAACACTCGACCCGCCAACATCAACCTTGATCTGGAACCTAGCGGCCGGATGCAACGGGACTCCACCAATAGCGGACTTCACCGCCGACACCGTATGAACCCAATTCTTATTACCAATAAGGACCACGACTGAAATATCTGTCAATTTTCCATTATCGGCAGCGTGCTTAGCCCATGCGTAGTTCAAGCGAAAATTCTTGTCTACCCTTCCATCGGCCACACCCAACAGGGCCACTCCGTAGCCACTAAGCGAATCGTCACTCAACGGTCCTACCTGCTCGTCATAAATCATCAAAACTTAGTTCCCCCCAATTAGGCCGCAAGGATGATCCTCGCGGCGTCAGCGTTCAACGTATTAATTGCGTGTTGCACAGCAGTAAGCCCAGGCAATACCTCAAGCTCGCCGTAACGGACATGCGCATTTGTAACCGCGAACTTGGCTAGCCGGAACAATGCATCAATCAGCCCGATCCCCCCAGACACCGGATCACTAAACAGCCTCATAAGCTGCCGCATAATCGACGGATCGCCCGTCAGCGCCGAAATGATGTCCCTGCCCGGATCATGGATCTGCATCTTGGTTAGCGCTTTGTAGACCGCCCGCATGTTCGTACCGCCCTCGGTCTTATCCGGGGTCGTGCAATACATGTCGCCGTCCAACGCGTAGACCAGCATCTTCACAGACGCCGGAACCGTGAACCGGATACCCGAGATCCCCGAGCCGCCCGGATCACGCCCCACGCACACGCCTGACTGCCGCGCAGGATCACCAAACGCGACGTACCAGAGGCAGTCCTTAAGACGGTCCGTAAGCCGGCCAGAGATCAACTCGATAAGCACACGTGCCACGACCTCCGCGCCCTGGCTGTACCCGCACAGCGCGAACCGGCCCGGCGTGATTTCGATAAGCCGAATCAGCTCCTCGACACCAACTGCTACCGACTCTTCGTACGAAGGCGCGGGTCCGCCACCGATAGGCCCGAACGACGCCGGATAGTTGACCGGCTGCCAGTACCAGTAGCGCTTATCAAGACCGTTAGCCACGTCTGCCGGAAAGCCCGACCACATATCTGCCCAAGTACCGGCGACAGTGAACAAAGTGAGCGGGCCGCGCTTAGGTGGCGGCGGCGCAGGGACCACATACGCGCCCAACCGTGTACGGATCGCCAAGTTAGCGACCGGATCACCGTTAGGGTCGAACACAATCGGAAGGCCGACGCGTCGACAAAACTCGCCGATAGCCCATGCTGTCGTCCCCGTGTAGGTGTCACCCGGTGCAACCCCAGCGGTACGCGCCCACTGGTACTTGTCATGCAACTTCTGATTGATTGCCGCGACCTCAACCCCCTTATCCCCGACGCCGTAGCCGATCCAATCGCCGTTAGCGTCCTTCACTACGCCGCCGCCTTAATGGCCGCGACCGCATCGATAAGCGAAAGATTTTCGCCCGCAGTGTTTTTCCCGAGCTGGGGCCAGCCCTTACCTTCGGGTCCGCGTAGCTGCTCCCAAATCTCACGGATCATCACGCCAGTAGACGGATACGTGAATCCTGGTGTGACACTTTCATTTCCGGAGTACTTGTTGACCGCAGCAATGAAGACATCCCATGGGAACCCATCGCCAACGTCAGTGTGAGTGCCCCACTTCAACCGCTGAGTCACATACCGGTGATCTGAAATACCCGGCGGATCGGCGTTGTACGGAGGCAGGATCACAAACGGCTTGATCCCGTACTTCTTACAGTCCTGCGCCGCAAGATAGGCCGCAGCCGCAATAGCCTTGGGGGCCTTAGCCAACCAGTCCTGGCGTGTCCAGGCAGCCTTAGAGCCAGCGAAACACAGGTTGATCGACCGGTTGTTAGCGTTCCCCACCGACCAAGACGCATAGTCCGTATCGACAACATCGACAACAGTCACGCCGTGGTCCTTACCGTCCTCACTCACGACGTAGTGGTAGGAGACCGCCTTCTTAGGATCTCCCCCCGGAGCCGGATTACCGCAATATCGCGCCAGCTCGTCGGCATTACTGTTCCCCTCCTGTGTATGGATCAGGAACAAATCAATCTTCGTACCGCCGCGACTCTGGTTGTTATCCGACCAGATCGCATACTCATTAAAATCTGGCCTATCGACCACAACTCCCCCCTCTAGCCTGTTGTACAACGCGACGGCTTCTGCGAACCGCTTGTCATAGCGATCCGGATAAGCCGACTGTTGAACGTCTTGTGCGAAACTCCCCGGCGACCTCGACGTATCGTTGTAAGGCAATTTCGCGAGCCGATCGAAGAACAATCCAGCTGATAGCGTGGGATTCATGCACGTAGCACAATCTGCCCACCACCACTGACCATTGAGCCCCATTACGACTTGCTGTTGAAACAACCCAACCGAATAGCCGTCGTAGCCCACGTCATCATGCGGAAACTCCAACGATTCGGGTACTTTCTCGTTAGCCCACATCTTCAGGGCAGCTTCGACAAATACTGTTGCTAGCCCGATCTGAATTCCCCGAGGAGAAATCCCCCGCCGCTTGCCCTCGGCGATAATCGCGCGCGCATAACCATCCTCTTTAGAGCCCATTACCCCCCAATGCGCTTAAACGGATTCAACTTATCGATGAAATCCTTAATCGAACCCGAAACCTGCACAATGATGCCCTTCGAAATACCCTCAGCCAGATCACCCAACTCATCAATAATCGAGTCGGAAATATGATTGGCAATTCCCGGAATTCGTTCAGCGACCTTCTCTGCAATCTTGTCTGCAATCGCATCCTGAAGATTATCCAGACGCTCCGAAATGCTCACTACACACCGTCCTTTGCTTCCCAAGCCGTCGGCTCAACCCCCGGCGTAAACAAAGAGGTATTCCAAGACAAACCCGTATAGCGGAACCCCTCACCATGTGGTACGAGGTTTTGCGTATCCGTCCAGGAAATAACCGGCGTCAACGACGTGCCCTTATAGCAAGCAATGGTGTTAGATAAGAAGTTGTACTTAACCGAATACACATCTGCATTAGCCGTAATGTTGTTCACCGGATCTCCCCGATAGTCCCAACCAAGTGGACCTTTACCGGTAATCACATGCAACTTGTTGTTCAGAACACCCGTCTCAAACTGAATGCCCAGATAATTATCAAGTGCGTAATCGCCACACACAATCACATTCAGTTTCCCGGCACCAACATTCAATACCTTGACGTTGATTGTGACCGAATCCATGCTCATAGGCCAACGCCACCGAGCACACGCCGACGTAAAGATCGAGTAATTCGGACCCATAGACGGATCTTGCGAAATCAACTCGTGCGTATGGATGCCGAGCGAGCCCAAGCCATTGCCAAGTGGCTGCCACATCGGACCGATGTACTTGCCCCTGAAATCTGCCGTGTACTGCCTCGCCGCATCCTCCGGTGAAATAATCTTAGACAATGGATAACGTGACTCCTTGCGAACAACAGTGCCGTAACGGACCTTATCGATACGCCCATTCGGGTACGTCACGAGAACATCGAAATGCGCTCCATGCGGAATACCCTTAACATCGGACTCATCCTCACTGAAAGCCACACCCGTACTCCCGACACGGCCATCGAACTGCGCAAGCACTGCGCCAACATCATCCGTAAATACAATCTGCGCTTCACTACCCTGCGGATATTTACCGCGCATCTGCCATTCGGGAATATCCAAACTAGCCCCCGCTGACAAGCACACAGTGTCTAGCAGCGGGTCAAATCCCAACACCTAATAACCCCCCTACGGAAATTAGACAGAGACGCCAGTCAATTCCTCCGGCACCTCAATAAAACGGTCATCCGCAGCGACAGTCGATAAACGCGACTCAGCACCAACGGAGACTCTGTAAACAATTCCGTCCACGACAACCCCCCTGTCTTCGAAAGCGACGGACGTAGCCCGGTGCTGCCCGTCCACAACCACGAAACGGCTATCCGGCAACACAGCCACCAACCGCGACGCACTCGGCACACCCACGACTTCGCGCGGCCGGCCATCCTGAACCCATGCCGACACCACGACATTAAGATCGGCCACTGCCGACAACGTTGCAGCTAGAGACGCTGAAAAGTCAGCCGACACCGAAAGGTCAGCAGACACAAGCCTGTTAACGACAGCCGCAGCCTTTAAGGTCGCAGTCACGGGCAGATTCGCATCCCCCACAGCCCCCGAAGTGGCTTGTGGATTAAGCCCGGCCTCGACGTTCAATGTCGCCGCACCGTATGTGGTTCGGCGCGCATCAGCCGTCAGGAATGCCATCACTGCCAAGTCCGCAGACGCCCGCGCGGATCTCACAGCGGAAGCAGTGAGCAGCGCAGTGATAGGCAACCTCGCAGACGCAGACAGGCCGTTGGAAACAGCTGCCGAGAGCACCGCCGCTACTGCGAGTCCAGCATTCAACGACTGGCCTAGCGATACCTCAACATCAGGAACCATCGTCACGGCTAGGTCGCCAACCAAGATCTTCGTCTTAGTCGAATCAACGTCTGTCGTGACCGACACTGCCAAATTGGCTGCGCCGTAGGCAGTCCTAGACGCGGAGCCGGTAAACACCGTGTTCACAAAGAGCGCTGACATCGCCTTGTGGTTGTTGGTTGGCGTCATGTCCGGCGTAGCCGTGACGCTAAGGTTCGCTCCCATAGATTGCCCACGAGATAGCACGGCCCCAAAGCTCGCCGTCACCGCCAAATTGGTTGTTGCAGTCCACGCAACCGGCGCATACCAGGCGTAAAACCAGACCTGCCCCGAGCCTCCAGCACGCCCCGGCTTCGTACCAATCGTGAAAACGCCGCCTGTACCGGGACCACCGCCACCGCCGGGCGAACTACCGTCCGTGTTCGCCGACGCGGAGCCGCCACCTGTGTATGCATTTCCGTTGTAGTTAACGTTTCCTGGCGACTCTCCCGGCGTGTTCTTGCCGTTACCGGCATAAGCGCCAGCACCGCCAGAGCCACCCGCAGCGCTAGAGGTAGACCCATTGAATGTGGCCGTAGAGCTGCCACCAACGCCGCCCGCCTTCTCGATAGGTCCAGCTGACCCACTGCCCCCAACTGCCCAACCAACAGTTGGCGCAGCCCATAGATTGCCGTCAGAACGCGTCAACGTAAAGGTCTGCCAAGTGCCCTTTTTACCTCCCTCGCCAGTGGTGTTCTGGCCGCCGTCACCGCCGCCGCCACCGCCACCTGCGCCAAGTAGAACCACGTCAACTCGGTTCGCTTCGGGTGGCAGCGTGTATGAACCGGAGCCCGACGTATATGTAGTCAGCCCCAACGCCATTTACGCCGCCAAAGGCCCCAACGTCACACCAGCAGAAACAAGCGTCAACGTATCCGTTGCAACAACATTCCTTGGCGCAGCCAACGGAGCAGACCACATAAAATTGCCCGCAGTAGCGTCATCCCAAAACGAAACAAACTTAATTGTCTCCGTGGCAGTCATCGTGAACTGAGGATTAGTGCCAGTAAGCACAATCGCGCCATTCGCGGCAGCCGCATACGCCACCTGGATACGAGTAGCCACAACCGACTGATTTGCCGAACCATTAGCGCCCGGATCATCCAAATGCAGTTTCGCGTAAACGCCTGGTGGAGGCGTAAAAGCCGTGCCCCTCAAAATGTTTAGCCACTTATTCGCCAAGTTGGCGATACTCAAGCCGCTAGCCATACATTCCCCCCTATTAAATTGTTATTCAGTTATAAGAAACAGCTATTCCTTGATGTTCCCCTCAGCATCTCTAACTTCGGCCACGGCCCAAGTCGTGACCTTAAGAACAATCTCGCCGCTTTTATTCTCTGCCATCTACATATCCTTGCAGTCAATAACAAACGAACGGTCATCCTGACGCCCACCAGTGGTAGTGATATGCACCGTCACCTGGTAAGACGAGCCAGCCACGCCGCCGGACAACCAGACCGTCACCTGCGAACCGGCAAAAGAAGTGGAATCAACCTTCAAGGCACCAGTCGGCGTGACCGTGGCCGCTACCTCAGTAATTGCATCACCCATTTTAGTAAGCCACGGGCCCCAATCTACGGTCCAGTCCAAAACTGCCTGCGGGTCCTTCTTAAACTTCCCCAAGGTCGCTACAAGCGCCACCTAAGCCCCCTATCTAAAACAAGCCGAAATATCGGCGTACCCGCGTCTTAAAAAGCCACCAGCCCGCTGACAACTTGACCCGCCATTCATTAATTCGGTTCATCGGTCCTCCCAGTCCACAACCTCAGCGAACGGTCCGTAATGACCTCCGTTATTTACTGTCATCACTGCCCACGACATAGGCCCAGACCCGTCCTCACGCTTAATCGCGACCGCCGAATCACAAGACTTGATTGCTCCTCGCTTGTAAACATCTTCGGCCACTTACCCCTCCTTGACGCGGTATCCCAGCTCAGCCAACGCAGCGTCATGGCTACCGACAACAAAACTTGCAATAGGCGTTAGCCCGTTAGTTAGATCGCCATCCACGTCAACAACCTCGGCATCCTCGTTAGAAAGGAACACCTCTACATTCGTTGGCAAGTGCGAAGCCGAAACCGGAACAGTAATACCCAACGTCGCCTTAAGAGTGCCCACGGCATCAAGCGTCGGCTTGGTAACCAACAAGTACTTGCCATCCGAACACCTGTAATGGTTCGTAGTTGGGCAGAACTGCGGCAGCATTTCCGCAAGCAATTCAGCTGTACCCATTTTCAATCCCCCTCATTACCGGTAGAACAGCCACACAACGCCAGTAGCCCCAGGACCAGCAGGCCCCTGACTACCGCTGCCGTACGTTTCATTGACACCACGACCACCACCTGCACCGCCGCCACCACCGGGATATCCACCGGGACCTCCACGGCCTCCGTTACCTGCACGCTGGAATGCCGCACCAGGACCACCACGACCACCGCCGCCGCCACCCCCGCCACCGCACTTCGTCAACGCCGCCGCAGACACATTTCCGCCAGCGCCGCCGTCGCCTCCAGCGCCCGTGTTCACTCCCGCCGCACCCGCAGTACCACCAGCCGCAGCAGTGCTCGGCCCACCCGGACCACCAGGCGTCGCGTCACGACCTCCCACAGAGTTGCCGCCAGCCGCACCGAAACCACCACCGCCCGGTTGCGACGCCGTACCCGCATACCCAAAGGTCGTTGCCGTGCCACCCGAAGAACCATGCGGACCTGATTCGACAATGACTGCGCCCGTGTGAGACCCGTTCGCGGCCCGCACATATGACCTGTTGCCAGCCGTGCCGACCTGAACGTCGAACGCGGATGGCAAATCAGCGACCACAAGCTGCTGCACGATGTACGACCCATGCAGGCCGCCCAAAGACCCTGGACCCTGCGGGCCATCAACGCCGTCCGCACCATTTTGACCGCCACCGATCAACACGGCCACCATCTCAGTGCATTGCGGCTTCGCCCAATTCACCTGCGATGACGTGAAAGTCGTTACCGTATAACCATTTACCACGGCATCCTTGATTGCCTGGATTGTGTACTGGACCTCTTGCGGTGCACCCGTACCGCCCCCACCGAACCAGCCGTCAAACAGGCCCTTAATGACGTTTCCTAGATCTGCGCCAACCTTGTTCAGCCCGTCAACCAGGTTCGACAAGGCGTTAGCAAGGCCCGAAATCATCGACTGCGCAAACTGACCTGAAATGATCTTCGAGGCATCCAGCCCCGGAATCACGGCAGCCGCTAGCAGGCCAATGATCTTGCCCGCGTCCAGATGTGAGGCAGCAGTCAACAATTCGCCAATCCAGTCAATCACCTGATGATCGGACGACCCGGTAATGCCTGTCAGGGCATCCCTTAGCCATCCCAAACCAAGGAACGAATCGACTGCCTTCTCAAACGCCGTCGCCAGATCGTTCCAACGCTGAGTGACGAACGCCGCCAGGTCGGCCAGGCCGCCCGACTGCCCCGTAATCGCCTTGGTAATCAACGTAATGAACTGTCCAAGATCTTGGAACCCATGAAGGATATTCGTAAAGAACGTCAAAGATGCGTTTTGCCAAGATGTTTCACCCTGAACCTGACCACGGTAGAAGTCCGTTACCGTGTCCCGCGTACGACCCGCAAGCCCCGACAGATCCGGGGCGTTCCCCTTACCGTCAACCCAATGAGCAAGCCAGCCACCAGGATCAAGCCCCGCAACACCACTAGGCATTGTCATTAGAGATTCCCCCTCTCCAAACGCTCACGAGCAGCACCAAGCCGCGAGACGCTATCCAGTAGCCGCCCCTCGAACTCCTTAAGCGCCTTCTCGTGATCCCCCGGCTGCACCGCCGCGACCTCGGCCGCAACCTCCGGGAACTGATCAACAGCCATAGCGGCCACGCCAGCCACAACCTCTTCCGGACGCGAATCCGAAAGACGCCCAACAGAAAAATTCGTTAGCGGCCCACCCGCCTGCTCAACCCACTTCGTCTGCTCATCCGCATGAAAGCGACACCCGAAGTCCCACAACATCTGCGACAGCGCAGGCCAACACGGTGGAGGCACTAGCGGCTGGTTAGGAAACTTCCCGCCACCACCTCGCGAATCGGGAATACCCGCCGCGAACATCCACGCGAAAGCCTCCTGCGGATCGTCCATATTGGACTCTGCCTGAGTCTTAGCCATTAAATTGTTTCCCCCATTTACTTAACTCTGAACCAAATGGACACCCACGTTGTTCAGAGCCTCACTCATCTTTTTAGCCAAGCGAGCCATACGCTCACCGACTGACATAGCCCGATCAGACTTACCGGCCTTCAACACCCACGAAAGCGGATGCTTACTATCCGTGTGATCCCAAGCCGCAGTCATTTCCTCCAATTGGTTAACCCAAATGATGTGCTCAATACCCTTCGACTGAATAGTCGAACCAAGACGCTGCCCGACATCAATATGCAGACCAGGAATAATCCACGAGTCATGCAAAGCCATCAGGTGCGTAGTCTCAGCACGCCCCACCAGGAACCCACCACGCAGCGCAGAAAGCGCAGAAAGCGACCAAGAGTTATTCTCAGCGCCTTGCTGGTACAGCTCCATATAGTGAACCCAGCCAAGCTGAGTAGCGCGCCCGGTATTCTTCCATTCAAGCCACGCCGCAATTGTGCCAACGATAAAAGGCATAATTACGTCAGCCGCGATACTTCCCGCACTAGAAAATCCACCTAGCAGAAAATAGCCAAGCAGATTTCCAACAGTTTCAATCACTAGCTTCGCAATAGCATCAGCCGCAGGATTATCGCCACCCACAACCACCGAGACGTTCTTCGACGGACCCCACGACAAATCACTAGACTCAATCGGCGTCCACTCGTTATCACGGACAACCAACCAAGGCATCTTCGCCATAGTCGCCAGCCAGCCCGACTGGTAATACTCGTCAGGCTGCAACGTCTGATCATCGCCAACGACACTCAACGTGTCCTCAATGAACCCGCCACCATAAGTGATGACCGACCGCACAAAACCGTCAAGGATCGTTCCCTCAAAGAAGGTGCCCCCAAGTGCAGTCGCGTTAGAGTTATCGACAACCTCAAACACCAGCGCCCCATTAGCGACATGCCCCGTAGGTGCACTAATAAGGCCATCAACCGTTTCGCCCTCGTCAGACAAAACACGTCGATAAGTCATCGTAAGTTGCGCATCATCGAGCGAATCAGCAATAACCGAGTCCACCGGATTCATGCGCGCAGACAAGAAAGTCCACAACGACGAATCATCTAGCAGCCAAGGACTGCACTTAATGTGCGTCTGCCACAGAGACCAATCAATCGTCGTCGCCCAAGACCGCAAATCAAACGGGTCATCAGGAAGCGTGAACGGATGTCCCTCAACACGAAATAGATTGATAAAAACTAATGCAGAAATACACCATTTCGCCGGACCAGCCAGAGCGAAAATTCGAGGAAATTGAAACAAAGGGATGGGCAATAGTGGATTTGGAGGCGCGAGCAAGTATTGCAAATGCGTTAGGTCGTCATTAAACGTGACTTCCAAATACTTGACGTGATCCTTACCCTTAACCGTCCAGTGATCCAATAGCCCTGACCAGCGCTTTTTGCCGCCGTAGAAGTCCACCGTAATAACGACGTTCTTTTTATACTCAGGATCATTCGGTAGACGCTTCAACCACATCGACATGTAGTGGTCATCCCGCAATTCCAAGACACCCTGTGTAGGCGTATTGTTCTTAAACGGGAACGAACCCCTAATCGAGTCCTCGTAATCGACGCGCCCCACGCACACCAAGCCCGGAGCCCCCGTCGGGTCATTCATCCAGAACCGGATAAGCGGCTTAGCGCGCCTGAACGCGTGATGACGCGCCCGCTCCTCAGCGGCCTTAGCCTCAACAGCCTTAAACGCTTTCCACGGATCGTTACCGTGGTCCGACATAAGCTCTACCCAGCTAGTCACAACTTCACCCCCGGCCGTGACCACGGACGCGAGAACCAGCGCGGGACAGTCAACTTGCAAGCGCCGCCTTGCGGAGCGTCCTTCAACTGCACGGGAATGTCGCTTCCTTTACCCGGCATCAGCGGATAAAGCAGGTCGTTGCCTTTCCAGCGGTGCTGAGTAGGCATCCCATTAGCAGAAATAAGCGTCTGAACACGCGGATCTGAATCAGCCGAAACGTGCTCGCCTGCAACCAAAGTCGGCAGCGGAACGGTGCGGCCCAGATCCTCTAGCCCACGTGAATACATATCGTTGACCCAGGAGAAGTCCGGCAGAATCCAGCGGCCGGGCGCGGTAAGAACCCACCGCAACCACACCGGCACATCGCCGTCATTCCGAACCGGGAAAGTCGTCAAATCCTGCGTATGCAGGGTCTCCCAGATGTATTCCTTAGGCTCCTCTTGCCAATACGGAAACGTCGAAGTGACCGTCATAACAATCGGGTTATCCGCAGTGATATGCGGATCTTTTTCGTAGTACGGCTTGGGTTCCTCCATCAGCCGCACATTCAGATAGCGTGTGCCGTCGCTAGTGGTAACGCTTAGGGTTGACTCCTCGTCATAGTCCCAAGCCCAACGCCAAGCCGAATCAATCGTCGCCCACGTATCAGGGTCCGCGTCCCACGCCTGGACAGAGAAAACAATCTCACGCCGCTGAACACGCTTACCTGCATATTCCTCGCCGAAAGGCCCAGGAACATACATCGTCCTGACAGGCGCGTCGTAGAACTGCTGCAAACTCGGAGAAAGGGTCACCCCCTGTTTCCCCATACCAGGACCGGACAGAACCCAATGCGAACCGTCCCGACCCGTCAATTCAATTTTCAGGAAATCGGTCACTCTATTTAGTTGTCTCCCCCACAAGAAAACCCCGCCCAACCGAAGTCAGGCGGGGTCTCCCCGTGATTAGTTATTCAGTTATCGCATAGGCAAAATAGGTGCCTGCTGCTGAGCATCACGACGCTGCTGCCCCTTGTAGAACTCGTCATAGTTGGCCGTATGAATGTCGCCGTAATTGTTGACAATTCCCGGCCCACCCTGACCGCCCGAAGACTGCGGAGGACCAGGCAACACCGGAGCGCCATAAGCGCCCTGGGTAGTGCCCTGCGTCAACGTGCCAACCATCAAGCTCGACAAGATATTGACCGCACCCGACGCGACCTGACCCGCCATCTGCGCACCAGCCGCCGCCATCGAACCCGCAGCACTCGCACCGGCACCAGCGCCAGGAGCACCAGCACCAGCCGCCGAACCGGCAGCCGAGATCGCCGTAGACAAAGCGCTACCAATCGTTGACGCCGCACCCTGGATACCCTTAGACAGCCAAGGCGCATTGTGATCCTGATTAGTAGGCGCAGCACCCAAGATCGACCTCGGATCTTGCTCGGAGGTAGCACCCTCTGGAGCCTCGGCACCTGGAGCCGCACCACCGCCCGCGCCAACACCGGTCAACGCATCCCCGATACCGGTCATCGCGTCGCCAACGCTCTGCGCTGCTGTGTCCGTCTGCGGAGCCTGCGACTGGGCAGCCTCCTGCGCCCCTTGCTGGCTCTGAGCTTGCGCCTGCGCCGACTGCTGAGCCTGTTGAGCCTGTGGCCCTTGCGGATCAGGAATCGGCTGCGGAGCCGCCTGTGGGGCCGGAGCAACCATCCCCGGAATAAGAACCGGACCGCCCTCATCGAATCGAGGTAGCTTGCCCTCATTCAGAGCATGAAGCATCCCAGACCCATACTTAGACACCGCGGACGCCTTAACGATGTACTCGCCGTTTGAGACACGCGCAAGCATCGAATCTGACGTGCCAGTACCAGGACCGGACAACAACCCACCAGCTGCGTAACCAGCTGGGAAGTAGGCCCAGTTCGTGAACGCACTGCCGCTGTAACCCTGAGCACCCGAACCAACCGCGATCGGCTTCCCGAACGTAGACGCCTCAAAGTTCCGGCCATCAGGCAACGTGCCCGCCGTATGGTCAGCATTCCAACCAACCCGCAACGTCCCCGCAGGAGCCTGCGACGGATCAGAGATGATCACCGCACCCTTAGCGCGCAGCTGATCACCTTCAGTACCGGTACCGCCGGAACGACCCGCGAACTGCTTACCCGTATATGCGTCAGCGACATACATCACCAACCCGGAACAGTCCGTGCCGTCTAGCGTCGCACCGCCCCACGTGTAAGGCTTGCCGGCCATTGACTCAGCCATCGCCGTAGCGCGCGCCGAAGCTGGCGACGCCGACATGGCAGCCGCCGTACCACCCTCCAACAGCGCAGATGTACTACCCGCCAACGGATTTGGATCAAGGTTTTGAAGCGCCTGTGCCTCTGGATTAGCAGCCTGTCCCGGAGCTAGCTTCTTAGTAATACCGCCGACGCCGGACTTAACCGCGTTGAAGTACGACAGGTCAATGCCAAAAAACCCTGCAACAAACTGCAACAAGATCTCGCCAAGCTGACTGAGAATGCTGACAGGCTGCAAGTTTTCTGGCAGTGAGGCCATGCCCAACTTCTGCTGTGGCACCACCGCGTCCTGCGGAACCTGAGCACCCGCATCAGGGCCAGGCAACGCCGAATACTGGCTACCGCCAGGCACCGCAATACCCAAACCATGCCGAGTCTCGACAGCGGTAGGAACTTGCGGAACATTCGCACCAGTACCAACGCCCCTGTCCCCCAACCCATCCGGCAGCGCCGTATAGGAGCCCGTCGCCGGGTTGTACAGACCAGGGTTAGACATATCCGGAATCGGCTTAGGAGCCGCCTGCGCAGGGACACCCGGAGCTGGCTTAGTCCCGTACCAATCCTTTGCATAATTGCCAGGCTTAGGGCCAGGATTAGGCACGACGGTTCGATCCATCGGCTTGTACGGCTGCTTCGGCGAGAAGAAGACCGGACCGCCCTCGTCAAAACGAGGCAAATCGCCTTCGTTGATCGAATGCAGAAGCCCTAGACCATATTTCGAGACAGAATCAGCCTTAACGATGTACTCGCCATTAGAAACGCGAGCCAGCATCGAATCGGACGTACCCGTGCCCGGCCCCGACAGGAACCCTCCAGCCTTATGGCTTCCGACGTAGGGACCAAAAGGCTTACCGCCCGCGTACAGCTCGAAACGGTCCTTGTTCATCGTGACCTGAGAACGCGCCCCACCGGCCAGCGGATCTACCTTGCCGCCATTGGCCCCAATGTCCTGGACCAACTGCGGTGGCAACCGACCAAACGGGGTGTCCAACACCACGACACCGCCACCACCAACCGGATCACGGTAAGCGTTGTTAACGCCCAGACCACGGAATGGGTTGTCCGGCTTAAGCGTTACCTCGCCGCCACCTACTGCCGAATTGTTCTTACGAATCTCACTGGTCACATCACCCGACGTAGCCACGTCGTGACGCACCGCACCGGCCACCTGAGACGCAGACGTAGCCTGGTCACCCAGACCCGGCAACACCTGCTTACCCAAACGGTTAGCGCCCTGCTGAATGTCAGCCAGCGTGAACGATTCCGGATGCAGCGAGGCTGGCCCACCACCAGGGATTTGACCAGCGGCGAAAGCAGCATTGAACTTGTCAACTGCCTGCTGGTCGCCACCCAACGCCTTAGCGAGCACATCGGACGTGATGCCGACCTTCTCGAAAGCCTCGTGATTCTTCTGCCAGTACTTCGTCTCAGTAAGAGCACCCTCGGTGATCTTGTCCAACCGGCCAAGCTCTGCCTGACGTGCGCCTTGCTCTGCCGGAGTAAGGATCTGCCCCAGCTTCGCCCGGTCAACACCAACCTTCTCGGCAATCTTCGGGATATTTAGCGCAGCATCGCTGCGGTTACCCGAGTCCTGCCGGAACTCGCCCAACGCGTTCAGCTTGTCGAGCAAGCCTTGCTGCGTCAGCTCGCCAGAAAGGTTATTCAGCTCGCCACGCAACCGCCGGATCTCATCCGCATGACGACTCGCCTTAGTAGCAGCCATCTCCTGCCGGTCAGCCAACGTGTACAACACGCCACCAGCCGCAACCGCCGCCAACGCAAACGCGCCACCAGTACCAAGCACATTCGCCAGCACACGCATCTTGCCCGTGAAGCCCTTGCCCTCGCCCACAGACGCGACAACGGACTTGAAATCCATATCAATCAGGCCAAGAGCCTTATTCAAACCTTGGAAAACAGGCGAAAGCGTGCGCCAACCAAGGATCGCGTACGTAATAGCCGCAGCCAAACCAGGAACACCAGCCAACAACTGCGAAACTGTGCGCAGAATCGGCAACACAGTGCCAGCCCACGCCATAACACCGTCTTTGACATTACGAATAATGCTCCAGACATCATTAAGAACAGGCTTCCATTTCTCAAGCTCAGCGCGAGCATCCAAAAAGAACTGTCGCAACTTATTGTTGCCCTCAACAGTCTTGAGATACTCCGAAAGGCGCTTAGTCCCAGACTCCAAATGCTCCAACAGGCCCTTGCCGTTGGTGCCGGTGAATGCATCGCTAATCGTGTTCAGAATCGAACCGATGTTGAGAAGCGAATTGCCAAGATCCTTAAGCGCCTTCTCTCCGCGCGTGATCCAACGATCCAACGATCCATCCGCAGATGCCCGCTGAATGAACGTGTCGAACCGGCGCATGACATCGCCAAACGCGGTCGCCAGCTTCGGCAGATGAGACGCGCCCGCCGTCGATAGCCGCAAAAACGCATCCACCATCGGATTGATTGCGCCATCAAGCCGCTTCTGAGCATCAGCAGTACTGCCGAAAATCGACTCGATCATCGACAGGTTGCCGCCCTGCCGGAGCGACGAGATCGCCGTCTTGAGGTTCGAATTGATCCCTGACGCAATCGACGTCAAGCCGCGATTCAGGACCGGCAAGCCGACCTCGCCAAGCTGCCGAACCTCTGCACCTAGCCCTGCGAACAGACCGTCTTGGACGTTCTGCCGCAAGGCATTCCACTGACCAGACATTGCAGTCAGCTGCGTGACAAAGTTCCGAGCCTCCGGAGACAGGCGACCCATCGCCTGCTCCCACTCCTTAAGCGCCCCAGACGATTTACCGGCCTCTTCCGAAGCGGTCGTTAGCCGGTTAAGCGCCGCAACAACACTGTCGCTGTTCCGGACTCCCTTAGCGTTAGCGTCCGCAACGTCATCAATCAGCCGCGCATTACGTCGCCGCGTCTCCGCAAGCCGAGCCTCAGACTTCTGAACATTCAGGTTGTCCCGCTGCATCTGCAACGCGGACTTACCGAACGTCTTAGCCGCCTCCTGCCGGGCATCCTGAACATTCAGAACCGCCTCGGCTTCATCAAGAGGCGCATCACGCAGCTGTGCGTTCAGATCCTCCAGATTGCGCTTGGCATCCTTGACAGCCCTATTGAGCTGCAAAGTCGCATCGGCAACATTCCGGTTCGCCTGCACCTGCTGGCGCGCGGCATCCGTCGAATCCTTCTGGACACTCGTATAAGCCTTAAAGGCATCCGTGACACCACGGGTGCCCAACGCCAAAGCGCCAACACTCGACGCGACACCAGAGAAAATTCCCGGCAGCAATAGCGCCGACTGGCCCAATTGCACAACCGATGTGTTTAGGGACGCCAAAGCAACCCCAAGTTGACTTAGTTGCGCAGCACCCGCAACCATGATGTTCAACTTGAGACCCTTGAGCATGTCCCCCTTGAGATCCTGATAGATATGACGGATCTCAGTGAGTGGCTTCTTAGCGTCGAAGTTCAGCTTTACGCGCAAATCAATCGGATCACGCTCCGCGAGCTCTTTCGCCGCCCTAATCTCGGCGAGAGCCTTAGCCGTCTGCGCCTTAACTTCAACGCTCACAGACTGCTCAACCGTCGCCAGCTGAGCCTTCAAACGACTACGGAAATCCTTCAAAGAAGGAATAATGTGAACCGATGCCTGCGCGGCAACAAATTCAGCCGCCACAACAGCCCCCTATATTCAATATTCAGTTATAAAAAGATCATTGGTAATTCAACGCCGCAGCCTTCCGGCCACGTTCCAAAGCCGCCTCAAGCCCGTTATCCTGCTTATTGGCCTTACGCTTCTTACGTTCCTTCTCCGCAGGAATTACCGGACGCGGATAGTACTTAACATCCTTTGAGCCGGCCGACCTTGACGCAATCAATTGATCAGCAATATTTGTCAACGCGTCGATCTCCGCTGACCACCCAAACAACGGGGGCGGACCAGGCTCCCAATCAGATTCCGGAGCCGATGCCTGCAAGTCGATGACAACCGGATCAGTCAACGCCGCCGACTGGCAATACGAACCACGCCTTGCGTTGCAGGTCTCGTAGAACCGGATGAACTGATCCCAGTCCCGCCGAGACACATAGTCGGTATCACCAGTGCGGCACTGAGCGCAGCGGCAAGGGGCCGCGAAGTAGTCCAAGGCATTGACGCCGAGCAAGTGTTGAAAATCCCACTCAATCGCACGCCAATACCTACCGACCAACTCAGCGACCGTGCCTATTTTCCCTTATCAGCATCCCCGAAGAAGTGCTTGTTGTACTTCTCCATAAACTTATTCCAGAGCTGCACAGGACGGTTATCGAACAACTTCATAGCTTCCGAATATGCCGAGCCGAAGATGATCTTCTGAGCCTCTTCCTCGGTAGTCGCCTTCAACAGCTCCGATACCTGCTTTTTGGTAGGACTCTCAAGAGTGATCTTGTCCGTGACCTTCAAAGGCTCGGGAACCCGCACCTCTTCAATCAACTCAGCGAAAAAGTCGCTAACCGCATCCTCAACAACCTTAAGGTCAGCGGCCGAAACACGACGTGAACTAGCCATAATTAGTTTCCCCCTAGAAACGCTTATAAATATGTAGAAAAGAAATAGGGGGAGCAACCCTTAGGCCACTCCCCCTATCCCCCTTATTAGGTAACCGTGACGGTCACCGTGCCCGACTTAGATCCCTTAGTCGCCGTGATGGTCGCCGAACCAGCCGCAACACCCGTCACCAAGCCAGAAGCCGACACAGACGCCTTGTCAGGCGCAGACGACTTGAACTTGCAATCAGGGGTGTAGTTGATCCCGTTATCGCCCTGCACGACCAGCTGAACCGTGTGCGTAGCACCCGAAGCGACCGTGACAGAAGGCGTAGGAGGCGAAACCTCAAGCGTCGTCAACGTAGACGCGAATCCAGCCTTATCGATAATCGTGCGCCAACCCGGCCCAGCGAATCCCTGAGCAACCGAGTAGCCGACCGTGTCATCCTTGAACGCCTTCAACGTAGGCTTGTACTCAAGCACGTTATCGTCGTTGAGCGTCTGGTTGTCCAGCTTGTCCAGCTTCACCTTCGGCAACAACCAGTAGCACCACAGCTCCTCGTTGTTACGGTCATCCAAGCCGCACAAAATCGCGCGGTAGTAGATGTTCTTCGGAACCTTAGGAGCCTCAAGAACAATGCCACCAAACGCGGAAGGCTGAATGCCCGAGAAGTCCTCGGTCCACACCAGCTCAAGAACGTTCCGCTGATTCTGGAACATCGAGAAGTCGAACGTCGTCGTACGCTTAGAGATAATCGACCGGATAGGGTCTGGCTCGCCGTACGCCTCAATGTCCTTCGAATCAAACTCGTTACCAAGCGTAAGACCCGCCTTCTTCTCGAAGTGGCCCACAGACTTGTAACCAGTAGGAATAGACAACGAACCGTCCGTAGGATCTTCCAACGTCAAAGCCGGAGTCACCGAATACGGAGCAAGGAACACCGTCAAATTAAGAGGCGCAATCGCAAGATCCGACTGCGCATCCTTCAACGTGTAAAAATCCATATTAAGTTGTACTTTCTGTATTCAGTTATGAATGCCGCTAAATTAGAGGGCAGCGACTTCCCTCAAGTAGTTCTCGCGCGAACGCAAACCAACACTTACCCTGAACTGGCAATTGACTACGCGCGTATCCAACTGCTGATTAGGCATCAACAATTGCGGACCCAACACCTCTTCGACCGTGTGAATCTGAGCCGTAAACCCGTCGGCCATCGTGAACTTGTAGCCCTGCATAGGCAGCAGCACAGATCGCACAACCGACATAACGTCCCACGACTCGTCACGAGAATTAGTGACCGCCGTAGCTTGAATAAAGCACTCATCGAAACTGCGTTGCCAGTCAACCCGACCGCCAGGCATTCGAAAGAACTTCAACACCGGATCAGGCTGAACCTGATCTAGCCAGTCCTCCGGAGTCCAACACCCCGACTCAATATCGGGAAACACTTTCGTGAATATGTCAATCATCAAATTCTCAACATTGACGAAGTTGTTTTTGAACCACGCTGGGAGTGTGACCATGCAACCCCCCTATTACATTCGAAGCGAAAGCACCGCTTCCCTTAGATCGTTGTGAGCCTGGAATTGCTCCTTGGTAGGCGAACCGAAGTTGTGTAGAACCCCGTAGTAAAACGGGGCGCCCTTCCATGTCTTGGCCGCCAACTCGCCACCGACAGTCACAATCGCCACCTGGCGATCCTTCTTATGCCCGCCACCCGGCAGAACCCGGACCTCGCCAGACCTAGACAGATCACCAGTGCGCTTAGCGACCTTCGCCGCATACAGGCGCACCACCTCTTCACCGATGTGCGCTAGGTAGCCCCCCAATACCGGAGAGGTATTCATCCACCTAGCAGCCGCAACGTTGTACTCCGGCACATCAATGTCATCGAGCAGGAAACCGCCACCAGGCCCAGTTTTTGCAACCATGGCGACACCCCCTAGCCGTTACCTGATTCGAGCTGGTAGACCACATCCTCATCAAGGAAAAGATCGCCCCCGAAAGGCTCTGGCTCATCCCACATGACCGGCCCAACAATGAACTCCTGGCCGTTACTCCGCACGATCCGGTCACGAACTGTCACATCCGTGCCCTTACGCACAAACAGCGTCGCGTTCACCTTGTTTGACTCGCCTCGCAAGTCTGTATAACGAGCCCCGCGACTCGACCCCCAACCAATCACACCTTGAATAGTCCCGTGAGGCTGCTTATTCGGATTACCGTACTTATCCGAGTTGCCCCGGAAAACCGCGAGCGTCTCAGAAATGGTACGAATCCTCCCAACCAGGCTCATCACGCCGGTAATACGGAATAGGGTCACCACCGGCCCCATCAGTCAGATACCCGTCTTCACCGAACCCGAAAGGATCAACCGTGGTATCCGACCTGCCGAACTTCACCGTGAACAGACCACCCCCGCCACGGAATTTTCGCAGGATAGCCAACTCGGCAGGCAGAAACGCCCCATCGGCCGGCTTATCGTAAGTAACCGAAAACGGCCCCTTATCCTTGGAAACCACCCGATCCGGGTTGCGCAGCTCGCGCTTAGCGGCAGACAGCACAACCCAGCGGACATCCTCGGGAGTGGACGCGGGGTCCGGCCATGACTGACCGGAATACCCCCGCGCCCATGCAGACACCATGCTCAGAACAAACTCGGCCTGGCCGCGCTGCTCTTGAGTGAATGTCGCACCCATCAAGGTCTGTAGGTCATCAACAGTCGCCAATGCACCCACAGAAATCAGCTCCTAGACGACGTTCGCCGTCACGGTTGCCGTAACCGCAGCCCCACCCTGAGGTGGGTTGTACGAAGCGGTGATCACCGACGTACCCGTAGCGACACCCGTCACTGTTCCGTCAGCGGCAACAGTCGCCTTAGCGGCAGTACCCGACTGGAACGTCGACTTAGCCGTCACGTCAACGCCATTCGAATCCAGAACCTTCACCTTCGCGGTGTTGCTCGGACCCGCAGCGGCCGTAACCGTCAACCCCTGGTTAGGGATAGAGATCCCCTTAGACGACAGCTGCAAACGCACACCACGCACGAAACGACCGTCACGCTCCAAAACCACACGCGAACCGACATACGTATCGAGCAACGACCGATCAGCCAAGTTGTCGAAGTCATAGTCAGCCAGCCAGCGGAATGCGGCGTTAGAGGCCGCGTACGTGCCGTAAGCGTTGATAGCCGTAGAGAAAGGCTTCTTAGGCGCACGGTTGATGTAGATGAATGCATTGCGCTGCCACTCGAAAGCCTCATCCGGCTTCAAAGCGTTAGAACGCAGCACCGGCAGACCGGCCACGTTGCCGATGGTTGCCTGACGCAGAGCACTAGCCTGCTCAGCACCCGTCGCGTCGTAACGCCGGAACTGTGGATCTTTCAGCAACGCGGACTCGACAGCCGAACCAACGATCATCACGCGGTCGTTGTATTCGACATTCTCATCATTCAGAGCACGCCGAGCGTCAACAAACGACGGGAACGTGTCATCTGGATTAATCCAATGCGTATCCTGATACGGAGCCGAAGAAATCAGCTTGTACAGGTAGTTCTCGATACCGTAAGCGACACCGCCGACCTGCGGAACAATGACCTGCTCAATGAAGTCCTTAATGTCCAACGTCAACTGCTCGTCAGTCAGCGTGACGGCGTTATAAATAACGTCATCCAACGTGACTGGGAAGCTGGTCTCAGCCAGGTCATCCATGACCACCTTGCGCTCAGCGCCAGTTCCACGGAACTTACGAGTACGCGAATCCATAACCGCGCCGACACGCACGTTAATCGTGTCATTAGCAGAACCACCGAAATCACCCAAAGCGTTCGCGAGAACATAATTAGGCAACACGATCTGCCGACGCAGAACCTTAACCGCCGTCTCAATAACTAGCGACGGCTTAACGAAAATGTGAGACAAAAGTCCCCCCCGATTCTTTATTTAGTTGTTTAACAATTAGTAAGACGACTCAGGAAACGCGGAATACGAAAGCTGCTTCAAAATGTCGTCAGCAGTAAGGTCGCCCGGATCGGCAGCGTCGCCCGTAGGCGTCACAGTCGTGCGAGTCGGCCCCTGCGGAAACCCGCCCTTGGCCTCTGGCTTACCGGGCAAAACACCCTTTAGCGCCTCAATATCGGCAAGGATTTCCTCATCCGTGTCCCCCCGAACTCGATCCCAAAGTGCACGCGGCAACTCATGCTCCTGCGCAAGGTCGAAAACCTGGCGATCACGCTGCAACTTGGTCAGTTCACCGGCCCGCTCGGACGCCAATTTCTCCGCGTCCTCTAGCCGTTTCTGTAGCTTCTCCGACTCCGAAAGCTTCTCGGTCTCAAAAGCTGCGATCTTGTCCTCAAGAGACTTAATCGTTTCGCCATACCTCTTGGAACTCGCCTTATCGGCGCGCTCCAACCGCTTTGTCAAAATAGCGTCGAGAGCATCCTGCGACGTGATGGTCTTAAACTCACCACCGCCAGAGCTAGCGCCGCTTTCAGATCCCGCGCGGACATCTGAACCTGCACTATCAGCCGCAGACTCAGCCGCAGCCACACCACCCTCTGTCGTCGTCAAATCAAGCTCACTCATTAGTAAAAATCCCCCACAAAAGACCGGCCAAAAAACGAGCGTGGCCGTAACGCCCCCTAGACTGCTTCTAGTAAAGAAAGCGAACGGTCATAAAAACGAACGTTCGCGGAATCAACTTCAAACCCGGCAGAAACAAGCGCCTCCCGGTTGGCGCGAACCGCAGCTACATCAACTGCTGGCGATTCTTTATAAGGTGGTGGCGGAACATAACTCCGCCTAAAGTTCTGCATGGCATTGCGATACTTGCCATCATCACCCTTGCCGCCCTTACCGAACTCTTTCCATTGCTCTAGGAAATAGTTGGCCCGCTCATCCATCTCATCGGCTTCCCGATAAACTGGTCTAAGCTGGCAGCGGCAATGGTCGTGCACCTTAATGAGACCATCGCCAACGAACGGACGGTGAGCAACAACCTGCCCGTTACGTTTAATATCCCGAACCATGCTGTTTGAGCGATCAAAAGCATGTTCGTTCAAATACGTAGCACCCTGCGATGCCAATATTGCGCAGAAATAGCACGGATCATCATCCGTCATTCGCGCATAACCGATAGCCTTCCGATCTGCCCGACGTGCGGACAGATCAGTAACCGAAGCACCAGACGCGCTGGCTGTGTTCTCAGCCTCCAACGCCCGGTCAAACTCAGCCTTGACCTGCTGCTGAACTTCGCCGCGACCACCGTTCATCGCATGCTTCACACCAACACCCGTCGTGTTCGTGCGCGCCTGCGACATCACATCGTCGGCAACCACCCCTTCTGGGGGCGCATCACCAACCTTCCCCTTCACCGCAACAGGCCCCGTCACCTGCATCGCCAACTGAACTTCCTCAGTTGGAAACGCAGTCGGGATCTTCTCTAAGGCCGGAGCATCCGGCTCAACAGACCACTTAGCCGCCTGCACGTACTCAAACGCCAAGTCTTCCGAAAACCGGAACTGCTTCTCAATTTCAAGCGTGGTCGCATGCAACCAAACCGGCGTAGTCTGACCTAGATTGCGGAAACTTAGAATCGGCCACAACAAAGCCAAACCAGTAGCAGTAGACGCCGCTACTTGCTGCTGATCCTGCATATGCTGTTGCGCATAAAACGCAGCCAGCTCGGGGAGCGGCTGAAAACGCTCCTGAGCCACCCCCCGCTGCTGTACAGCCACAAATACCCCCCAAGCAAAAACTAAGCCGCACCCGCAGGCTGAGCCCCCGGAACACCCTTCCGGACATTCGGATCAGACCCAACCCGCGCATTCGGATCAGCCATGCCGTAATAACGCAGCATGTTCGTCAATTCATCGTCATCCATCGCGTGCTCTTTCATCTGCCGCAACTTCGCCTCATCAATGCCAGGCACAAACTCCCACAGCTCCTCCTTAGGCATACCCAACATCTGAGCGCCCTTACCCCAAGCATCAACAGCCTGAGCAAGCGAACGAATACTGGTATCCACCCAACGAACATCGGCCGTAAAGTCACCAGCCGACTCAATATCGCCCTCAATACGCGCCGACAACCGCAACAACTGAGCATGCGACGCCCCAAAAGTGATCTTGCGCTCCGCAAGCTTCGCCTCAGTGTTAGCGCGCGCCGACGCCAAAGCCTCAGCCGACAAATTCGCCAGCTTTCCGGTAAGAACATCAGACGGAAGCTGCGCAATCGCGGCCAAAGTCTCAACGTGCGTCTGCTTAGACGAAATAAAGCCATCCAAAGGCGTTTCATCAAGCGTCCCGAACTTCGCCTCATGGCTCGTATGAGCCAGAATGTCGTCATTCTCAAGCCTGCGCTTAAACGCCTCGGCCTCTTCGGCAGTCGCCTCGGCCATATCCGTAATACCGGTCGCATACTTGACCTTGAACGAGTTGTAATGCTGCGCATACAGCAGATCCAGCTCCGTCTTATCGATACGTGTAGCCACCGGGATCAACGGACCGACCTCGCCGCGAGTCTTCCCGTCCAGATCCATCACGTTCTGATAGCGGACCACCGGACAAACCCCGATGTTGTGCTCAACAACACGCGGAGGCCGCGGAAACTCATTCGGCGACGGCATGTCCAGCTCGTAATAGACCTGATCAGTCCAGAACCGCACCGTCTTACCGTCAGGCTGCAACGTCAACGCGTACTTAGGCCACGGATCATTAACCGTGTCCTCATAGAGCGCGAACAGTCGGCGCGGCGAATAGGCCGTCAACACAGCCTGATTCGCTCCGTCCAAGGCCGTACCCTGCTCAGCCATCGCGAACGCATACCCATACGTCAACGCCGAGCGATGCAACCCGATCTGCCGGTGAGGCATCGCGTTAGCAATCCACGTCTGCCACGGCCCTACCGCGTTCTCCCGATCACCCTCACGCCGATACCCCGACACATACAGGCACTGCGCGAACGTCGTAACCACCAATCGCAACCACGGCGTCTTGGACAGCCGGAACAGGGCCCGCTTCTCCGGACTCTTAGCCGAAACCCGCGCGTAGTCAGGCTGATTACCGTCAGCCCACGCATCAATAATCTGCAACCGGCCGCGCTCACCATCAAACGCCGGCCAAACAACATCGTGAATGTACTTAGCCACATCGCGCGCACCGATTTCAGACGGCAACGTCAAAGACCGCGACGGCAGCTCCATAAGATTAGAACTCAAAGCAACCTATGTTTCTTTGGAGCATTAAGCGTTACCTCAACGTCCTCCAAGGTCAAAAGCCGATTCGCATAGCAGCTCGCAACAATCCCCGTAATATCGGTGGACGTGCTTTTACGGAGCCAGCCCCATTGCTCTAGCTCCGGCTTACCAATCGGATATTTAGCCGCACCCGCCAAGCACTCAAATAGAGCGTCGTCGTCCAAATGGGTCAGCTTCTTATCAATAATGTCTGTGTAAAACTGCGCCGTAGACTGCGCAATGTCCTGAGTGCCGAAATAGCGGACCTTCAAACCGATCTGCTCAAGCTCCGGCCCCAACGCACCCGCAGCCGCGCCCGCCTGGACAGCCACCGCCACCGGAGGCTTAGAAGACGAGATAAGCCGCTGCATCGTCGGCAGCACCCAAACCGTGCCGCCCGCAGCCCAGACCAGCTCGATATGCGACCGGCCATCAGAACGCTTACCCGCAATAGCGATAGACGCCCAAGCCTGATCAGGAGCTACATCAACCGACGCAACAACCATCCCCAGATCCACCACCGGAGGCCGCATCGTGCCCGGCTCATCCGGATCAAGAACGTCTTCGAGCTTGCAAGCCTCCCAAGCTTCGAACGGGATAACCGAATTCATGCGCGGGTCGTCCCACATGCCCAAGTGCTCGCGAGCGAACTGCTGGAGGTCCATCTTGACCTCAAAGTCCTCACGCAAAGCCGACACCGGAGCGATGCCCTTAACACCTAGCGACGGGTTAGCGATTTTCCAGTTTTCAAAATCGGCAGGGTCCGAGCCCTCGGCGCACGACCACTCCGCGAACAGAAACGGTGGATCGTCATACTCGGTTACCGTCACGCGGCGTCCTGCAATCCGGCCAACGTCATGCCGTACTCGCGCATACGCTTCAACACATCGGAGTCATCCGTACCGGCAGAAGTCGTCAACCAAGTCTGCGGATTCCTAGACGCCTGCTGTAGCGGCGACAACGAACCCATCATGTCGTTATCCAGCGCGAAAGCCTCGTCAAGAATCATCAAGTCCACGCGCGTACGACCACGCTTAGCGTTCTTTCCACGCGCCACGTAGTGAATGAAGCCCCCAGACTCCTTATGCACTACCGAAAGCTCAGCCGCCCCGATCTTATGAGGCAGCTTGCATTCGTCCTCTAAATCCTCATCGCCCGCGATAATCGCGCACAACTCGCGATGTGCGTCTTTAGCAGTGTCGAACTCATGCGCTGAATGCATAATGCGCTCACCCAGCAGATACAGACCGGCCAACTGGCGCGCATAGACGCACACATTCTTGCCATTCTGGCGTGGTGCAATAAGGCAACAGGTAGAAGCGCACCATTGCCAGGTAATGCCGCTTGTAAACTTGTCGACCTCTACGTCACCAGTAGAACCGCCCTTTTGACCTAGCGACTGCCTAACCAACAGCTCTTGCCACGGCAACAAGTCCAAACCGAACTGATTGCACAAGTCGATTGCGTCATCCCCGAGCGTCGTAAAATATGCCGGGAAATGCTCAATACGCGGACGCTGAACACCGATTAGACCCTCATGGCGGGTCTCGGTCTCCGGCTCTAATACCGCAGTCATAATCCCCCCTACAAAATGAGGGACGCGCCCCCCAATACAGGCAACCCGGCATCAGCCCGTTGCCGAAAGAATTGATATTCGCGCTCATAGTCGGGCGCTATCTCGTCCCCGACCTCACGCAACCAAGCACGCTTCTCTAAATGCCGCTCGCTGCCGTGACAACACCCCCGGCTGCATGACCACCGCATCATTCCTGGCAATACTCACCCTTGCGCGACTCAGCGAGGCACACAGGCCCATCAATCAGGCGCTTACAGTCCACGCATAAAAGCCGATACCATCCGAAATGCCTGATCGCGTCGCCATAAATCCCTATCAAATTCGAGTGCGGGCACCGATTCACTAGGCGAAACAATTAGCCCGCCTTACTCGCAGCTACCCGAGCCGCACGCTTAGCCGCCAACTCATCCCGCGACGACTTCTTATCCGACTTCGGCTTAGGCAACTCAGCCACACCCATCTTCGCCAACACCTGCGCCAACGCCGTGTACTGCATCCGATGCTCCGCAATAAGCGGATTAATAGTCTCTGTGCCCTGATGATTGATAACTGTCAGCCGATCCCCGATCTTCTCCACCAAATCGTCAAGCCGATCAGCCATCCGACACGCATTAAGCAGAAGCGCCCGCGACGCCGCAGTCATACCGCGACCATTAGCGACACCCGACCACAAATCCCGGCCAGACTCCCCAAGCTCCACAGGAACCTTGTCGTCCATCAATCCCCCGATCATTAGAAGCCCGCGAACAGCGGGTTAGTAAGTGCGACCAGCCGTTCTCCAGCACCCCCCGTTAGCCCCCTCAGGACCATTTCAGCCGGAGAGAGAGCGGTCGCTGGCCGTTCGAGGCGTGTGCCACGCAGGCGCGCGGGTACCCCCCCAGGGGGGCTTAAGGACGCACTGACCTGCATGTTTGTCGCTTTGTTGCTGTCTTAGGCGGTTAGCTAGATGCCGGCGTTTTGCCTAATCGTTTTGTGTGGTCGCACGTGGTGTGGCCTGCATGTTTGTGTTGTTTGCCTGCGAACTGGCTTGTTTGGCCTGGTTGTGGGCTTGTGGCTAAGTAGCTAGACGGGCATGTGTGTGCGCATGTGGCGCTGGGGCCTGTAGCGCGCATGTGTGGGTATGGGTACGGACACCATGGGGTTCAGGGTTGGTCGCTTACCGCTGCATGTAGGGGCCTCTATGGGCACGCTCTATGTGGGGTGTACATGCGGTGTATATGTGCTGCATATGTGCGGTTTTGGCATGTGCACATTCATCTATTGGGTAACCGCTTAGCGCTTAGGTGTTGCTTAGTGTGTACATGCGGTGTACAGTACTTCTCATACCAACCACTCGCCCACTGACCACGGGAGACCTGCACTATGCATGCGCGAACAATCGAAATGGATGCTGGCATTTGTCGAACATCCCCAATGTGGCTCGTGTACATCGATAGCGAGGGGATACGCCGCTATCAGCCGTGGGATGACGTTGTGTATTCAGGCACGGCAATTGACCCCGAGACCGGGAACGATATGCCCATTGTCGGCTGGACTACTGAATCACCCGACGAACCAACCAACCACGAATAGGGGCCAACCATGAACGTGTACACCGAGGGCAGCACCGTAACAATCACTCACCCACAGACGGGCGACACAATCACCGGAACAGTCATGTGGATATCACCTACCCATGCGACAGCGATGGTTAAGCCAGCGGGCAATGTGGGGCCTATTGCGTACGTGTCACTGGCCGACTCCGACCGTGCCGCCATTTTCGCCGCACTAACTAAACGACAAGCCGAAAATCGCGTTGCGTAAGTACTTGCAGCGTGTGTACACGGCGTGTACAGTCCTAACTACACCAACCAACCAACCACTTTTTAATCAAGTAAAGGCGACCAACCTTATGACCACTGCAACCGTGACCACCTACGTTAAGCACTCCAAGCGCACTCTACGTACGCCGTGTGACGGGTGCGGAGCAATGAACCTCTACAAAGGGCATATCGTCGCCGAGGACGCGTGGTGCGATGAATGCGGGATTCTTGTCGGTGACGACGTTCTCTTGAACTACGACGAGACGTTGCACGAATGCTCCGGCGTTCACGTGATCACTACCGCTAAGGCGCCCGCTGAGTTCCGTGAGATTGCGGCACCCGCGCCCGCTGAGTCTATGGACGCGAACAAAGCGCAAGCGGCTATGGCTGCATTGCAAGATTTGTTTGGTGCACCCAAGGCAATCGACCATGCCGAGGTGGAGCGCATTGCCCGTGAGGTGATCAACGGTGTTGTGTACCCAACTAAAACGGTTGTGGTGCGCGATGGCGAAACCAAGACAATCGAAGGGACCACGCACGGCAAGCTGGCGACGGTCGTGGCCGTGGCGCAGACCGATCACGTGATGATGGTTGGCCCGGCTGGTACCGGTAAGTCAACGATTGCAGAGCAAGCGGCCGAAGCATTGGGACTCACGTGCTACAGCATTAGCCTGTCTCCACAGACACCAGCTAGTCAGTTGCTTGGCTACATGGACGCCAACGGCAAGTATGTGCGTACCCCGTTCCGTGAGGCATTTGAGAACGGGCAAGCATTCCACTTTGACGAGGTTGACAAGGGACACCCTGGCATTCTGGCTGTGGTTAACAGTGCCCTCGCTAACGGGCATATGACTTTCCCGGACGGCAACGTTAAGCGTGGCGATGGCTTTGTGGCGTTCGCGTCTGCCAACACGTACGGTCTCGGACCGAACGCACAGTATGTCGGGTCTAACAAACTAGACGCGGCGTTCCTAGACCGGTTCGGCAAGGTGTTCATTGGATACGACGAGCCGCTAGAATCCGCTATCTGCCACGGGACCGGCGCTAGCCAGGCGACCGTTGACAAGGTATTGACCTACGTGCGCAAGCTACGCAAGTCGGCAATTGATAACGGCTTGCCCGTGATCCTGTCTCCCCGCGCAAGCAAGGGCATGTGTAACGCGCTGCAATCTGATCTTTCGTGGGATGAATCGGTTGATATCTGGGTGCGTGGCGGTATCGGCGATGACGTTTGGGCCAAGCTGACCCGCTGACATACGGCAAGGGCACTCGGAAACTGTTCGGGTGCCCTTTCTGCCCTAAACCAACCAACCACAACCCAAAGGATTTAAGTAATGCGTATCGAAACAAGCGGAAGCCACGCCCGTATGGTCTTCGATTCCCTAACGGACTACATCGACCACAACACAAAGCGCGACTATCGAAGCGCCGACATGGCTAGCCGTGGTAAAGACTTCTTCGGTGGTGCCCAAAACCTAAGCCACGCGTTGGAGATGGCACGAACGGGCTTGCAGCGCGAGGGCATAGAGGCGATGGCTATTGCCGCCGGTCAGCTTAAAGATATAGAAAGTCAGCTTAACTACCAGGCATTTTCTAGCGAATGGCATGTATCGGGCACTGACGTTGACGTTGCGTTGTATCTAGCTGGTGAGCCAGAGTGCATGATTGATTATCGCATGGAAGACATGGAGCGGCCGGAACGTGTGGTTACGCTTGTGATCGGTACAAACGTGCCGTGGCATGTGAGCGCTAAGGCAATCAAGTTGCGCGGACAGAAGATTGTTGCGTTGATTGAAGCTATCGAGGCTACCGGATCAACGACTGAGATCTGGGCAGACCGAACAAGCAACGCAATGGGTGGTTCTAAAACGTCGCGCACGTCTGTGCGTATCAAAGCTCCGGGAGACTTTTATGACAGCGGTAGCGTTATGTTTGCATTCACTCACGCGGCATTCAACCGTGTATTGAGTTGGAATGCTGATCACTCACTACCTAAGGAATGGCACGACGCCGTAGGTGTCGGTTCATTCTATGGCAACAACGGTAAGGGGCATCGGTGGCACCCGGATTACCCCGAAGGTTCAACCATCATCCCACCGCTTAAGGATGATAACGACACTTTCTCTGTGACTGACACGTTGCGCAAGCTCAAACTACTTAAGGACTGACAAAATGGCTGATAACAACCGGGTCACCTTATTCAACTACCCAAAATTCGGAGACGAAACAATCGTGGCGGAAGGCTTATCTATCCGCCAAGCCCTGCAAATCACCAGCGTGTTGACCAACCTAATGCCCCTGTCATTCACAGGTATTGAGTCTTGCGATACCGAGGATGACTATCCGCGTGATGATCGATGGGAAACAGGACGGTGGTGACCCAATGTCTGTGGTAACCGTTCTCCTGCCGGAACAAACGCAAAGTAAGTACTATCCCGCAGCCTGGCAAGTGCCTCTCACGTGCTCAATGACAGGCCAGAAACTCACAGACTTTCGTGCCGGTGAGGTCAACATACGCAACACGGACGGGCGTATCAGCTTTAGCGGCATACCGAGCGTGATCGATAACGCAGATGACGCCGAGGCCATCGCGGTCTCACTACTTGCCGCAGCCGCATACCTAAGGAGCCAGACCAATGCCTGACGTACAGAAGCTAGCCGCGCTACTCAACTCATATGCGGACTACCGGGCCGACTACCTACACGTCGAAGAACCGGTGACAGCGTGCGACATGGAGCGCATGAAATTCACAGACCTAGTGATGTGGGTGGAAGTCGAGTCCATCCGCAAGGCCGCGCGCCTCATCGCTGACCCGGAGGACAACTACATTGGCTTGCCGTCGTGGCGCTGGGAGACATGGCTCGCGGAGGCGCGCGAAGCGTTAAGCACCTAGCCGGCCACCGGCCTAACCCGTTCGCTCACCCCTACCCGTCCACTCTGCACAGCTTTTAATCGCCAAGCTGGACGAAATGAAAAGCTCAAACATATTGACCTTGTACACGCCGTGTACTACACTCAAATTACCAACCCGGACAAAGGTAATCAAATGACCAAATTCATTGCAATCATCATTCACGCCAACGACCAACTGGCCGAGTTCGTAGAGTTGGACAACAACGAGGTCACGCCAATGCAAGATGCTGTAGGCGGAAATCTTCAAGCCCTGACCGTAGGCACACCGCAGGGTGACGTGACTTTCTGGGTTAACGAAGAGGGCAAGCTACTGCACTTGCCAATCAACGGCTCGGCCACAAATATGTGGTGGATTCTCGCACCCGAATTTGCACAACGCGATTTTCTTGTGGGCGACGTGATCATTACAGGCGGCGCAGACCGTAACGGCGACACGCTGAGTGTTCCAAAATTCTTAGAGAACGCTTTCATCGATAACACCGTCGGTATTGTTATCCGGGATAAGGGGTAAAGGTATGCCCGCTGTATCCCGCGCGATTAACAATCGCGAAGAACTAGCCAAGCTGCCAAACCTATCCATTATCGTTTTCCGAGGTGCCGGTATGCAACTCGCTTGGCAGCTCGATAAAGCATGGTTCGCCGCCGGAGATACTGAACACATATTTACCCGAAATATCCCTGACGAGGCATTCCCCGCAATACAGGTTTGGGAAGGTGAGCCGAGAAGCTAAGCGGTTTGGTTGGTGCTGGTCCGCTTTAATCGGTCACGGTTTAGCACCCGTGGCCGGTTATGGAAGACACAACATCACGAAAGGAGCATAGATGCGTAAGGAGTACTTCTTAGGTGAACCACGCAAGCGCCGCGCATCCCTCGTCTGGATAGACAACTGGATAGAAGGTGACGAAACCGGAACCTACTACGACGCTAAGGTCTTCTACGGTCGGCGCATGTCTCCAAGCCTCTGCAACCCCGACTACGCCATAAAGCTAGGCCACGCGCTGATCAAAGCCGGTGAACGTGCCAGGCAGTTACAAGACAACCGAGACCGTCGCGGACGCAAGTACCTCAGGTACCGGAAGAAACCATGCGCCGAGGCGTGATGCTAAGCGCGCTAGCCAGGTACCGTACCCGCATGGCCCGACCCGTGAACCTACGCGACCTAGCCGCCACGCAGGACCAAATCAAGTCCGACATCCTCGCGTTCTACGACGAAATTAGGCGGGCATACGATTCCGGCTACTCATACAACGACATCCTGGAATACGTGGAACTACCGCGCGGAACCCTTCAAAACATTCTCAACGGACGCAATCCACGATTCAGCGTCACACCACAAATAGATCTCTGAAACACCTTGCACGAATATGTACACGCAATGTACACTCAAAAAAGTCACCGATTAAGACGCGCCATTGACCACGGCATAAACGTCACAGTGACACCACCCAACCACGACAGGAGTACCCAAATGAGTACCACCGACCAAATTCGGCAGCGCTGCCTAGAACGGCTAAGCCTCCCAAATGACTTTACCGATAATGACCTTGCCTACGAACTCGACAGGCTTAAGGAAATCGAAGACGCTGCCACAGCGCTACTAACAGCAGCCACATCAGGGCCGGATGACCAGAACATATCCGAATTCTTGCAGTTGCTTTTCAAACTTAGCGCCGCGCTGAACACCAGCGACATAGCCAACTGACCACGCCCCATACTGCACAGCTTATTAATGCCAAGGTGACCGAACCAAAATGCTAATCCTCGTTGTAGTCCTAGCCGTATTCATGGCGCTCACCATCGGAATCGGCGCATCGCACAAGCTCGAAGTGCAAAACCAAGCGCACAAAAAGAAGCTAGCGAAACTCAGATCAACCGCCGAGCGTGTTATCACCACTCAGGCCGAAGAACTCCTAACACAAGGTTTCCGGGAAGGCTTCAAGCAGGCTGAAATCACGTACGGGCAGGCACCTAAGCCACGCGGCAAGAAGAGGAAAGCGCATGCGTAACAGCATCAGAGACATGCCAGACGAAGCTATCCGCAAGATTCTGCAAGGCGAAAAGCAATCCCTCACCAGGCTCAAGGCTCGACTCGTCCGTGAAATCGCGGAACGCCAAGAAGAAGTAGACGCCGTAGACAAACGCTTAGACCAAATCGCACAGGGTGAACAGGTACTAGCTGGGCGTTAGTTGTCCGGTTAAGCAAAAGAACCGACCGAACCGGGGGGTTCTCTGAATAAGAGGGGGCCTGAGCTCTCGCCTAACCGGACTACCCAAGAGTAACCCAACGAAAGGAGGAACTATGTCGGAACCAGTACCGCGTCGCTCACACCCATGCAATGAGTGCCCCTGGCGACGCGACACACCTCCTGGCAAGTTCCCCACCGAACGGTACGAAGCGCTCAAGAAGACCGCAGGCACAGCTGGTCACGAAGCACCACTAGACGCGCCCATGTTCGCCTGCCACAAGACCGCAGAAGGCCAAGAGCAGGCGTGTGCAGGATGGCTAGCCACAGTCGGTATCGAGCACATCGGCGTCAGGTACGCAGTCGTCACCGGGCGCATCCCCGGATCGGCCTTACACCCCGGCGACAACTGGCCGGAACTGTTCGACAACTACGCCGAAATGGCAGAGACACAAGCCTTAGAGGAGTCCACGACATGATGCGTCTAGCCCTGGCCGGCCTAAGCGTCCTAGCGCTACTGGCTGCACCAACCGCGCACGCGGAACCACCCTGTGCAGCGTTCAACGTCTGCCAGTACCAGCCAAGCTACAACGGGCCGCTACAGCCCACCTGGAACGCGCCAGGCACGTACGGAGGTTGGACAACCAACCAGGTGTTGTGTGATCCGGTGACCTATCAGTGCCGCCAAGTCGTCGCCGGGAACTGACCCCGCACTCTGCGCAGCTCTTGATCGCCAAGCTGGGGCCTTGTGGAGTATGCACCGAGCGAGCAGAATCGAACGCATGAGCGACCGGCACTGCTATCACGCCAGCATGGACTACTTCGACCACGACAGCGGCCAGTACCCGGTAGTGCGCATCATCGAACACCAGCACGGCTACGAGCACGTAGACGATGCCCGGACGCTAGGCGATGCGTGGGAAGCGGTCAATAAGCTGAATGCCGGTCTCGGCCTGTCCAGCGATGATGTAGCGGCCATTGTGGCTAGCTCTAAGCTCCCCCGGCTGGATTCGAACCAACAACCGACGCCTTAACAGGGCGCAGCTCTACCAATTGAGCTACGAAGGAATAAGCATGAACAACAACACAATCGACATAACCCCGGACCGCCAAGGAACAATCCGGTGGGCACAGAAGGTGCTAGCCGAAGCACCAAAGGGAAGTAACGACGCTCGCACGGCCCGCAAGGTACTTGCAGAGTTTGGCGTAGGCGATGCTGATCCAGCTTGAGCACGTAGCGCCCGAAACGCTCCAAGGGAAACATGGCGACTACCGCTACCAGCTCCGGCGCTCATACGGAGAACTTGGCCCCTGGTTCCTCGACATCTACAACGACGCCAAGAGCACACCGGGCAACGTAGACCTGACCAGAATCCCTAATCTGCCCGACCGTTCCGCGTGCGAAGCGGCCATGGCTCAGCATGTGTTCAGCATTATGGAGCCGTCCCCCGGAATCGAACCGGACTAACCAGCTTTGCAGGCTGGCACCTAACCAATCGGACACAACGGCAGGAAAAATATGCCAATCGGAGGACTTACTCACTGGCCCTGTGCGATCTGCGGCGGACTAATGACCACCCCGCGACGGAACCCCCTCTACAACAAAGACGACGAACCCGTACACCAAGGCTGCATAGAGCGGCGAGCAGAGTAATCGAAACCCACCGGAACCCCGGCCAAACCGTTAGCAACGGACACCAGACACCAGCCTGAATTACTCGCCAAAGTGGACTATCGGGGAATCGAACCCCGGACACCTGTGTGCAAAACAGGAATTTTACCGACTAAACTAAAAGCCCAAAGCGGAAAGCAGAGGACCCGACCCCCAGCCCCATAACGGGACACCTAGTTTTCAAGACTAGTCGGCACTCCAACGGCCTGCGTTACTTTCCCAAATGAATATCGTGTGCCTAATTTAAGTACCCCGTGTAGGGCTCGAACCTACGACCTACTGATTAAAAGTCAGCAGCTCTACCAACTGAGCTAACGGGGCCAAACGCGCCCCACCCTACCATGTCCCCCGCCAGGGAATCGAACCCCGGACCTGCTGGTTAAGAGCCAGCAGCTCTACCACTGAGCTAGCGAGGGCTGTACGCTCATGCCATGCAGATGTATCACGATGACATGACCAAGAACGCGTACGCTCTTGCAAACGAGGCGCATGGGACACTTCTCTCTGTTCCGAGTCCTACGGATACCAATGAGAAGATTCAATACGCTTTCGTCAACGCGTTTGTTTCAATCGCGCTATCCATGGCTGCCGTACAAGTCAAGGAACTCGAATAACAAGGTGTGGTAAGCGAGATTTGAACTCGCGTCACCTGCTTGGAAGGCAGGGGTACTAGGCCGCTATACGACTACCACAAGATTAAAATTCCAAAGGCAAATCCGCCTGATAGCGCGTAATACGCCGGTTATTCTCCACCAAAAATCCCTCCATCAACCGCCCCAGATCAAACATCGCTCGGCTAAAGATGCGTATAGCGCCAGCAGGAATCGGCCTTAGGTCGTCGCCACCTGCAAGCGAGTCATGCAGATGTCGCAAGCTGACCATATACGGCACTCGATTGAAATCAATCGGTTGCAGGAGGTCTCGGAACTTTTGCGCAATCGTTGCCTGCATATCCTCATTGTCTGCATATTCCATACTCTCGTATTCGAGGCGCAAAAGCTTATCGGCAATCTCATCTAGCTTATGTGGTTCCCAAAAGATATCAATTTCCGTCACACAGCTACAGTATCAGCGTAACCCGGAGTTGGGAAGCATGCGCTTATCTCCGAACTAGCGCATGACATCAAAACTACGTATCACGGACGGGGATCGAACCCGCAATCTCTAGGTTGAGAGCCTAGCGAGATACCATTACTCCACCGCGACATTTAAAAGCACCTACGCAAGGATTCGAACCTCAATTACCGGAACCAGACTCCGGCGTCATGCCAAATTAGACCACATAGGTATGGTGGCGATAGCCGGGAATCGAACCCAAGTATTCCGGGCCACAACCGGACGCTCTGCCACTGAGCTACTACGCGTAGACCTCGCGCGACTCGAACGCGCACTGACAGGAACCTAAATCCTGCGCCTCTTCCAATTGGGCTAGAGGTCCATGGCCTATCGCTTTCAGACCGGCATTGTCCCGGTGCACCACGGCTCTCCCGTTATCAGCGGGGTGTGGTGGATAGGTAACGCAACCCGGACAGGAATCGAACCTGCAACTACCCGCTTTGGAGACGGGGGCTCTACCAATTGAGCTACCGAGCTATACGCCGACACAGCAGGATTCGAACCTGCGCGCTCCGGGGCTTCACTCCGGTGCTCTACCAACTGAGCTACATGCCGTGGAACCCGCCGAAGCAGGGAAGCCTCACGGCTCTAGCCTTAGCGGGCATCGTTGTACGCGGGGAGGGAATCGAACCCCCGTAGCCGAAGCACCAGATTTACAGTCTGGGGGGCCTTACCCAACAAGCCCGACCCACGCATACGGGCTATACGGAGAAACGGCACCCACCCGCTAACTACCGGCAAACGCCGGCATTGTCCCCTGGTCTGACTACAGGGATTTGAACCCCGAACCCCTGGCACCCAAAGCCAGCGCTCTACCAAATTGAGCTACAGTCAGTCATGTCGCAACCTTTCCGCAGGTCGCGGCCACGCGGTCGGCAAACTTGGCCTAAGTTTTCTGATTTGGGTTTACCCGCAGGTCGTCATGGTCTAGGTTGTTCCCCATGCGCCGTGACAACAGCCATCGCAACCAATACCGGACGTACTGGTGCCGCAATCTGCAACGCTGGCCCGATGTCCAAAAGGCTCAACGACGCGTCTCCCCCAACGCTCGCCGAACGCTCGCGGCCATCGCCATCGCAGCCCTTATGATCGGCGGCGCGAAGATCGCCAGCGACCAGACGATGCCTGGCAGCGGATTTTCGACCGTCCAGACCGCCGCAGCCGAACCTACCGGCGCTCCTGGTCCCACGGGAGGAATGACTGACGGCGGTGGTTCGCAATTCCAAGCACCGCAAATGCCCAGCTCCATGCCCGATTACCAAGGCGGTAACCAGCCGCCGATGAATCAGGACAACGGAATATCCATCTACCAAACCGGCGCCCAGGGGGCACCCCAGCAGGGCAGCCAGTCCGGTGGACAGCAGCCGCAGCAAGGTTGGGATCAGCCCGCCCACGGGACGCAACCGCCCAATTACTCCACGGCACCCGGATACACCCAAGGCCCCGGTCAGCCGAACCCCAATTACCAAGCGCCGCAGCAGCAGTCACCGCAACAAGGCCAACAACCACAGCAGCCGCAACAGCAGCAGCCGAGCCAAGCCCCCACGCAGACTCAGCAGCCCGAGCAGCCCCAGAATAAGCAAGACGACACCACCCAGCAGCTCAACGAGCGCCAGCAGAAATGTCAATTTGTAGCTGAGGGTTTTGACGCGGCACTTGAGGCCGCCGGGGCCATTCCTTCATTACCGTCGCTACCGTCAGGATCATTACCTCGCCAAGGTGGGCCGTCGAGATCATGGAACAAAGATCCCGTCCCCGCGCCCGTTCCGGGTGAATGCAACGGAGTGTGTCCTCCGCCCGAAGTTAAGCAACAATGGGGCGTGATTAGAACCGACACTACTTCGGGCTGGAAAGCGCAGATTAACTCCATGGAGGAAATGAAGCGAATCAAACAGGCGCTGGAAGACGCCAACACTAGGGGCAGCTACATGACGTGCCTGGCCCCAAACATTGTTTCACTGATCGATAAGGTCCCGGTGATGGGAAAGAAAATACTTGCGATTGGTTCCATAGGTTGTTCGTATTACAACTTTCAGGTTGGTGAAATGATCACTGACCTTGGTCGAGCGATAGACGCCGGGCAATGCGGCACAATGGATGTCACATGGCTGTTGGGTTCTTCTTTCTACAGAAGCCCGTGTCTCTGGTAAACGATGGGGGATAAAAAATTGAGTTCGATCATGAAATACAAGAAGCCAATCAAGATCATACTGATTAGCGTATGGGTCGTCCTTGTCGCGCTAACGCTACTCACCAAGCTGGATCTCTCGAAGGTGATCCTGGCATACAGCATTGTTGTCGGGGTGTGGGTCTTCATCGAGGATGCCCAGACGGGACTCAATAAGAAGAAGATCGCTATCTGGATAGCAATCATCGTGGCGGTCTTTGCTGTAGTTTCAGCTATATTCATGTGGCGCGTCGGTAGCGCCGTAGGCGGCGGTACTACCCAACAGGTATCCGAGCAAGAAACCTCCTCCACGAATTTTTCAAAAATTCCCGGACAGTTCCCGCCTAACACTATTAGCGTAAATCCAGATTATCCTGCTACTACTTGCGTAAAGCTTGATGCCAGTCGGACACATTCAACGGTCGCCGTAGCTGGATGTGGTTCGCCGGAGAACAATTTCATTGTGGTTCAGCAGGTAAAGACACCCTCGGAATGCGTCGGAGACGTTGACCAGAAGTACTACAGCAATACAGAAAAGGGTGGAGAGTTCACGCTATGTATGGACTACTACTGGATTCAGGGTAGCTGCCTCAGCATGAACGGATATGACGTTAAGCGGGTCAAATGCGATGACAGCTCAAAGCCTGCGCGAGAAAGGCCACTGCGCCTGGCTCTAGATAGCACCAGCATCTCTACTTGCCCGTCTGGCGGCTACGCACACCCTGTGCGCCGGTTCGTGGTCTGCACCGAAACACAACACTAATGTCACTCTAAACGTCGCATCGGCAGGGATTGAACCTGCGGCCTCCGACTTATCAGGTCGGCGCGCTAACCAACTGCGCCACAATGCGATTGACCGTGCATTATTTAACGCGAGCACGGCTCACCCGCGAGGTAGGGAAACCGTGTCCAGTTTCCGAGTCAATGTTCCATGAGGGGTGACAGTGACCTGTTATTACCCTCACGGCCAGACAGCGCGCTACGGAGCTACCCGATTCCATCCACCTCTGCCAAGAGGCTTCACGCCACATTGCACCCCTGTCACAAGGCGCACACTCTGTCACTACCAACAGACACCCGTCGGCGTCTGTCAAGTTGCGCGAGCCGGACTCGAACCGGCGACCCTCGGCTTATGAGGCCGTGAAGCTACCAACTGCTACCACCGCGCACTATGCCGACTCGCAGTCGGCATTTGAAGATTGTTTCGATTCCGTAAGCTTCGAGACACCCACCAGGGCCGTGGTGAGTGTTATGACCGCCAACGCTGCATAGGAGACGTACTCATAGCCCGCGTAGGGTTTTGGATAGATCACCTGCACTTGGGCGATGATCGGTACTGCGGCGACAGCGAGACCGCCAGCGCCCATCCCCCATCCCACCGTATTGAGCGGAAATGCCAGGCGCGCAACGTGAAAGCATCCATACACCATGGCGAATGAAATGACGGACAGCGCCACATTCTCGTAGTACAGCGACAGGGAATGAGAAGCGAGCGCGAGGGGCGACACCTGCTTGAGCTGATCTAGCTCAGCTTGCGATGGTGGATTCGACTGGTACGAAACTAAAATCGCGCCAGTTGCCAACGCTAACGCCAGAAGCGACGCGCATTCGATCAACTTACTGATCAATGTTGGAATCTTGCGCTCGGAAAGCGCAAACACCTTTGACAGCAGCATCATGGAGCTTTGGCCCACAGCGAGCATGGTCAACAGCTGCGAAACCATGCCCCATACCTGTTCGTTCATTCGCCAACGATACGGCGTTGAGAGCTGCCTGCGTGGATCGAACACGCGACCTGTCGCTTACGAGGCGACCGCTCTAACCAACTGAGCTAAGACAGCAATAAGTAGTCCGGGTGGGAGTCGAACCCACAAACACCACATTTTGAGTGTGACGGCTTTGCCAATTTGCCTACCGAACCCCAATCAGGTTAAGCCACACGCGACACAGCCGGAGGCAACAGGAACAAAGCCCGCTTCAAATGAGACAACGCATTCAACAACCCGCCATCACCATCTATATACGCCCGCGCATAATCCGACATATCGTCCGGATACTCACCAGCCTCATACGAATAGCCAGTTACCCGAATAAGCTCCTCGACCTGCTCAATGGACGGAAGACCGTCCCAAAGCTTACTACCGCGCCCGGTAGCGACAGGGCCACCATCCGAACCCCAGCCGCCATGAGACCTAATCACCGAAGCACCCCCATATGTGGCCGTGTAGACGCCGGAGGCCGGCCAAATGGATAGCGCATCGTCAATCCCATTTCCAACTTGTAGTCCTCGCATTCATCACAGACACAACCCGGCGCATACGACCAACTAGGCGCACTCACCATGAAACAACTCCCCAGCCCGCTCACGAACAACATCACCTAAACGGATCATGTCATCACAAACATCACATCTGCACTCGACATCAGACTTGTACTCATCAAGCACTCTCGCCGCCCTCATCCGTCAGCGACGCAATAACCGCCATCACCTTAGGAGCCAAACCAAACGACTGCGCCCACTCAATAAGGTCCGCGCGCTCACAATCCTCAAGCTCAGAGCCACCCTGCCCCTGAGACAAATCAATAGTGTGCAAATCGCCCTCACTGTTGATGAATTTGATAACCCTAAGCTCGGAAACCAGAATGTTGGCCTCGTTAGCGTCGTACTCAGACATGTTTAGTTATAACAACCAATCCCGAGAAACCTTGTTCCTCGCTTTAGTAGCAGGCGGTCGATTACCGCGACGCCTATTGCAATCCAGATGCGCAGGCTTACCGTTAGAATCCGCAGTCAACAACGGAGAATCCGGAGGCAAATCACTCACCGGGGTAACGTGGTCAAGCGACCCCGACCACGGATTAGCCTTCTTGCTGTGTCCCCGGCAATCCGGGCCACACGTCAACGGAATCTCGTGCGCGTTCTCCCACGTAAAACCCTCAGTCCTGACGAACTGACAGATCGGCTTAAGGTTCGGATCAATCGGAGACTTGCACAGATGGCAGATACCCGACCGGTTAAGCACCCTCCGGCGCATCCGCAGATACTCACGCTCAGTGCGACCAGCGTTCTTCGTCGTCTTCTTCCGCAAGTTCCCCGGCATCAACCCCCCACTCCGCTACGGCCTCCCCATGCAAGCCCTTCCCGGATTTACGTTCCCTGTAGCGGTTACGTTGCGGGACAGCAGCATTGGACCTACGAAGCTCTAGCCGGTTGCGTAGCTGGACACTTACCGCCATACCAGCCCGGCTCACACGGACCGCCATGCCCGCCACGCAGATAGCAAGCGCTCAAGCCGCAGTACCGCGACAACGGGATCTCGGGGTACTCGCCAACGACTGCCTCTAGCGCAAGCTCGTCGGCATGCTCATAAAGCTCATCGCCGGTCATCACGACACCGCCGCGCGGACGGCCGCACAAACACCGATCGCAAGCACTATCGCGACAAACACCGTCATTTGATTGCCTCCCGCAGCTTGCAAGCTGCGAACTCGTGCGCCTTCTGCCCGGCCTCACCGGCACGCTTCACAAGGCGCATCATCTTGTCTTCCGGCAGCGTCACAACGATCTGCCTATCCGCCGGTGGCTTAGGTCTACTCACGGCCATACAAACGCTCCCACCACTTCGGATTGGCATCCCGATACGCATTGCGGCCCGACCAAACTGTCTGGGGCGGACGCACATACGCCTCGCAGCTGACCACTCTCACGTTTGGATGAAGTCGCCCAATGTACTCAACCGCATCAGCCCTCGTAATTCGCCGATGGGAGTAGACAATGAGCGGTTTGCTTCCGGCAACCTCAACCCACCAACCTTTACTTCGGGTCATACTCGTAGTCTTCCCAAGCCAGTAGCTCACGCTCCGGCCCCTCTAGAACACTCGTAACCGACTTGTAGGCAAGGAATCCGGCAACATTCGGATCAACACCCGCAGCCAGCAGAGTTGCAGTCACAGCCGACGTCAGCTCGATAAGACGCTCCGCAATCGGCCCCCTAATAGGTGGACCGCTCACAGCACATCCCGATCAATCCAATGCCAGTGCATCCGGTGCGGACGTGCGCACTCACCAAGCGCGTTCTGAATCTCCCTCGACACGTCACCGACTGTCGCAGCATCGACCAGCACGCGGTCAAACCCGCAGCCCTCCGGCGCCTTAAAGTCCTTTGTCGAAAGACTCAGCCACTCAGCAGGATTCAGCGCAAACGCGTTCCCAACTTCAATGCAAGCTTGATGGCTTCCCGCAAGGATCGCGCCACGAACCTTTGACGCATGTAGCCATGGACCTGACTCCTTGACCCCCATCCAAGGGTACGGGTCTCTCCAAGCATTGAAATGGTCCCGGATCGAACCACCCAAAGGGATGGTCGCAGGCATCGTCACACTGGCCTCAACTCACTAGAACGCTGCGCACGCTTACCGCGCGACGTAGCCCGACACGCCTTGCTCTTGCAGCGATACATCTGATACAGGAAACCGCTTGTCGCATAAAACTTCACACCGTCTCGCTTCAAATCCGTCCCGTTGCACTTGACGCAGTGCAAAAGCTCGTCGTCGTTATCCTCATAGAGGGACAGATTCAGCTTTGACCAGGGCAGCCAGCGCTCCATCAGCCGGCCAGTCAGCACCGTGTCATGCTCGCAATAGATGCGCATAACCTTCTGGGCAGCCCGACGCTCAGCCCGCGTCCCGTACCGAATGTCATGCCACAGATCAGAGCCGCCATGCGGAACCTTACGGTCCCCCAAGTAGATTCGCGACGACCAATCAAGTTTCAGTGACAGCAAGCCTTGCTTAAACTTCTGCTTGGTCAGTTTGACTAGATCGAAACTCTTGTACGGCGTTGGCGGTCCAAGCTTTAGCCGTTCAAACTCGGCGTTGAACCACTGCAAGTCGAATCGGTCACCATTGTAGGTGACAACAATATCCGCCTCATTGAGTAGTTCCCATGCAGCACTTAGCATCCGGTCGTACGCTTCGGCGTCGCCGTCATCCCAAGCGTAGTGGAAAATTACCTTGTCAGATCCGCGCCACTGCGCCGCAAAGCACAGGATGCGCGAGGGCCTGATTACCCGGTCAATGTGCGTGTATTTCGAGAACAGGCTGAACGTTTCAACGATCGCGCGCTGCGTCTCGATATCGACTACCAGGATTTTAGCGGCCACTAAACACGGCCCCCGTACGCAAAGCTTTGAGCCGTTCCCACGGAACCACCGATACTGCGAATATTTATCGACGTATCAACAACTTTGGGCAGGCTGCTCCGCAACCGGTCGATTTCGAAGCCGATGAATACCTTAGCCTTCTCCAAATCTTCGATTTGTGCCGCTACCGTCTTGCCCTTGTTGTTGCCGTCCATCCGGGTACTGCGGGCCACGTACTGCACAGCCTGTGCACCGCAGCCGGTCAGCTTCCCCGAAATCGCAATCAACTGCACGTCGCCAAACTGGTAGTACTTAGGCGATGTCGCGTCTGACATTCAAGAATCCCCCAACCTTGCGCAGCACATCGCAGAACCGGCTCACCGGATCTACGGAACGTGGCAAGGCGTTAATTAGGTGCAGCGCCAACATGATTGGCACCACACGAGCGGTAATGGGACGGCTCACCAGGTAGCGGTCCCATCCCTCGCTTAGAAGTTCGTTAACGGGGGCCGCGATCTCGTAGGCGATGATCACGCCCAACATGGCCGACCATGCGATGTCCGCTGGTCTCATCCCCCACCCCCTTTAGAAACGCAGGCAGCGGCCAAGCTGTCCCAATCATCACTTGGCCGTGCCCACGCGGTGCAGCCAGAACCGGCTAGCGGGCGCACCAACCCTCCTACTTGAGAACTTCCGGCAGCTCAACCACCGGCTCTACTCCCAAGCGACAAGCTCTACAAATACGATTCTTAGAGCCCCACACCTCGGTATTCTCGGGTGTGTACTCATGGCCACTACGGCATCGATCAAACTCCACAGGCTGTGAATCCAAATCGAGATACCAACATAGATTCTCAGCCCGATTGTCCGTCACATTGCCGTTAAGCCACATAGGTATGGCACCTTCAGGACGGGGGCCAACAAACGCATGCAGCACCAAAAGGTGAACATCACGCGGACGCCCTTTAATCTTTACGCGTCTCCGGCCCCGCTCATCCGTCCATTGGGAAAGCGTTTTACGCTGACTTATTACTTCCGCTTGGTCGCTGACTCGATAGCCAGTCTCACCAACAATTTCAGCCCACAAATAGATACACTTCTCCCAACAGAATTATTGTAGCAACAAACGAAGTTCCCTTTATCGCGTTGCCATAGCGGCCAGAATATCGCCCACCTTGTAGCGTTTACGTGCGCCGACTTTCTTGCCCGAATACAGGCCGTCACGCTCCCAGTTATAGATGTCCCATACGGTGACCGGGTGGCGGTCTGCAATAGATTTCGCCGACGCCCATTCGTTAACGTCGATGATCTCGTTATTGCAGACCCACCCTTGCCCCCACGCCCGCATGCGGCTATCTACCGACTCACGCACCTCCGGATCGGCAACACCCAGTGCCTCCCGGTAGGTGTCAATGATGCGCACGAGCCGTCCTACGCGGGTGTCTCTCGGCCACGGCCACAGCCCTGCCACTAGGCAGCTGCCTCCAAATCCTCTTCACCCTTATCGAGCATCTTGGTTTCGTGCTCCAAGAAGACAGGAGACTTAGCCTTGAAGATTCGAGGAACTTGGCCGTCAATCCGAAGACAAACACCTTCATCTACCGACAGCGGGTTAGACAACGGCACCGCGTTCGACCATCCGCCGTTCTCGTAGCCCGGAAGTGGCTGCGTAAGGTTGCGATCCAGGTAGTTGTGCGAAACGACACGCGTATACACCGCGTCATCCTCATCGTTCCGGGAATGCCAAATGTCCGTCTCAAAGACAGGGACGGTCTTAAGGCCAAGCGCAGAGCAGAACTGCTCCACACCCTCCCACGACAGATCAGCAATGACCCCCTGCGAATTCACCGACGCCACCCGGTACACGTAAAGCTCACGCTCACCGGGACGAAGGTTGTAGGTGTACCCCTTCTGAATCGGCTTGTCGTCAGTCTCCCAACCGATCAGCTCGCCGTACACGACGAAGTTCTCTGGGATAAGGCCCTCAAGCCGCTTGGCGTAGTCAGCCCAGATGTCCGAGTCGTAGAAGTGATTGTTGTCCGACCGGCCCTTGATCACTCGCCGCGAACCCGCCACGTCCTCGTATGCAGTATCCGGCGTCGGAATCCGCAGCCACTTGTTGACCACGACCCGCTCAAGCCAGCCCTTATCGCGCGCAGCTGGAACACGACCGATGCGGATGCTTGTACCGTGCAACTTCTGCGTGATCACCACCCGCTTGGGCTCGCGCAGCGCATGCCAGTTCCTAAACAGGTGCTCGGTGTCCAGATGCATTGGGAATAGCTTCTGATCGACCCGCTGACGGATCTTTGGCTGACCCGGCGTGCCCTGTGCCCGCCTTCCCGGAATCTCGTACTTGCGGCAGATCTCATGCCCATTCAGGGTGTCGAACGTGTCCCCCACCTCAAGCTGAGACACGTCAATACCCGTGTAAGCCAACGACTCCAGCGGCATGAGCAGCGCACTAGAGTTGTTCTTACGCAATCGGATTGCCCTAACACGGCGGTTAGCTTCCAGGTAGCCGGTTTGGCCGGCATCATCGTTAAGCGTCGCCTCCCGGTGCAGGTTGTTAAGCCGCGCATACTCCTCGGACAGCTGAGACTCGGCCACGAACAGAACCCGCAGGTCTCCGGTCTTGATGCCATCCTTCTGTGTGAGTACCTGGTACCCGAACATTGGGATTGCAACCAGCTTGTCCAGGCCCACCACAGCCAGCGGCTCGGGGACACGGACAACAGTCGCGGCGTAGTTCACATTCGCTGGCGCTTCATATTTCAAAGTAATACCCCTCGGATAGAAAAGGCCCCCGCCAGGTCATCCCAGCGGGGGCCAAACCAAACTCAATACTTAGAAAGGCGCTTCGTCCTTAGCGGGCTTAGAACCCCAAGGGTCCTCATCCTCTCGTTTCCGACGCGCCAGCGCGGCTGGGCCGACAAACTCAGCTTCAATCTCGTATGAGTTCCGCTTCTCGCCCTCGCGGGTCTCGTAGGGTTTCTGCTTCAACTTGCCCCAAACCCCAACCGTGTCGCCCTTGCGTAGCTGATCAGCCGCGCCCTCGGCATAGGCACGCCAGGCGTTGACCCGGAGGAACACCGTGTCTTCGTCAACCCATTCGCCGGACTGCTTGTCGTACCGGCGGGGTGTAGATGCCACCGTGAAGTTCGCGACATGAACACCCGAGGGCAGCTCGCGCAGCTCAGGATCGGCGGTCAGATTACCGACGATGAATGTGTATGTATCAGGCATGTATAGGCTCCAAATCGTTAACGTCGGGCAGAATCTTGCCCACTTTTTTTGCAATGAATTCCAGACCAGACGGCTTAACCTTTGTTACGCGCGATGTGCCGATGATGTCGCCCCGCTGGTACGAACTCGCCACCACCTTGAAGTGATGCGTGTACTCCTGATATGGAGTGTTCTTCATACCACCAAGCGAGATCAGTACACCCTTATCGCGCAACATTTGGAATAGTCGATTCTGTCCAATACCGAGGATCTTTCCTACCGCGCCAATGCTGTAAGAACCGTCCGAGTCCATGAACTGCTCGTAGGCGGCAACCTTCGGCGCGTCGATAGCGACCCTGGCTTTCAGCTCCGTGTTGTGAGCTTCCGCCGCAATTGCCTTAGCCCGCTCGGCCTTAGCGATGCTTAGTAACTCATCAAACTTCTCAAGCATCGTGTCCGGATTGGACAGCTCAGACTCCGCGCGTGACCCCGGTTCAATGTAGGCACCACCTGACTGGCGGATGGTCGGCAACACCTCATGCGTAATCCAACGCTTAAACAACTTCGCCTCAGGCTTACGGCTACGAAGGATCAGTGAGTACAGCCCGGATTCATTCACTACCGATAACCGCTGGTCACCACCAAGGGTGCTCACAGTATGAGCACCCTTTTCATCCTCATCCAGGTTCGCGATAGAACGGTCAACCTTCGCGATTTCCAGAACCGAACACACATCCTTAGCAACCCACCATGGATCACCGTCAACATCCACCACCCGGACCGGCAGAGCCCCATAACTAAAAGTGCTAATCACTACTTCACTCCCTTGCCTTTCTAACGCAATAATCTTCATATTCCTTCTGTGTCAAAGTGGTCGCGCAATCCGCATTCGTGCACATAACGACACCCGAACCGACCCACGCACCCAACGTCGGTAAATCACATTCAGGACAGGGCGCCCGACGCCGCTCCCAAACCTTGCCCAACCCCACAACCCCGTCAGCTTGCGAATGCAAGGCACGAACCCGCAGCGCAAATAGCACGCCGTCAATAGCGCCATTCCAGGTAACAATGTCCCGAATGCGAGCGTCGCGACGAATACACAAAACGGACAGCACGTTGTCAATAGCGTTGATCAGGTCCAGTACACGCACATTCAAAGGCGATGACGGCTCCGAACTCCCCGCCACGCGCTCACTCCCAGCGCTCGACCCCTTAGCCTTAAAGGATTCAAGCGCTCGGCGGTACTGCGGCAGCTCAGACCAGCACTTCTCAATGTCCTCAATGCAGCGGGAACACAATCCCGGCCTTGCAACGACAGCCGGACCAGTAGAGGTGCGAGCTACGCAATACTTGCCAGACCGGCAAAAACTATCCACTGCGCTCCTTTTTCTTACGTTCCCGGTAAGCCCCCTTAGCGGCCAACCTGCACGCCCGACAACGGACGGTGCCTGGTGCGTGTGGGACGAGTTCGGCGTTATCGCCGGTCACCTCGTGCAGTCGCTTCCTGCACAACTTCGGCGCCGACTTATCGCGCAGCTCAGCCCGGTCCCACTCATCGAGGCCACCCCAAACCCCGTAAACCTTCTCGCCCGTGCGCTTCTCCCAACCGAGCACGTCAGCCAGGCAGTCGTGTCTAGCTGGGCATCCTCCACAGATGGCCTTAGCGCCCTCGGACGCAGCCGTACCCCGCGTCTTAGGAAAGAACGCGCGGTCATCGTCTATCCCTTTGCAGGCCGCGCCCGGCAGATGCGGAATGTCCTCTAACCCGAACGTCGGGACGTGCCTACGTTGATTGACGTTGATACCTGAAAGGACCGGTTCGTTGTTTCCGTTCAGCGTTCCAAGATCGCTTCTAAGTGGACGCGATCTCACACGTCCTCATTCGTCATTCTCACTCACCTTAATTTCGATACGCGGATTCTTAGGTTGCGTTTGATCAATAGATAGACTTAATTTGGTGACCCATTTCGAATCGTCACCAGGCCATACCCCTACTTCGACCATGCCGTCTAATGCGGCTTTTGCGAATGGTCCGAGTGAGTCAACGTCGCGTCTCCGTTTGTCTGGTACGAACCAGGTGATTGCGACTTGCGACGGCCCTAGATTCTCTATCGCCGCTCTCCGGGTGAGCCAAGCAACGGCCTCCCCGACCTGTTGCTTGGCTTTCCGGACTTGCGGCCATGTCCACCTGCGCTGATCGTTTGACAGCATTGGTGGACGTGTCATGGGCACCGTTACTAGGTGCTCCAATTCCCCCCGTTTACTTACTTAAATGACTTCTCGCCTGAACCTCGGCCGGTCCCGATACCGCTTGATCCGGTAGAATTTTCCTTCGCGAAACACAACCAGCTCATCCCCCGGCTTGGAGTCCAGCCGATAATTGACCTCTGTTAGTTCATCGTGTTTAGCCACTTCGAAGCCCCACCTTGCCGCAGTTGGCTATGAGGTATCCGGCAAGCTCTCCTAGATGAAGCGGGCCGATGATCGAATACGCACCGTCGCTCACAATCTCCACTTCGCACTGCTTCTCTATGCCTTCCAGCAGCGCGTTCTCAAGTGAGCTAGCCATCGTTAACCGCCCCGAACTGGATGATCACCTTCTGCGACCGGTCTCGGCTGTCTGACCGGGTAATCACCCGGTCAGACGGCCCGAGACCATGGACGGTTAGCGTCTTGGTCTTGCGGTCGTAAGTGATACCGGTGTCCCCGTCCAGGCTGATTGCCATCCCGTCACCAGTGATGCTTACCGCCATTACCTAACCCCCCAACTGATCAACCAGATGCCCGCCACCGTGGAAGCTATAACACCGCCCCAAATCACCATCAGCTCAACCCATTTCGGCATACCGCCAGCGAAGAACTCCAAGATCACAGCCGCGAGCAGCATAAGTGCGACGTACCCGGCCGGGATCAACAGAACCAGCCCCAGGACTACCGCTAAGACGCCCACTAGAAGTCCCCCGGCTGAACCTGCAAGCACTTCAATCCCAATGCCCGCCAGAGGTTCACAACCTGGTCGCGGTCATCCAAGACGAGACGTACGTTGTACTTGTCCCGGATGTTCGCGTTGAACAGGTCGTACTTCACTCGGTAGTCAGGCAGCTTATTGCCCTGCGTGTCCTTAGCTCCAGCTGGACGCATATGCAATTCGTCATACAGGATTTCGTTGTCCGTCAACCATTTCTCTGTGTCATCACGGCAAGAATCATCCCGGCCCGACACGAACAGCACCTTTACGTGGTCGCCCTCGCAGTAGTAGGTGCGGATCATTCGAACTAGCCAGCTGACATGCTTGTCAATGACATCTGTGTGCACCTGTGTGTAGTCGTACGGTGACCGGCCCGTCATATGCGCAACCGTGCCGTCGATGTCCACAATGATTGCTTCCGGCAAGCCCGGTACCCATTCAACCGGCACGGGCGTAAACGTTTCGAGCTGGGTTACCTTGGGCCAGTTCTTAATCGGGTGACGCTTAGCCATCCGGTTAAGTACCTCGCCGCCCACATGGCGCTCACCCCGCGCCTTGCGCAGCAGATCATTAGCAGCGCACTTAAGAAGGCCGGTGTCTACGTCAACAACCTCGAAGTCGGCCCCATACTGAGCAGCCAACTTCTGCCACTTACGCAACCAACGCGGCTCCAAATGAGTCGCATCCACAACCACCGACACACCCGACTTGAGCAACGCATGAACCTGCGCACGCTCAGCCGTCGTCACCTGTTCCTCACACTCGACCTTGCCTGTGAAATAGTTGTCGTGCAACATCTTCCGCAGGTCATCGCGACAGACACGGACTGCTCCGGACTCGGCTGCAATCTCCTTAGCCCTGGTGGACTTACCCGAGCCGGGGTATCCGCGCATCGCGGTCAGTTTCAACGTCATTCGTCACTCACTTTCTTTGAATCGCCACTATTTAGATCGCGCTCAATGGTTGCCGCCGCGTCGTAGAGAACACTCACTTGTCGGTTTTGCTTGAACCCCACATATGCGGAATTGGCTAGGCGAAGTGCCACGCGGCGTACACGTTCCGGAGTGATCTCAGGATTCGCGTCATTGAACGAACCGGTCCGTTCTTCAACCTTGAACACTCCAAGCCACAGAATCTTCACCTGCACCCTCGGCATGCGCATGAAGTGGTCGTACCGGACACTCCATCTATGCCACTTGGGGAGCTTAGGAAACTCCAATTGCTCCGTTGTCATGCCTGACTCCCAAGCACACCGCGCACGTCCGAGAACGATTGGCGTTTAATGAATTTTCCGTCTTCCCAGACCGGCTGCAACAGACTGTTCAACTCAGCGAAAAGTTCCGCCTTCTCTACCAAGAACATCTGCCCGCCAAATGCCTTCGCCTTACGAAGGACTGCCAGACGGCCAGTCGCAGACTTCTTAGTTCCGTCATCCGTAACCGGATCTTTCAGCAGGTTCACGCCCTTGCCGTCAACCTCGGCCCACGTCGCTTTCATCGCAGAACCGAAGGTGTCCCGCGTGTTGTACTGGTACGTAAAGGAACCCACTCCAAACACCACGTTTGACGACGCGTAACCCAGCTTCTCCATCCGCGCAGTAATCGACCTGGCCCGATCCAAGGTGATCGAATCCCCATAGATCGCACCGACCTTAGGGTTTAGCTCAATGAATCCGGCGATGTTCTTACGCCCGCCGAAATGCTCATAAAGCAGGCCGAGTACACCCGTCCACTGTGGAGACCCAACAGGCGCGGTCTCGTCACCGCACAGGATCTTCTCGGGGTCTCCCGAGTCTGGCCGGATGACTAGCTTGCCTTCGCGGGCAAGGATCTTGTCTCGCAGCGCCGGTAGAAACTCAGTCAAGACCCGCCACAAGTCGAATGTGTCCGCAACCACGGCCACCGTCCCTGTTGGATACAGGTCTAGGAGGCGCGAGAAAGTCTCTTGCTCCCCCAGCGTCGCAATGCCCGTGCACATCACCGAATGTTCAGTAGCAGGCACGCTAGACACCTCGTATGGCCCGCCGTAGTAGCGCTCAATCCAATCAAGCGACACCAGGGAGTCGGTGCCCGTGAATGACAGCAGATGCGCAGCGCCAGACACCGCCGCCGACTCATGCGACGACATGCCCCGATAGGAGAAGTCATGGCACTGCCAGTCGATATCGGTCGGGTCACCGCCAGTACGCAGGGCCGCGCCCTCTAAGACTTTGCGGTATTCGTGCGCGATGGTCGCTGACGTGCTCGCTTGCCAAAGGCCGGCGGATAGCCCGGTCTCTACAAAGTTTGTCAACCACCCGAAACCGCGAGTGCTCTCGACGGTGAATGACGGAACACCGATGGGGACTAGCGTGCCCTCGGGTACCGCGCAGAAGCGCAACGGCAGGTATCCCAGATCGTGCAGGCTGGCAATGTGCCCTACACCGATCGCGTCTGCGGCCTCGCGGCCTAACACTTGAGTCAGCCGCGCCTTGTATGCGGCTGTGACCTTATGGGAGGGTGCCGCAAAGAACGGCAGGAACTCATCCATCAGGTACCGCCGGATGTAAGCCTGCAACCCGAAATGAACCACCTTGTCAACACCAGGGATTCGGCTCTTGCGGTTGGTGTAATTCGAGTAGACCCGTGTGACGTTTCCGCTTAGCGCGTACTGTCGTCGGTGGTCCAGTTTGTATGCGTCCGTGTGGAATAACGGCGCAACCGGCGCATAGTCAACGCTCACTCTTCCCCCTCGGTAATCCATTGGCGCGCGATCTCGCACAATGCAATCCAGACCGCATCCTTAATGCGTTCCTCGTATCCCAGCGACGCGAAAGGCACCATGTCTGGATGGGTCTTAGCCTCTACGTCACGGACGGGGCCATACGTCCAGCCAAGCTCTTGGTAAGCGCGCCACCAGCTGTCGTGCGCGGCCTCCGGGTCAGTGAACCGGTCTGGACCCATCATCGTTGCGGTGATGTCTAAGAACTGGGCACGGAACTCCTCGTCACGCTGCACCCACGGTTCTGGGATGATCGGTGCATTGACTGCGGCTGCCTGCATGCGGGCACCCTCGTAGATGAAGATGGCTTGCCGTTCCAGCAGCGTATCCGCGACCGGCCACACGACCGGCGAATAGTCTCGCGTCATTTCACTAGTCCATTTCTCATAGCGTTGAACATGATTGGGAAAGTCGGAACAATCGAGAACGGCCTAACCGCACCCGAGTAGGCGCCAGGGTGTGAGTCCGTCGTGTAGATCCGGCCGTAGTGGTCGTGCAGCTGCCCAGCATTGCCGGAGAAGATGCCGTGCGTAACCCACAAGTCCAGCTGATCCTTTGGCAGGACCAACATTTGGGCTAGGCCAACGAAAGTGCCGCCACCGTCACAGATGTCATCGACAACCAGGTAGCGCCAATCCTGCGGTGTGGCATCGAGCATCCGCATCCCGGTTATCCGTCCGGTAGCGAAATCGCGTTCCTTCTCGGCCCGCACGACTAGGCAGCCCAAGTGCGCGGCGATAGCGTTAGCGCGTGGCAGTGCGCCCCTGTCTGGTGCAATCACCGCGTCATAGGTGCGGCCCATCAACGCCCGATCAATGAAAGCTGTCGAGTCGAGTTCGATGACGTTCCTATATGGCTTGACCCCAGCTACGGAGTGCGCATCGACCGCGATAATCGAATGAGCGCCTAACGAGTTGACCAACCATGCATACGCGGCTGCTCCCTTCGGCGTGCCCCGGTCTGCACGAGCTGCCGGAAGATACGGCAGCATCAGCACGAACTCGTCGCACCTATAGCACGCGTGCGCGGAAAGTAGAGCGGCCTTAACAAGGTCGTTAGGGTCAGCGCCGCGCACATCCGCAATCCAAGTCACCCGATTATTTGAGTAGGTGTGGATATTCCGCAGGTGCCATTCGCCGCCCGGAAACTGGAAAGGTTCGGCAACGTTATTGAAAGTCCCCTCGCCTGAGACGTATGCCTTAAAGCTAATTGTCACGTTCGTATTCCTCTTCACATTCAGCGAGCGACCCGTAATAAATGTCGTCGTCGCATTGATCGCAGATCCCGCGATTCGCGCGGTATGCGTACCTTTCGCAGCGTGGGCAGATCATGGCAGCGCCCCAATCTCGCCCTTAGCCCACTTCTCTAGGCGGGAGACACGCTCCTCTAAGTCCGGACCACCCGAAGATTTAAGGCCATACACCAGTTCCAGAATCGAATCAGCCGCAACCAGACACGAGGTTTCACTAGGGCTGTACTTGGTTCCCGGCGCTACCTCGGTACGCGCGTTAAACACCACAGCGGTGTGCTTATAGATGAGTGCCGAGATCAGGTCTCGGTCACTCGTCATCACATCCCGCGACTTCTCGCCACTCACCCGCCGCAAAAACATCCGTAGCACCTCCAGGGACTACACTCGGAACCCATTCATCAAGACACTTCACAAACACAGGGCACGACAAACAGACGTCTTCTAGCTCCGACAAATCGCTATCGGATAGCTGAGAATGTGCCTTAGTGAATCTGTCGTCCCCGTGGCATACAGCGGCAGATTGCCAATTCTCCGGGCTCTGCAACATGAGCCGGTAAAGATCCCTACTCATTGCGTTATGCGGGCGTAATTTCCCTCAAATTGCATAACGAGGTCTCCCAATTTTCCCTGCCTATTCTTACCAACGATCATCTGGACAAATCCGGGATCGTCTTCGTCCGTGTGCAGCAGGATCACGCAATCCGCATCCTGTTCAATCGCGCCCGACTCACGTAGATCCGCGATAGTCGGTGCGCGTGCCTTACCGTCTTTGACGGAGCCTCGATTCAACTGCGCGGCCACCACTACCGCCGCGTTCAACTCACGTGCCGCCATCTTGAGCGTCCGGCTAAAGTGCGCAACCTGCTCCTGCCGAGATACCCGCTTGTCGGATGGCTCGATCAACTGCAAGTAATCGACCACAAGCACATCGACCTTGCCCTTAGCGCGGCAATGCGCAACGATCTGCTCAACCGTGATCTGTTCGCGGTCAACGATTTGCAGCGGAAGCCCCTTGTTTTCCTCGGTGAACTTCGCAACCCGATCGGAAGCTTCTAGGTCCAACCGTCGTCGCGCCAGATCCGTTAAGTTCACGTCCGCGCCCTGCGCCAAGATCCGGGTCATAACCTCGTTAGCCGACATCTCAAGCGAGATCACCACCGACTGAAAATCGCGATAGGCCACGAACTGTGACAGCTGCGTAGTAGCAACGCTTTTGCCCACACCTGGTCTCGCCGCAACCACGTACACGCGGCCTCGCTGTAGACCGCCGTTCAAGCGGTCATTTAGCCCCGGCCACGGTGTAGGAATAGGCTTACCGGCCTCACCCTCATACCAGGCATTCCACGACGTGACGAGCTGATCGAAGTCCTGCGCGGACCTGTCAGACTGTTGCACTTCACGAAAGAACTTCTCCGCCTGCGCAACAGCTGCGTTCATATCCTCAACTGGCACATCGTTAGATGCCAAGTGCCTAAGCCTGACACCCAACTCCCCGAGCCTCCGGAGTCGGGCCTTACCGGCAACGATGTCCGCGTATTGAACGCCATACTCGGGTGTCGGCACAGTCGCAATCAGCGTATGAAGGTATGGTGCACCACCAATCCTGCGCAGCTCGCCAGCCTTATCTAGCTGCGCGGCAACGGTTACCGGATCAACATCAACGCCTGATAGCCAAGTTTCGATAATCGCCGCGAACACAATGCCATGCGCTGGCCGGTAGAAGTCGTCAGGCTTCAACACCTCCGATACCTCTGCCAGCGCCTTTTCGTTTAGCATCATCGCGCCCAACGCGGATTGTTCCGCTGCTAGATCCTTCGGAATACCGTCGTCGTCGGTCACTTAACCCTTTCTTTAACTTCGAGGAGCCAGTTCTTCTGGGCCTGCCGGATACACTCGCGGCGCGCATCCGCGTTAAGGCCGCTTGGTAGGTCCGGAATCGTGAATACGAACCCAAAAGGCTTGAGCGGGGTTACATCTCCGGTACGCCAGCAGTCCCTAAGCACGTTCAGCAGAGATTGCGTGTGCTTCTGGGCGTTCATCGCCTGCGAAACCAGGGACGGCAACAGGGCCGGTGATAGATCCTTCTCCGTCCACAGCACCAGGCCACGCTTTACGTGCTCCTGATCAACGCCTTCCGCGATAAGCTCGGCTGCTCGACGAGCTAGTTGCTTACGAATCGCGGACGGGTGAGCGATCGGCACCACCTCGCGCACGAGGGCACCGGCCACGGAGTCAGGCTCAACGTCTTCGTTCCAGTGTTCCCAGTCGTTAAACCGGTACCCCTGGCCGGTTTTGATCCAAAGCCGTTCGCGCACAAGTGCATCTATCTCTTCGCGCGCGCCTAGTTCCATAGCGACGGACTCTGCGACGTGCCCCGCTGTGCGGTCGTACCGGCAGCGGGAGTTGGCGCGAGCCCACAACCCGATTGCTGCGTTCCCCGCTGCTTTAGCTTTAGGGTGATCCCAGAACTCGCGGTGAATCCTGCCGTTATCGGTCATAGACCGCCGTCACCTCTCTCAGAACGGCACCTCTTGACTGACCAGACCTCCGGTCTTAGTTAGAAGCACCAAATCGGAACCCCGCCGCAATAGCGGCACCTCGCTTGGGTCTTGCCATGGCCGGACGTGGAATCCCTCAACGGCCGCATTATCTGGATTGTGTTCGATCCAGCCGTGGCAGCCCGTGGTGCCAGAGCCGCACACCGCGACTATGTTTTCTGGACTCCACGGGCCACCCTGACCGCGTTTCTTGCGGTGATGCATCGTCAGGTAGCCGGAGCGACAACAGCGCTCACAGAACCCTTCAGAGCGCTCTTGAACTATCTTCCGGCACTGTTTTTCGTTCAAGCCGTCTTGAACAGATCACCAAAGCCGGTCAGCTTCCCGACCAGGTACTTATAAGCCTCAGTCCCAAGGTGGGCCGTAAGCTTCTCGCAGGTGTCAACCAGCGCCTTTATAGCCTCAGGAGTGTAGTTCTCGGTGTACTTAGGCTCGGAAGCTTCCCGAGCTAGCAGGTTAAGAGCCGTCGTCACCACCAGAGCTTCCTTAGAGGTCAGCTCCAAGTTGAATTTAGTCACTATTGTCCTTTCATAGTTAGTACCGTCAACGTCCAGAAACGTTGTATTCCTGCATGATTAGCCGCGCCGACGTTTGCAAACCGGACAACTCGGACTCCAAATCCGATTTCTTGTCCTGGGCGTACTTCATCGTCACCTCGGCCGTGTCCATGTCTTCCCACAGCTGGGCATTCGCAGCTAGCGCCTTGTCCTCTCGGTCGGCGCGCGTCCCTTGCTCCGATTGACGGGCAACGGCTAAGGCAAGCTGATACTTGCGCTTAGCGGCTAGGTACTCGTCGCGTGCCTGCCGAACAACCTTGGTGCCCTTGGATATATACGACACCACGTCACGGATACGAGACTCAATCTCGACCGGATTGGTAGGTTCGGCCACTAGATCACCTGCACAGGCTGCTTATGCCACCAGCGCCGCAGCTGCCCCCAACTCAAGCAAGGGGCGCAGACAAGGAAGTGGTCAGTGATCCCGACTGCGTGCGTGGCCTTGCGGCCACGGCACGTCTCGCAGTCAGGCATCAGTGACGGTTTCCACCAGGTGTTACCCATCGAGAGTGACCACCCCAGCTACAAGTGCAGCGGTGAACGCCTTCACTACATCCGCTGGAGCGTCCCGCAGTTCCTTGCCCGGATTCTGCTTACCGAACTCCGCAGCAATAGCCGCGAGATCCCAACCATTCTCGGCTGCAACCGCTTTCAAGTCTTCACGCTCTTTGTCAGCTGCCGAAGGCGTCTTAGCTTTAGCTGCCGCCTTAGTGGCCGGCCGAGGTGAGGACGCCCGCTCATGCGACTCCGAATCAGGATCAGGATCACCAGTAGGAATCATCAACGCCTGCAACAAGAATGTGCGAAGCGCAACCGACTCGGCCTTAGTCATAGCCTTGTCGCCGGAGTCCGCAGCCTCGCCGTACGTGACGCCTCCGAAGTGATCACCCCGAGGCCCGAAGACGGTGAACTGCATCTTTGCGAGGCGGTTGACCATCTTGCCGCCCTTGGCGGTCTCGTATCGCTCCGCTTCATGCTCGATGGCGATAGGTACCACGGTCACCCCGTGCTTACGGAGCACCGGTCCCACCGCATCCATTACAGCGTCAATGCCACGGAAGTTGAAGCCCTGCTGCGCGTTCCGTGATTCTTTGCCGATAGATCTAACCTCATCCATGACCCGACCCCACGCCTCGTAGACGGTCGGGGTTGGGTCGTAGTAGGCCGGATCTTTTAGCTTGTTCTCCAGCTCATCCAGGCGCGAGATGATCGTCTCGTAAGTAACCTTGTCCTCTGCCGAATTCTCGGTCAAAATGTTCCTATTCTGTGGCGCTAATAGGCCACCGTTTATCGGCCCCGCTCACGGCGACACCCCAAGCGATCCCGGAATCCTGTAAGTATTGGACTTGTCGCAGCCAGTTGATTTCTGCCTGATCAAGCGCAAGCCCAAGATGGACTGAGATATGGCCGAAAGCGACAGAATTACGCTCGTTTCGCTCAAAGGTCGGTCCAATTAGATCGGCTTTCCATAACGCCTGCCCAATAAGGCAGCTTGGTTCCCCGTCAACAACGTACTTACAGAGACCTCCGTTTTGGTTATTCACAAAGTCCGGGCGGGCAGCAGCAGTCTCGCGGACGAGCCGAATTAGGTTTTCGCCGATCAACGACATTAGTCATCACCCTTCATAATCCAATACGTCACAGCCGCGCCCATAAGAATCGAGACGACCACTATTTCCCCAAGCAGACCCATCACTCCGTCGCCTTCATCTAAATCCTTGTCAGTTTCGGTAGCTTCCGAGCCTCACGGACCTGTACCGCTAACTTGGCGTACTCCCAACCCTTATTAAGGTCCAGCCAATACAAATTGCATCGCGCACGCGCTCCACGAATAGGGGTATGAATCAACAAGCCCTTACTCTGGTCGCACTTAATCGGCGTCCGCTTACCCGTTGTCTGGTCATATAAGACACTCCGCGACGCAATAGCCACTTGAATAGTGACCTTAAGCGGGAAATCAGGCTCACTAGAACCTGTCTTGTCGTCAGCTGCGTACACGATGCCCGTAGGTCGGTGCAGTAGATAGCGGTCCGGGTTACCGGCACTCCTCAACTCATCGTTAACGACGAAGGGCTCAATAAGCACCGGATCAAACTCTTCAATCGCCGCCTGGCGAGCCTCAATCCACGGCTCCAACTGGCGCGGCACATACTGCGGCTTGCGGCCATCGTCCAGCACCTCACAGAGCCCATGGAACGCCGTACCCAGCCCGCTCGCATCATCCGCTCCGCCCAACGCCTGAGCACTCGCCACAAGTTCTTTCAGCGGCTTCTTACCCTCGGGGACCGCCCAAGGATCTTTATGAGCGGACACCAGGTGCGCGGCCTGCGCGAACAACGCTTCGGACTTGACTACCCCAATAAGCGCCCGAGCAGCCAGCCAATCCGACAGGTTTCCCTTGTCGTCAAGCGTGCCAGCCAGCGTGGAGATACGGGTATAACCCTCCGCATTGATAGGAGTCTTCCCGCCGGCCTTAAACCGCAGCGGTTCCCCGTTCTGCGTGATGAACGGCCTGCCCCAACGGTCTCTAACAATGCTGTGGTCAGTCAAAATCCCCCACAGTCAACCTCAAAATCAAATGTATCCCCCTCTTAGATCATTCACCCCGACGGCGACCGCCTTAGACCAAGCATCGGCATTAACAATCGTCACGGCCGTTCCCTTTTCGAGGTATAGAATTCCGCCCTCCACACGCGCCGAATCGGCTATGTGTTTCTCGGAGTTTCCCTGGTAGTCAAATACTCGAACTTCCCCACTCACTTTGGCCCCTTAATTTCGAGCACCACGGGAAACATGCCCATGAAGCCGTTGCGATAGCCGCCAGTCTTAAGGTCGTAGGTCTTGCCCTGCTCAAGCTGTGCCCACAGATCCCACGAGTTGAACGAACCGGCCTCCCACGCGTCGTCCACAGAGAACGTCCCGCAGCTGGTAGAGACACGATTCTTGCGAGTTGTGGAAGTTTGGCCGTTAGAGCCCGACGTGTCATAGAGAGTGTCTTTAGCCAGCACCTTGCAGTCTCGGTGCCATTCCTGGTTGCTGGTCGCGCAAGCAGACATAGAGATGCCCAACGCGACGCTAATTGCAATGATTGCGGCTACGCGCCACATTAGGACTCCTAAAAAGGTGTGTAGATACGAGAAAACCCGGCCAGCACCCCCCAAGATGGCTGACCGGGTTAACCCGAGAATATAGTCAGGAGATCAATGAACAAGTCATCGAAATACGCGGCGTAACAGGACACCCTTAGATACAGTTACCATTTAACAGTTGCCTTAGATTGCTGCTAGTGTCCTCGACCGCAAGACTGGACCCGATTTCCTATATGCGAAGGTTTAATTGCTGCATGGGTCCACAAAGTTTAAGAACTGGGCGCACTCTATTTTTTCTTAAAATGAAAGTTGAGTGTGATTGCTGTTCGCGCCCACTAAATTCACCATACCGCGACTAGGGGAACACTACCAACCCATCAAATTACGATGGGTTGGTAGCGCGGCCCGTTCACGACATCCTGCACCAATTCAGCAGGCGACTTACCCTCGACCGCCATACCGAAGATCGACGGCGAGAACCCAGACACAAGCGATACGTTGCCGTCATGCGCCAGCGCGGGATAATTACTGTTCCGGGCATTCACATTCCAGAACACCACATGAGGCAACTCAAGACCCGCACGTACGAACTTGCCCTTAGCGCCTTCAAAGATCGAAGTACTCCGGCTGCCATACGACACCGCCTGGTTGAATTCCATGTCCGACACGATGTAGAGCGACTTCGGAACCTCCCCCGAACGAACCCCGGCCGCGAGGATGGTGTCAAACGCGGCCTCAAGGTTCGTAGAGCCGCCAAGCGGCGCATTCTCAATGCTTGCGAGCCGCTGACGCAAGGTTTCACCCTCGGCCTTGATCAGCTGTGGCGACGACGCGAAGGTCATAAAATAGCCGTTGTAGGCACCCTTATTGCGTTCCGCGAAATACAGTGCCAGTGACACCGAAACCGCCATCGCCAAGGCGTTGTTCTCCCATGTCATCGACCCCGAGACATCAGCCATGACCAGCGAGTCAGATCCCGTGGTGTAGTCCGGAAGGTTCGCCCACATCACATCGGCAGCTGGCTCACCCCGCGTCGCCATCCGGTACACCTCGTGCGGGTAGAGCGTTGACGTGTTGATCTTCGCTTCACCCTTAGTAACCGAATCCAAGTACGCCTGATACTCGGCAGGGGTGTGGCGGTGAAATGCCTTCACATGCGTACGGTGAGCCTGCGACGGCAGCTTGCCCCAGTCGATCTCATCCCAACGCTTAGCGGACATATCGTGCTCTAGCAGCTCGATACGAGACCGTAGCCGCGACAAAACCTTGCGATACTTCCTCTGATCCAGACCAATTGCTTTGCGCAGATTGATTGCCAACTCCGCGCGGCCCTTAGACGTATCGGATGGCAGCCACTTAGCAAGCAGAGACACCGACTCGCCACGGTTGAAATCGTGGGCATCCTTAACAAGCTGATCGCCAACCAGTTTCGCCATGGCACCCGTGACCTTTGACCCCTCATAGAAGATGTCATCCCAGCGGCCATACTCCGGAATGTGCTTGAGCACCTTATCCATCGGAGTAAAGCCGAGGTCAGCCAGCCGCTTAAGGCAGGCACGGAAGACCGCCCGCTCGCCCTGCCCGCCGCGAACATCGCGCAGATAGAACATGGTGCGGATCGCCGACTGAGGATCTTCCCGGTAAGCCTTCTCAAACAAGTCCGCGGCCTCATCCGGGCGATAGCGCATCGCACCAGCAGCCCCAAAGAAATCGACCACGGCGTCAAAGCTCGACGCGTTCGTAACCGCCCCGTTCTCAGTACGGGCCTGATTAAACTCCCGCCGAATCTCCTGCAAGAATGCGGTCACGGTCTAGCACCTCCCCAAAGTTCTCTTTGTAGTCCTTAGCCGACACGATGTGAACGTTCCCAGTGGACGGCACATACACAAGGTAGGTACCGGGGTAGACGACAGCGCCAGTGCCACGGAACCGAATACGCCGCAGCGTGCCATCCTCTTTGAACGTCACTGTGATCTGACCAAGTTTGGCCTTCTTCTCACATGACAGTGACAGCATGTAAGTAACTGCGCCAAGGTTCCTGCCGGTTACCTTGGTCGCCCACGCAACGTCCTTGGGCATCGGGATAGTTGGAACCAATCCCGGTGTCTTGGTTAGCTTTTTACTCATCTAATCGCTCCATTTGCAGGACAATCCACCCTTTTGGTAGTCCCGGTAGACAACGCACGTGCGTGGAACTCCGTCCACGTTGATATGCGCAACTGATAGATCGGGATCGGTGGTGTTCGCACGCTCGGCGCTGACATCACAACCGACTAGTAGGCCGGTGAGACCGGCAGCGATAACGCCACCGGCCACCAGCATCTTTGAAGACCTCACTACCGATTGCCACCCTGCGGCACAACGTAAGTCGGCTGGTACGGGTTACCGCCCTGCGCAATCAACTGCGCCTGTAGATACGACTCCACATCCGGGAAGCCCGCGATCTCGGCCTGCTTCTGCAACGCCTGCTGCTTAGCCACCTCAGTCTGCGACCACGCGGCCTTCACCTCAGCGTCAGCGGCAGCCCTCTTAGCGTTCGCCTCGGCCACGCTGGACTGCTCCTTATTGATCGCGGCCTTGAGATTGCCGTCAACGGGCTCTGGCTTGAGCACCGTCACCTGAAAGTTGGTGAAATACTCCTGCCCATCCGTACGGGCCTTAGACACCACCGGAAGCCGTTCCTTGAGCACGTTTTGGAACTCCACGCGCACCTTCTCGTCATTCCAAATCTGGCGCCACGTGTACTTCTGCGCCACCTGAGTAAGGGTCTGCTCAAGCGGCTGCCCCACAACGTAATTGACCAGCTGCACCCAGCCGTCAGACTGAGTGCCATCTTCGTTGAGCCACCCCTGATATTTGGTACCGAAATCCCGGTGGAACTGGGACAGCTTGTCGCAATCCGAGGTCAGATCCATTGTCACAACGACCGGGACCTTAAGCTCTGCCGGAGCCTCAGCACCCGACACCACCACGTAAGGCTGGTGCTCCGCGCCCTGCGTACCCGTTGCATCCCAGCTGATCTGGCGAGCAGGGTAACGGTAGATCTTGAAACCGCCAGGCGGATTAGCCTCGGATGTCTCCGGCTGCATGCATCCCACAATCTTGGGAGCCGTAGGCACGAAAGCGTAGTCATCGACCTTAACGGCGGTTTGGCCGGCCGGGATCTGCGTCGCACACGCAGACATCGTGAGCCCCGCCGCGACCGCCATACCGATTACAGCTGCCTTGCTGCGATTCATACTTTGGATTGCCTTTCTAGAAATTGATTGATTGTTGTTTCGATCTGTTGTTGACGCTTCTGGTCGTATTCGTCCTGCTCGCGGTCGAGCAGCCTGCGCGCATGCTCCCGGCGCTCCTTGCGAGACAGCCACACGACGGGATTGCTTAGCCCTTTGATTAAGCGGTCACGGTCGCGGAACCTCACCGTGGCGTAGATCGCATAGCCGACGAGCGCAATCAACGCCAGGATGACCACCAGCACAAGGATTCTCACCCCGAACTCACCACCCGGCCCAAGCCCTCAGGGCTAAGGAACATCGTGTTAGCCGCCAACGACGAACCGTCACGGTCTAAGCCGAACACCTTTGTGAATCCGCCATCGCGGTAGAACTGGTCCCGGTACTTAACGTGATAGTGGCCGTGAATCAGCACACTCGGTTGCGTCGCATCCACTACGTCACGCACAAGACGCCGGTGCTCCTCGGCCAACAGCAGATCGCCGGGAGTCCAAGCGCACGTTGGCGTGTGGTTGTCCCCGACACCCGGAATGCGGGCACCCTTAGGGGCATCGTGGGAAATGATCACGTCCACGCCGCCGGGCCTTGACGCGTACTCGACCTGCTCAGACGTAAGGAACTCCCCCGGCCACCAGTCGATGCCCTCACGTAACGCTGAGCGGTTGATGGAATGAGCGCCACCGAGGGACATGAACGTCATGCCCCACCAGGACCACCGGAAGCCGCGCGGAAGATGCCAAATCCGTTCGAAGTCACCGAACCCGTTGGGGCAAGCGGCATTCTCAGGCTTGTTCCACTCGTCAAGCTGCGAGTGGTCCTCATGGTTGCCATCCGAGAAGTACAGCCACATATCAAGCTCTGTAAGTCGCTGGTCTACCGCAGACAGGTACATATGGGTACGTTCAGATGGCGTCCAGAAACCGAAGTCACCAACATGAACAATCGTGTCTGCGCCATTGGCCTTAGCGTGGTCGATCGCCTTGCATGCCCAATACGGGTGTCCGTGCCAGTCCCCGGCAGTCATTACCTTCTTAGGATCATTCACAGTCCCGTTAACCTCGTCTTCAATCGTTTGCACCTATAACACTCACGTGATTGCTTACGAATGAGCGCAATGTCATATCGGCCCCTGCTGGTCGGGGACCAGAGGCCCCACTTGTGCCAGCCGAAGCGGCACCTCATACCCCTACGGCCTCAATTTGAGAATGGGTACGTGGCCCGCCCATGCCCTTACCGCAATCGGGCAGACGCCCAGTTTCGGACGCCCACTCATGCAAATGCAGCATGAACTCATCGCGGTACGAATGGCCGCACTTCAACGGGCATTCAAACATTGAATCTTCCTTTCCTTAGCGAAACCTATTTCCAAGGCTTACTGACTACGACCTTGCGGGTCCTGTTACTTGACACAGCCGCAACTACTGGATTCGAGTTGTCCCGGCCGTCCAGCACGACGCGAATACCTCGCCGTCTAGCCAAGGCAGCCAGCGCACGGGTGTAATCCATCGGCATTGGCTCCCGCTTGTCAGGCTGGGTGCACAATGCAGATGTCAGCCACGCGTCAAGCATCCGTTCCTGCTTTAAGGTCAGCTCACGAAGACCTGGGCCAGTCGGTTTACCAAGATTGATAGCCATTACTCACCTCTCGACAAAGCGGATTTGAACAAGAGTCGGCCGGGGAGCGTAGAACCCGATGGTGGAAGTAACCCCGACAGAAACTCCCCCACAAACAGGCGCTTTGACCACGAACTAGCGCTGTTTCCAAGTAGGTTCGCTCAACCCGGCCGACTAGCTGCGCGCCGGGAATCGAACCCGGAAACACCCCCCAGTCAGCGACCGCCAATCAAATTGGATAAGTCACAAAGGTGCGGCAGCCAAATACCTGCCTCGCGCATCCTCACTGTTGGAGCTAAGCCGTTCTACCTCCGCACCTCAGCCACGAAATGCGAGTCAAGGCATTGCGTCTGACGTGTAGATGCCGCCCATACCATCGGCTTTATGCTCCACAGTGAAAGCACACAATATTCATTCTGACCTCAACTTGACGGCGAAACGCACGTCCACCCGGACACGAAACACGGGAGCCCCGACAACGGAGATACTTCGTAATGGTCAACTGTAAAGTTTTTATCTTGGGTTGGTTGGTTGGTGCATCGGGTCAGAGTGGATAAATCCACTCGGTTAGGAGCAAGTTGACGCGTGCTACAAGGCGAATTAGATGAACTTTTGCGATCCTTTGCGCTCGTACAAGCCTGCCCCCAACCCCCATCCTCATACTTTCAATTATTCCCTATGTCGGGGAACAATCGAAAACTCGTGGGTTTCAATAACCTCGAAACCGATAGGTTCATCCGGATTCGGCCCTACCGGAATCAAACTTACTTCCGCAAGATTGTTGACGATTGCGTCCGCAATGGCCGCAAGTCGGTCAAACTTGAGACTCGGCAGCCATTCTTGAAGCTCAGAAGTGATCCGGTGAACCACATAGCCACGTTCTACCGGCTCACTAGCGATACCCGTAAGCTCCCGAATATCACTGATTACAGTAAGCGCCTCGGCTAGCCGCATTTCGGTTTCAATGTTTGCAAAGCCCATTTCACGAATCCTTATCTTCGTCCCACGGAATCGTCTCCGCGCACTTCTTGATCTCGTCCAACGGGACCAGAACCTTTCGCCCGTACTTCCGGACAAAGATCCGGCCAGCTCGTCGCAGCTCGTCAAACTCGGTGAGTCCGAGCCCAAGCATTTCGGCTGCCTGCATACGAGGCACTAGCACTGGCTCTGCGATGACTTTCTCTACTACCGCAGTCATCCCGCCCGCCTGACGGCTGCGATGCGTCCCGGAATCCGGCGCGGGTCAGTAATGAGGTTGTTGACCGGGACGTTGAACCGGTACGAAATCGCCGCCATCAGCCGGAGTGTCGGGCGACCCTGCCAGTTGTTTGAGAACGACCGGCGAACTGTCGTCGGCGCTTCGTAGATCTCACGGGCCAGATCTTCGCGTGTCTCAATCTTGTTTACGGCCATGAGGTTTCGGACGTATTCGTTGTCCCAGTGGATGCCTGGTGTGGTCTGTTGCACGCTATCGACACTAGCAAGGCACTTTCCAAAATTGCAAGCGTGTAACTAAATGTGGTTGCGGCATGCAGTGGTGGAAAGTGGATCACCGCAGGTGCAAGATAGTTGCTCACATCCGAAAGTGGCTGTACGGTTCTCGCATGCGCACTGACAGTCGAGGTAACGACATACAAGTTGCCCTGAGTGATGCCCTGGGGCGGGTTGTACAGAAGAACGAAATAACCGCCGCCCTCGGATTGCCCGCTGCCGCATACAGCCGCAAGCTTGCCGTCCGAGCCGACTTCCCCAACTTTGAGGAGCTGACAGCCATCGCAGGACACTTCGGATTAGTCCCCGCAGCACTCCACTACGACTTCGGACTCATTGACGACGAGGCCATAGATTTTTTGCGGGAGCACCGATCCGGCCACCCTACGATGACCACGAGACGAAAGGGGGTTACGAGAACTAGTACGCGAGATCGGCGGCTAGACACCGCAAAACGCAAGCCCCCGTTATAACCAGGGGCCAAACCAACCAACCAACCCACACACAGCGATCACTGGCGATAGCTACGGGAGCTACGGGCTAGGAGCGCTGCGCACAAGACCAGCCACGGGGGCCGCTCTTACATGTCCATTTCGTTGATACTCGTTACCCTTTTTTCGCTCTGCCTAAGCCTGTGGATTCGGCGTGCCACATGGAAGACCACCTACGAACGCGCCGCGACCATCAATCTCCTATTACAGGGCCTCGCGGTAATCCTCATGTCACCGTGGGCATCCCAACACCTCGGAATCTGGCTACAGGCCATCACGGGATGGGCCAACCTAGAGGACTACATAGCGCACGACGCCTACGTAGTGGCCGCTAGCGCAGTCGCCTACAACGCGTTAGGCCGAGTAGACGAAGGCCCGTATCTCGAACGATCCTTCAAGCTATACGTCGAAGTGCCAGCAACTTTGGCAATGCCGCTCATGCTGCTCACCTTCACCTTAAGCGACAGCACGGACCACTATGCCGATGACTTCTTTCAGCTCCCCGTTGACTTCTGGCTCGCCGCATACTGGGTGATCGCCTGCGTAACCCTCATTCACCTACTTGGGTACGGCTGCAAGATGCTCGTAATTCTCCGCGACGACCCCCGCTCGACCCTGGTGGCTGACGCCTATCTGATCTCGTGTCTATGCGGAATCATGGCAAGCCTTACGCGCGTGTTCGTTTCGCTTGTGCCCGGCATCCCGCCAGCTATCGGCAGCGCCGTCGTATGGCTGTTCGCGTGCGCCTGCGGGGTTGGCTTCGCAGTTACCGGCGCAGCGTCATGGATGGGAAAAGATAAGCAAGAGACCGAATACGTCGTAACTGACGACCAACCCCCCCGACGGCCAGAGCCCGTTTGACGGGCTTAGGGCACTAAGGCATCAAGCCCGGCAATTGCCTTACGGGAAAACTCCAAATCAACCTTCTGATAGTTCCGGGTAGTCAAGATGCTGGCATGGCCCAAGATCTGCTGAATGACCTTCACGTCAACGCCGTCCTCCATGAGCTGCGTAGCCGCCGTGTTCCGCGCCTCATGAAGAACCACCTCGCCGCGTTCTTTAGTGATCCCGCACGCCTTAACCAGGTCATTCCACGCGTGGTTATCGTCACGCTGAGAAATCGGCCGGCCGTCGTCGTGATGCCACAACAAGTTATGCGGATTGTCGCGCCCCTCCTGCTGCCGCTTGTACACCTTCAACGTCTCCACGAGCGCCGGGGTCATCGGCACAAACCGCTCGCTTTTAACAGACTTAGGTCGTGTCCAAACCAGGCTTCGGTGACATTCCCGATACTCGAAACCAGCTGGGAAGTCCCATTTAGCTTGCGGGCACCATGCCGGACCACCCATGTCACACGTCCCTCCGCAGCCATGAACCTTTGTGTGGCTCTGCAACTGCCAAGAAACATCCAACAACTCGTCATCCAAATAGACGCGATCCCATTCCATACCAAGGCATTCAGCCTGTCGCATGCCCGTTAGGAACGCGAACGCCCAACGTGAGGCTAGATACGGCCCAACAGTGCGTCCCTCGTCTAACGCAGCGGCCGTGGTTAGCATCAGCTTCGACGTTTCAGAGCTGTATGCCCCACGCTCCTTCGCTGTATATCCCGGCTTGTGTACAAGAGCTGCAACGTTCTTAGGGACAACCTCTTCCTTCATCGCAGCGTCGAGAACCTGATTCAGCAGAACGTACGCCTTCTGTGCACTCCGCTCAGAATGATCGCGATGATTGCATCTGATCATCTTGCGCACTTGATCAGCGGTCAGCTTGTCGAGCCGATGCGTGCCGATGTAGGGGTTGATGTAGTTCCTGATCGTGGATCGGTAGCCGCGCATCGTCTTCGGCTTCACCTCATCTTTGTAGATCTCGTCGGTCCACTTCCGCAGCCAGCTAGCAACTGTGTGCCGATCTCCCGTTGGTGGAGCCAGTTTTCCGTTCGCCTGGTCCACCAGGAGGTCTCGTAGCTTCTGCTTGGCAAGGGTCTCCGTCTTGGCAGCGCGCCGGATTTGACGCCGTTTTCCGTTGGCGTCTGTGACATACACGTAGGCGACGTGATACCCCTTCCCGTCGATGTAAAGGCCACCGTCACCCTTGTCGCGTCTCTTATTTTTCTTGCCGCCCTCAGCCATCGTTAGCTAGTCCCTCCCTGGGATAGGTCTCATCAATCGGTATCATCTATCCAGCACGCACGCTAGAGCCCGCCGACGCAGAAATATGCCCCCACCTGCACTGTTGACCTCACACTATCAGGTGAGCTAGCTAGGTTTCATGCGGACTTTTAATCCGCAGGTCCCAGGTTCGAGCCCTGGTGGGGGCACCAGCAGCACCGCCGTCGTCACCGCCGTCAGGCAGTGAGCGGTAACCGGTGAGGGTGTAGTTGGCATCAAGACCGAGCTTGTCGCAGATGTCGTCTACCTCCTCCACCTTCCATCGGACGCCACCGAGGGTTCGGCGTGACAGCCAAGGTTGGCTTACACCAAGCTCTTTGGCCGCCCTGTTCACCGATAGACCCAACGCAACCAGCTCTTGCTTCAGTCGGATCGAAATAGCGCCGCGACGTACTGCACGGCGACGACACGCTCGTGAGCCACGTCGAACCGTTCCCGCGCGACAAGGACACCACCCCGACCGCGAGGGACCACCGGGACAGGCACCAGGGGGCACTGTGGCATGCCCTGGCACTCGGCCGGGTCAACGGACGCGCCAGCGACGAGCTCGACCGAATCCGCAACGCGCTGTCGACGACCATCCGCGACATGTGCGAGACGCGCGGGCTGGAGGTGCCCGAGTTCCGCACGAGTCCAAGGCCTCTGCCGATGGTCGTCGAATCGGATGCACGGCGACCGGCAGATCGGTTCAGCCTCGATTCGGCACCGCCGGCCCGGGCGGGCTCGTGTCGACGATGCTTCGTCACGTTGCCCACCTCGGCGGCCGGACCGCTGTGCGACGACTGCGACGGCGCCCCGGAGACGCGCGCACTCGACCAGTTTTCCGCGGAAAACTGGCGCGTCATCTACGCAGGAAGGCGCGGCGACGAGACGCATTCGATCGCGACGACGGCGCGCATGGCCAAGTGGCTGCACCGGCACGCGGCCAATATCGCGTTGCAGGAGAACGGCGCCGAGATCTGCGACGAGATCGAGCAGGTGTACCGGTCAATTACACGCGTGGTGAACCGCCCACCCGAGCCCATGATCATCGGACCATGCATCACCGACCCGGCACCCGACGAGGTGCTTGCCGAGCGGGGCCGCAAGGGCGACAACTCAACCCGGTGCGGATACGCACTCATGGCACCGAGCCACAGCGGCTCAATCGTGTGCCCCCAGTGCGACACCGCGCATTCGGTGGCCGACGTGCTGGCACGCAACCTTAGCGAGCTCGACGACCGCAACGCGACCGTGCGCGAACTCGTCGACGTGATACTCCCCCGCCTTGATGAGCACGTGCCGCAGTCGACCATCGAGCGGTGGATCAGACGCGGGCGGGTGCCGGTGCGCGGCCGGGACGCCCAGGGGCACCAGATGGTTCGCATTGGCGATGTGCGCACGGTGCGGGCGGAGCGGCCACGGAACGCGAGGGGCCTCACATAAAGGTGTTCAAGGCGTGGTCGACGCCTAGCCAACTGGAACCGGTTCCTGCGGCGTAGTTTTCATCGGCCAGCGCTTGGGCCGGAAGACGCCTAGCATTGGCGGGGTAGGCGGATTGGTGTTGTCTTGCGCCTGCTTGATGAAACCAGTGGAGATCGCCAAGTAGTTTGCGCGGCTGTCGAGGTCTTCCCAATCGGCCCCGTTTGCCCTTGAGATTCGCTCTGCGAAGACCCACACCAGTTTCGATACGGGCGAACCGGAAATAGCGATGGGATAGTGGTGCTCGATAATGGCCTGATCAGATTCGGGCACTTCCACATCATCGGCCGAATCAACGATGGGGTCAACGTTGTCCGGGTGGTGTGATCTGCTCATCTCACATACGGCGTACTTCGGCTCGGGGGTGAGGGGATACCACCCGTCATCCATGTAAGCCCGGATATCGGCCTGCCCGTGCTCATCGGCTACCAGATACCAATGTCCTGCCTGTAGCCTGCGCTCGCGTTCCATTGTGCCGCCTTCCATTTCAGATCCCCCACGAACCATATTTGCCGTGATACTTACACTGGCGCCGTCAGGCCGTATGCATATTTAGGGGAAATTCAGAATTGGCATTGAAGCCGACTAGGTGCGTGGGAGCGTGCCGCACCAGGTGATCATCGCCAGCGACAGATAAGACACGGTGCCGATCACCCGCGGTGATGTCAGTTGCGTGCAAAGCCACGCCAGCACGGGGCGTAGCCCTCTAAATATAGATTTTCGACGTTCTCGACCCACCACGTAGAGATCCAAACAAAGTGCTAGGACCATTCCCACTAACGCCAGCATGGTCATGAACTTCAATGGCTCACCCACGATCTGGCCTAGAAGATGATTCATCTCATCGTGCGTGACGCCCTTCTCAGGCGAAGGCATCATGGCGCCAGCTAGGGCTCCCCAGAAGGCAGCGAGTCCGAAGGTCGTGGCGCCGACCAAGAATTTCGCAATCTGCTTCACCCGCACCGTAAGTCGATTGTCGGGTATCAGTGGTCGAGGCGGGCAGTTCCATAGAACGACAGCCGCGAGCAGGATGATCGCCGCGTTTATGCCGGTTATCGCCGCAGTCCACCAGAACAGATCAGGGTGGACTTGTTTGAAACGAATGATGCGCGGAACGTAGTCCAGATTCGCCAAGGCAAACAGCAGGATTAACCCGCCAATTCCTGTAAGCATCCGTATGCCAGCCTTGGCTGCCCTTTCATCTTCGGTTTCATTCGAAATCGAAGTCATTTCCGCACCCCTAACTTCAACCATCACGTGAACGTAGCAAATGTGTCAGACCCTCGGCGTAGAACCAGAACATGGCACGCCCACCACGCGACAAGTTCCCTAACGCGTACGTCGGCGACCTCGTGCCCAACGGCAATCAGGAGTCTCGGTACTTGTATCGCAGCGCACGCACCGCGCTGTGGGTTCGTCCCAAGCGCTGGGCGGCCTCAATCACGGTCAGGTTGCGATCTAGCGCGATCTCGATATCGCTGTCGGTCCAGGGCGCCTTGTAGTTGACCGCCGTGTGCCGGGTGGCCTCTTGGCGTCGCTCCCGCTCTGCTTCGGCCGCGTCCCGGCACCGCGGACATAGGCATCCGTATCGGCTCACGCCCGTGTTGGTTCCGTGCAGATGTTCAGGGACCTTGCCCTGCAGGCGCCCCAGCCACCGCGCACGAGCCACAGTGACCGAATTGATCGAAGGCGGCAATCTCCGTAGGTGTGCGGGACTCATCGGCCAGGACAGCGATCTCATCCTCGGTCCAGAGGCGCTGCCGTATCGGCTCCGCGCGCGACTCGCGCGCCGGGATCAAACCCGAGGCCTTTTGGCGCTGCAGGTCTCGAATGTGCTTGATCGCCCTGAAGGAACGCCCCAACCGGCGGGCCGCTTCAGTGCGGGAAATCGACCGATCCAGTGCGATCGCGATCTCCTGTGGTGTCCATGACCCATAGCAGGCGATGTCGGTCTCGGCTACCTGCTCTAGCTCGGCAGCGCGACCACGTTTCTGGGCGAGCAGTTGCTCAATATCGCGTCCCCGGTACCGCTTTCGAGCCTTCTCCACCTGTAGCCGGGTGCGGCCCAACCTCGCGCCAGCCTCGGCGCACGATAGTGACCGGTCCAGCGCCACTGCCAGCTCGTCAGCGGTCCACCGCCGCTGAGCTACACCATCAGCCACACATGACAGGCTACTTCTGGGTCTCCGTACATACCGTGAACCGGCGCACCGGATGTGCAAACCCGCCGAAAAGACAGCGGCTGGTATCAATCGTATTGAATAAGATCGTTATTGGCCGTTCTCGGTTCGGCAGATTTTTGTCATCACATTCGGCCCGGACAACCTTGTCCGGCGCGACGCTGATGCAGCCCTCACTCGTCCATGCGTAGTCCATGCAGGCAGTCCATTCGCCCTGCGGACTGCCCAAGTAGAATCGTCGGTCTGCGTCGTTGACGCATTGGTCAGGGAAGCCGACTCTCTGGATGACACGGTAGTTCGCATCTTGGGAGTCACAGTCCACTTTGTTTAGCGTGACGCTGCCGGGTTTTCCCTTGAGGTAGACGCAGGCTCCGATAGGCGCCTCTTCGCTTCCCTGCTGCGTCATTTCCGCCTCAGCAGGTATTTGTCCCGGGATCTTTGCGAAATCCACCGGACCTGACGCTACGGAGGTACGGACTGTCGTGGCGCCCGTCCCTGATGGCTCCGTGCTTGAGCATCCCGCTACTGAGAGTACGACCATCCCAGCGATCAAAGATCCGGTCTTGGCAAACATTCTCAGCGTTCCATCTTTCTCTCGATCGACACGGCCGCGATCACCGTGACCACAAAGATAACGATTTCGCCTATAACCACACCTTTGAGGCCTAATAGCGGATAGGTGAGCCACCACGCAGCGGCAATTGCACTATTCAAAAGAGTGAGGCGCTTGAGGGCGGTTTTCTTCTCCATCTGACGCACTCTATTACTCGTCGGTCTTCCCAGTGCAGATCATCCAACGGTCACCGTCCTTAATAAAAACCTGCTTCTGCGGAAAGGCGCCGGTACCGCCGTTTTTCTCATCATTGGCGTAGCGAATTTGAACCAGCGCAGTGGCCTTGGTTGACGATTCCAGGTGAACATCGGTGATGGAGTCGAGGGCCATCGCCCCATCCTGAACAAGAGCATCCTTCAAATCTCGGTCGGGCGATCTTGTTTTTGCTACACGCGAATCCCTCAGGCTTGGGCACATCGAACCTAGATACCGCTGAACGTCCCCGCTGTTATAGGCCTCAACATACCCCCGGACGGCCTTCTCTACCGCAGGGACTTCCCCCGCACCCTCTTCGGGGGCGGAGCATCCCACCAGCACGGCCACGGCACCAAACGCGACGGCATATCTCCTCATAAGCTGCTTGCTCATACACAGAACCCCGAATGATCAGCGTAATACCCGGCAGGGATACCCGCACGCACGCGCAGGCAACCAGTGCCGTCGCCCGCACGGTTGATGGCATTGATAAGAAAAGCCCAGCTGGCGGTATTCGCCAATCCGCATGCGCCACCCACATACGCGTTAGTTTTAGCGCCGACGACAGTGCACAGGATATAGCCGCTTACCGCCGGAGCAAGAGCAGTAAGTGCTGCGTTGTCCTTAAGCCACTTCGTTACGTTCTTGTGGAAATAGACCGAGCATGAGGTGATACCGCAGTCCGCCGTCGAGTTCTCCGAGAGCCACTTCTTCAACGGCTCCAAAGCACTGTCAATGGCCTCTTCTTTGGCTTCATCCATCTTCTCGTCGACGTACTTTTTGAGCACATCCCGCCACAACTGATCCAGCGGATTGTCCCCATCAGTGAATTGCTTAAGAACCGGTGGGTTACAGTCCGGGCAAATCGGAATACTCGGGTCCCGACCAGGCTCGAGGCGCGCATTCACCAAGGCGCCCCCTGCCGCACCGATCAGCGAGACCGGCACACTTCCCGACTGCAGCACATCAGACGCCAGACTGCACCTCTCGGAGAAATCCCGAATTCGATCACTATCGCGCTCCTGCCCCGGCTGCTGCTGTTGTGTCGGGGCTTGACTCGGCTGCTGCTGACCCTGCTGAGGCTGGTTGCCTTGCTGAGGCGCTTGAGCGTCCGGGTTGGGCTTACCGGGGCCTTGGGTGAACCCGGGATTCGTTTGATAGTCAGGAATCTGATTCCCATGAGCGGGCTGATCCCAGCCCTGCTGAGGCTGTTGCGCGCTTTGCTCACCCGGCGCCTGTTGCGGGGCACCTTGAACCCCGCTGTTATAGATGCTGATTCCGCCATTCTGATCTAGCGGCGGCAAGTTGTTTCCACCCTGATAGTCGGGCATCTGCTGAGGCGCAGAAGGTGGCTGAAACTGACTTCCATTCATTCCTCCGGGCCCGCTGCCAGGCCCGCCTGTTGGGCCGCCAGTGGGATCAGCTGCCACGGTCGCGACCGCCGAAAAGCCGCTACCAGCGACGGTGTGGCCGTCGATAACCTTCGCTCCACCGACAGCCAAAGCGACAATTGCCACCAGCGCCGAGGCTCGCCGCAAACCCGCTGGCATCGTCCAACGCTCCTTCATGACCATGAATACAACCGCCCCTTTCAGCCGACGCTGAACGCGCCCCTGGGCAGATCATTACACACATATGGTTGCCATGTCGAGAAAACCCCAGCTAAAGAGTTAGCCACTTCAGCACGGGCTTGCATCTCCGCTGGTAGACACAGCATGAAGACCCTCGCGCGGTACCGCGATCTTGGAGCAACATCGACCATGGGACGCCACGTCTCGCTCGGCGGGTCGGACCGTGTTCGCCAGATCTTCATCTTCTGCCCGCGATCTAGCCGTCATGTCGGACTCTCGGCGTAGAACTCGCCCATGGACGCCCGGAAGGCCATTCGTGAGGTCATCGAGAGCATCGGCGCCGAAGGTCAGACCGAGACCATCGTGTACACGCAGGCGCAGGTCGCCGACATCGTCGCCTCGATACTGCCCGACGCCCTCAAGTCCAGGGGCCACGTGGTCATCGCACTACCCGAGGTCGAGACCTACGAGTCCGGCCGGCAATATGTCCGAGTACCGATCACCGCACAACCATGGTCTGACGGCGCCGTTCGCATCAGCCCGCACGGCGACCAGGTGGCCATTCGCAACGTGCCCGACAAGCTGCCCGTGCAGGACGCGCCAGCGCTGGCCTCAGCACTCATGGCCGCGCACACCCTGTGGCGTCGCGACACGCGAAAGCGCCGATATCGCAGGCCTGACCTGCACGTATGGCAAAATGAGTCCCAACATGTCGGTGGGACAACTATATCCACCGCATGAAAACCCCAGCCTAGCTGGGGTTTTCGTCGTTTCGAGGCTCTGGCGGTCAGCTACCGCCGTCGCACCCACCACCGCCGTCACTAAATCCGCCGCTGTCGCAGTACCCGCCGCCACTGCCTCCGCCGAATCCGCCGAAGAAGCCAAAGGTTCCCGTGTCGGCCCCGGCTCCCGGGCTATACCCAGGCGCACCGTCCGAAACGCGACGACCGCCATGATCTGGCCCCCGAGGGCTCGCTTTGCGGACTAACTGCCAGCAGAGGTACCCGAGTAACACCGCAAACGGCGTCAGCGCGATCAGCCCAATGCTCACTGCAACCACTCCTTGCATCTGGCAGCCACTTTGCTGACGTTCTTCTCATTATGGACTGGCCAGAATCTCAACGCCGGGCAGTAGGTCACCAGCTCAAGACGCCGCTGGGCGGGCAATCTCTTGACCTGGACAACTATGTCCACCGTATGAAAACCCCGGTCTAGCTGGGGTTTTCGTCACTACTCCTGGGCTTCGGCCCTATGGTTCCGACTTCAATGAGTATCTCGCCTGCCTTGTTGAGGACCCTGAACTCGTCGAATCGCGGTAGGCACACAACGATGCCGCGATCAGAGTAAGCGATTACCTCCGGTACACCATCTCGAGTGATCATCGGCCTACCAGGTAACACGTACTCGATGAGCGCATCGTCGCCGCTAGGAAGCTGAACATGGTCACCTATCGGTTCTATCGCTAGTTCCCAGCTGGATTCGGATTGACTCTTCACGCGAATCCGCCCAGTAGGTTTGCCATCAAAGATTCCTGTGGCGTCCCCGGCCTCCGACTCGGATCCCAGGGCGGCATTTGAAACGTCACGGCGCCGACGATCTAGCACCCAGCGCCCGACGCCGCGGGCCGATTGCCAACCGAGATAGCCAAACACCACCACAACCGGCGTCAGTGCCATCAGCCCAACGCTCACTGCAACCCCTCCCTTGCACATGACCACTACTTTGCTGACTTTCTTCTCACTATGCACTGGCCAGTTCATTTACGCCAGGCCGCCAGTCGCCAGAGCGACCCCGCCATAACGCTGGCAGCCTCCAAAGGAGGGCACACGCGCTGTGAACCAATCCCTAGTCGACCTGCTCACTCGCACGTTCGCTTCGGGAGCCCTTCAACATCCCGGCAACGCAAACAGTCCCGCACGAGTGATTCCGATTCCCGGCTTCCGGGCGACCGGTATGCCTGAAGACCAAGCGCAGGAAATGATCGGCCAGGCCGCCAAGCTCTGGGCCGAGGCCATCGAGTCGGTCATCGATGGCGAATTCGACGTACTCACCAAAGCCGATGCGGCACAGCTGCGCCAGGACGCCGCAGAAGCGCCGGACGGCACCCGAATCGTCACGCTGTACGACCGCACCGACCACCAGCGCGCCACGCCCTTGTTGGTGCTGACGGTCGGCAAGACCGACGACGTGACGATCGATGCCCGTCAACTACGAAAGTTCCTAGCCCAATGAGCAATATCAAGATCACCGTCGACGGCAAGGTCCTCATGGACACCGACCCAGGTAAGTGGCGTTCCACGCCGCCGGATATCCCCGACCTTAAGCGCCAATCCGGCGGGCAGGATTGGGGTCTGGCCGTGATAGTCACTCTCGCACAGGCGGGCACGCTGGCCGAGCTGGGCCAGCCCACTGGGAACACCACGATGACCATCACTACCCGCGCCAACGGCTGGACGCTGGATGTGGAGCAGGACGGCAGCGAGCCATCCGTCGCACCCGGGAAGGGTCGTGCCTGCGCCCACTGCACCGCCAGCGCACGCCGAGGCCGATACAAGCGCTGGGCGCCAAGGATTTTCGTCGGATGTGGTGATCATGGAACCCTATGTCGCCGAGGCCCGACCATAAGGCCAGCACCACCGATCGCGGTCTGGGCTGGAAACTACGGACTCTTATGCCGCCTTCCGCTCAGGCTCGACTGGGGCCTGAGCGGCTGGCAGCTGGCGAATCTGCGGATCTTTTGCGCAATCCTGCGGACTTTTAATCCGCAGGTCCCAGGTTCGAGCCCTGGTGGGGCACCAGATCATCCGTTGCAATCAGCGGGAGCAGGAGCCTTACCAGGCCGTCGACCGGCTCATACCGTTCGGCCAATGACTTCCACGGCCGAGAACACCACCGGGACGCACCCGCCCCAATCCCGTCCCGTGACGTTCCGGCAGGCGTTCTTCGTCGCGTTGACCGCAGGCCTCGGGTACGGGTTCGACTCCTACGCGGTGAACATCTACGGCCTAGTGCTACCGGAGATCAAGGACACACTGCACATCACCGAGGCGCAGGCCGGGTACATCGGCTCGATCTTCCTGCTCGGGTACACCATCGGCACCGTCGGATTCGGCCTCGCCGCCGATCGCTGGGGCCGGAAGACCACCCTCGGGGCCTCGATCCTGCTGTATGGCATAACCACCGCCCTGGCCGGCCTGACCACCAATGTGGCCGCGTTCACCGGGTTGCGCTTTTTGACGGGTGTGGGCGGTGCCGGCGAGCTCGCGGTCGGCGCGCCCTACACCGCCGAGGTGTGGCCGGCCAAGACACGGGCCATCGGCGTTGGTGGCGTGATCTTTTCGCTCTTCTCACTCGGTTACGTCCTGGCCGCCGGGGTCGCACTCGTATTGGTCCCGCGGTTTGGCTGGCAGGCGGCATTCATCGTCGCGATCATCCCCGCGGTGGTGCTTTTCCTTGCCCGCCAAGGCATCAAGGAATCGCACCGCTACACCCAAACCAAGGCGCGCGTCCAAGGCCGTGCCACCAGGCCGAAGCTGTGGCATGTTCCCGGAGTACGGCGGCGCCTCGTCGTCGGCTGGCTCGTCTACACCGCCAATGCGGTCGGCTACTGGGGCATGACCCTGTTCTTGACCACCTACATCGTCAAGAAGTTTCATGCCACCTCCATTGACGCGATCCGTTACGCCCTCGCCTTCTTCCTGCTACAGGCTGTGTTCGTCTTCATCGGCACCGCACTGGCCGACCGGATCGGGCGGCGACCCTCGGCCGTCCTCGGCGCCCTGATCGAAATCGCCTCCACCGCATTGGGAGCCACTTCGGACACCCTGCCGGAGTACCTGGTGTTCGGCGCCATCTCCATCGCCACCTTGGGCTGGCTGTGGGGAGTCGGTGACACCTACGTCGCCGAACTCTTCCCCACCGTGCTACGCGGCACCGGGTTCGGCATCGCCGTCGGCGGCGGCCGCGTCGTCTCCATCGCGGCGCCGGCCCTGGTGGGCTGGGCCATCACGCATTACGGAATCCAAACGCCCTACCTGGCTCTCAGCGGCCTGTGGATACTGACGATCATCGGATACCTGCTTGGACCGGAAACCAAGGGTAAAGAGCTGGAAGACCTTGCCGACGAGGCGCTTACCGAGGATCTGCCGGGCTGA